AATCTAATACTAATTCTTTATCTACTGATTGTGGGTCCATTAAACTGTTAAAAAATACTGTTACTTTTGGTCCTTTCACATAACTAATATCACCTGTTTCTAATATCTTTAATGCTTTATCTATATTTCTACCATAAGCATTAATTTTAATATCAAGTAATGGGTCATTAAATTTTTGTATTACTTTTTCAGCAGCATATAAATTACCTAACCATTTATTACCGGGAGATAATACAGCAACAACTGCTGCTGCTATTCTAAAATCTATATTAAATTTATTTGATAATGTATTTACATCTTTATTTGCATGATTATACCATTTGCCCCAATAATCTTTTTCTTCATCATCTGCCTCATTATATACTGCAATAATATTATCAACACCTTTTCCTTCATCAGTTGAAATACCTAAGTCTAAAGTTGTTTTAGGTTTAGGTCTTTTAGGTTCTAATAAATACTCATCTTCATTTAATGATTCTTGATACTTATCAATCCATGCTTGTAATTCATGAACATCAGGTGCATAATCTTTACCCTTTCTTCTTGTAATTGCATCATGCGCTTTTTTAATTAATTCTTTAGGATAGTTGTCTAATAAATATTCATCTTCATTTAATTCTTTCCCAAAATCCTCTATATCTTTTTTTGATTTAATAGTTTGCACATTATAACCAAATTTATTTAAGGCTTTATCTCTTAATATTTTATAATCTGAATATTTCATCAAATAAGAATCATCGGGTACAACACAATCATTAGTTTTACAAGCACTTTCAATATATTTTATTAAATCAGAATAAATCAATTTAAATTGCTCTTGGTAAGGAATTTTTTTAACTCCACTAACATAGCTATCCTTTTTTAAATTACTGTATGAAAAATCAATTTTATATGGCTGACCTTCTGAATCAAGATAAAAATATTTTCTTGTTATACCATGTCTATATTGGAAAACTTCTAAATTATTAAAATCTTCTATTATATATGATGCATAAAACATATAACCATCAGCAGCCTGTTTATATTTTTCCCCAAATATACTTTTCAAAAATTCATATAATGGTTGCCATATAGGTTTATCACCTTTAACAATATCATTTGTTATTAACATACCATTGAAATATTTATCATCACTATTTTCACTTTCCTCTTCATTTAATCCTTTCCAAATTTTACCTTGTCTGCATTTCACAACAGCACCAGAAGCATAAGCACTAGGCCATACATCATATTTTCTTTTAGCAATCCTAGTACATCTATCACCTTTACTTTTTTTACGAAGTTTTGTTCTTGCTTTCTTTGCTTCTTCTAATTCACCTTTGGTGATTTCTTCCATAAAGTTTGCATCTTCAGCATCCTCTTTTAATTTCTTTGGATTGTTCATCCAATTTTGAATTAAATCTTTTTTACTTACTTCCATTTCTTCTAATTGTGTTTGTTTTTCTATACTAACCGCATTTTCATCAAATACGACATAATTAAATCCTCTTGCAGTATCACTTGTTGCACCTCTTGCTATACTTTCAGCAGGATATTTAATACCATCTATACCTGCACGAAGTAAAAATAATGATGCTTCTTTATCAGAATTTAATATTTTAGAAATATTTTTATATACATTTTCTCCAGTTTGATTTCTTCTATTAAAATCTTTAGCAATCATTTCAAGCATTATATTACCAATTAATTTTGCTTGGTTAGCTATTTTATCAAAAATATTATCACTTACTTGTCTATCCCACTCTAACCAAGTATATTGTTCAGGTGTTTTGCCTTTGTGAAGACTTACTTTATAAAGATTGCGTTTTATATCTATTTTAATTTTTGGGTTCTTTTCTAAAAATGCGATAGCTTTTTTTCGTTTTTTTGTTGTTACATTTTCAGGAAACCCTTCTTCTGCTTTTTGAATCTCTTTCAATTCGGTTAAAACAGCATTTACATCTCCATTTGCTTTCAATAAAAAATTTTGGTAATAAAATAATGGATGATTAGGAGAATCTATTTGTCTTTTGTTTACATAAACTTTTGCATCTATTTCACCAAGTTTTTGTGCATAATCTCTTGCAATACTTTCCAAATCTGTAAAATACAATCCCCATCCAAAAGCCTGTGCGCCTTCACCTGTACCCATATGTTGAGTTGAAAATTTATCAAATGAATGTGGTGAACCATGATAAGCAGTAACTTCTTCATCTTGAAGTTCCATCCCTTCTTTAATTAAAGAATTACCAACAAATTTTTTGAATCCTTCTATATCTTGTTTAGAACCTAAGATATGTATATTATTTGAATCATATACGACATATTGTAAAGGTGTAGAATGTTCATAATAATCAATTACACCATCATTATATAATTCTACATAAGCAGTAACACCATAGTTTTTATTTTTTCTAATAAAATCTTGAAAATCTTTTGAATCTCTATCTTTAGGGTCTATAAATGGATTATTAATATTTAATTTTACTGCAAGTATATTATTAGTTGGGTTTTTTAGTGCATTTGCATTCCAAACATTTTCAACCTTTTCTAAAGGTGCAAAATAAAAAGCTTTACCATAATCACCGAAATCTTTTGCGAAAGATAAATCAAACTTTTCAAAAGGAACTTTAGATTTTGTTCTATGAAAAACGATATCTTTAACTTTACTAGTAGGAAATATAGTATCAAGATATTGTGAATATTCTTCTTTTGTTCCTATTTTTGCTAATTCAAGATTAGATTTAAAAACAAAATCAACATCAGTTGGGGTATAGTTTTCTTGTAATTGTGTTTGTTTATTTCTATTAACAAAGTTTTTGAATCCTTCTATGTCTTTTTCAGAACCCAATCTTAAATAATTTTTTGAATCAAAAACAACCATTTGATATATTTTATTATTTCTTGTTGGTTCAATAATACCATCATGCCTAGTTTTTATATAATTTTCAAATTCACCAATATCCATATTATCAATTTCTTCTGCTGATGGGTTATTAAGTGATAATTTAAAATCATTAATAAGTTTATCTCTATTATCTGGTATATAATCTGGTGGTATTTCATAAAGTGACTCATAATCGTTATGGTCCTGCCTTTCTAGAAAATAATTTGAACTAATATAAGGATTAGTAATATTAACTTTAAAATATAAAGGCTCCCCCATAATGTTTCTAGTCCATAATTTTTTACTAGTAGTTAAATATAGATATCTACCAAGGTCAGAACCATTTCCTTTTCTTTTAGATATATCATAAATATCAAAAACATCTTGACTTAAATGTATATAAATATCTTTATATTTGCTACTTGGGAATACGGTTTTTAAATACTTACTATATTCTTGTTGTGTACCAATAAGTTCTAATTTTGAATTTTGTTTAAAAATTTGATTAATTATATTGTTTTCATATTCTTCTTTAATTAAAGATTTCTTTTTGATTTCTATATTTTCCTTAATTAAAATATTTAAATCACTTCTACCTTTAAGAACTCTATGATATGTTTCTTTGGGAATGAATAGTTCAGTTCCTTTTTTTAATCTGATAGGTAATTCATTATCCATTTGAAATCCCCAATCGGATTCATTTAATACTTTAACATATCTATCTTCTTTATCCCTATGCCAAGCTAAAGATTGAGGGTCAGTATTACTATCAAATTTCCTTATAAAAGTATTTTCTTTTAAGTTTTTTTGTGTAAATGGTAAGTTATTTGATTTCATATTTATTTTTTTCTAAATTCTTTTTTTAATCTTCCCTCAACATAATTTTTAGGTATTATATCTGTTGTTTTAAAATATTTTTCTTTACCTTCTTCTATTGAATGATACCATTTCATTCCTAACACATTTACTTTACCTAATGCACCTATTTTAACCCTACCTAACTTCCATCCATCAGGTATATCACCTAATATCATTTTTGATTCGTTTGTTAAAATATTTGTAATCCATTTTTTATTATAATTATGATTTAATTCACCATCTTGTTTCCTATTAATTTTTTCACCATTTAAATCTCTTAAAATTTTTTTATATTTTTTAGTTTCAATTCCTTTATTTATGGTATCTAAAGATTTAGGTCTTTTCCACATTTCCATGCAAAGATTTTTAGCATATTCATATTCTCTAGATGATACTATATAATCTCTTTTTGTTTTTTGATTACACATTCCCCAAAAAGCATATTTAAGTTTTTCATTATTAGGATATAATTCACATAATATTTTATGACAAATAAAATGTTCCTTTGCTGTTAATATTGTCAAATTATTTTTTTGATTTGTACCACCCATACATCTAGGAATAATATGATGCTTTTCTTTATAGATTGAATTATCTATAATCCTATTTTGACCTCTTTCACAAATTTTATTATATATTAGTAATAAATCCATAATATAAATATAATAAATTGATTACCAATAACCTCCAGTTGAGGAAAGGCCGAGGCTGCGTGCCACAGATGGTAATCTGCACGACCAATATCCACTTGTGGTTCTATCTTTCTTTTGTGGGCAATTATGTCTTGCTGAGAATGATTTCTTAGCTTTAGGGTCTCTAAGTTTAACTGCAAGATTGTGTCCACCACCTGCTGCACCGAAAGATACTTTTTTTACTTTACCTGTCTTTGGATTTCTCACATAAACATAAAATTTTTTTCCACTTGAACCGCCACGCTTTGGTTTACCTAATTGAACTTTCTTACCTTTATATACCGCTTCAGATAAAAGTTCTTCATCAGATTGAAACTCTTCTTGAATTAAACCAAGATATACTTCACCAATACCTTTAATCTTTACAGGAGTTGGGTCAAACTCATCAACAATGAAAGCATCAGCTTCATTTAATGAAATAAGACCTTTATTATAAAGTTCTTTAACTTCCTTTATAAGTTCAATATGTTTATGTGAACCATATCTGAATTCAGATTCACATAAAGGAATATTTTCATCTAAATGATGTTTTAATTCTTTAGAAACGAAAGCCTTTTTTTTTAGTTTCATTCCTTCGTTAATACTAGGTAGATTTTTATTTAAACTATCATCAAAACCACGACTTTTTAAAAATTCTTGTTCTTTACCAAGTGCTTTTGCTTTAAAATATTCTACAAAATCATCATTTGATAGTTTTGATGTTACAAATTCTCTCTTTTTTCTAATACCGATATGTGTAGGATTTTTTAATCTTGCATCTTCAGGTGAACCTAATGTATCATCTTCTTCATACATCATTTCTTCATCATCCTCATCTTCTTCTTCACCCCAAGAATCATCTTCACCTTGACCATGCATTTCACCCATAATGAAATCAAATACTTGGTCCATATTATTCTTTGCTTCAGCAATATGGTCAGCAGCCCAATCATGTCCATTATTCAAAAGGTCTTCAAGCATATCTTCATCCATTTGAAGAAGCATTCTTGCTTGACGCATCATTTGTTCTAGGTTTGAAAAGAACATATATCTTGTGTCGTTAGGCTCTTCAGAACCACCACAACCACAATCACTTTCATCCAATTCAACACCTCTACCTTTTAATATATCTGCTCTAGTTACTTTTCCATCACTTGTTAAATCAGGGAATGATTCTTTTTCATGTAATTTCTTTTTAGATTTCTTCTTAGTAATCTTTCTCATGGCTCTTAAATCAGCCATATCATCGGCTTCAATATCACCATCATTATCTACATCAAAAGTACGAAGTTGTTTTTTAGTTAGTTTTTTCTTTTCATCAATTACCTCATCTTTTTTTATTTCTTTAGTTTCATTGATGAAGTTTTTGATTCTATCAAATTGATTTTTACTTATAACTGCTTTCATAGATTATGATTTTATATAAATAGTTTTTATTGATTATTTTTCCTCTTTTTAATGAAGTTTTGAACCTTCATTAAGTTAGTTTCCTTTATGGTTACTTTTCTTTGCTCAGTTAACTCTTCTTGCAATGAAGTTAATGAATTAAAGATTTCATTCATTGGTGTTGTGGTTTCTTCTTTTGGAAGTTTTCCGTATTTTTGTAATATTTGTTTAATCTTTTCAGGGTTTGATGAAAACTTTAATAAATATTCAATCTCATCTGAATATAAATATTCAGATTTAGATTCAAATGAATCTATATTCATTATAAAATTTTTACCTTTATTATTACCATATTTATTTAATATATCAATAATCTTATCAGGTTCTTTGGAATATCTTAATAAGGTTTCAATATCATAATTATCTATATTCATTATAAATTTTTTACCTTTATTATTACCATATTTATTTAATATATCAATAATCTTATCAGGTTCTTTGGAATAATTTAATAAGGTTTCAATACCATCTGAATCTAAATTCATTATAAATTCTTCACCACGAATATCAAATAACATATCAATAATCTTATCAGGTTCTTTGGAATATTTTAATAAGATTCTAATACCATAATTATCTAAATTCATTATAAATTCTTTACCACCATTATTTATTAACATATTATTAATAATATCAAAACCACTAGTACTACCGTTCCGAATATAACCTGATGAAGTTTTTAAAATTTCCATAATTTTTTCACCATTTAAATTAATTACAAGTTCTTTTCTTTTATTTTCAGGTAATATTAAAAGTTCACTATAATTAAATTGTATATTTGAATTTTCATTTTTTAGATATATTTCAACTTTTTTTTCTGTTATTTGTTGATATCTTTTTAATAAATTTTTATTTGATTTAATTAACTCAAATTGACCTTCTGTTAAACCAACCCCAAATCCAATATATAAATTCATTAAATCTTCAGGTAAACATTTAAACTGTGTATCTGTTAATAACTTTTCAGGTGGCATTACATAAACATCCAAATATCTTCTTTTTGAAACATAATCTAATTTACAAAAAGTTTCATCATCTGTTCCATCTTTAAATCTTTCATAAAATTCTTTATCTTCAGGTGATAATTCAACAGGTTTAAATATTTTTTGTAAATTCGCTATTCTAGGCTCTATTGCAACTATTTCATCCCATGACATATCTATATCACCCTCATTCATTGCTGAAGTTACAATGTATTGTTTTGTTGTTGTATCTCCAATTCTAGCACCTTTTAAAACTTGCAAAACAAAAAAATGATATTTGTCTTTAAATTGACCATTAAAGACATTACCAACCATACTAAATAATCCTAATTCTTTTTTGGTTCTATCTTTTATTTTAACAAAATAAAATGCAGGTTCATGTTCTTTAAATCTATATGTATAAAACATATTAGATGAATCACTTCTTGATACACACCAACCATAAGGAATATTTCCTTTATATTTTATACACGCTCTTGGAGAATCAGCATAGTATATTTGAAATACATCATCTTCATATATTGGTTTAGCATCAATTTCAATATCCTTACCAAGTGAAGTGCCAGCTAAATCTATCTGACCTCCAACATAATCAACAATAGTTTCAAGTTCTTTAAAAGTCTTGTATGAATCTATATTTTTTCTATCTCTAACATTTTCAAGACCACCAATTTGGTCATTAAGTTGTCTATAATTTTTATCTCTAATTTTCCTAAATCTTTCAATATAGGTTTTAACAATTTGTGGGTCATTACCTTGATTGATATAATTTTGTTCTTGAGATTTAAAGTCTTCATTTATAAATCCTTTTTTTTCCAATAAGAATTGTTTAACTTTTTCTAGATTCTTTTGTTTAAGATTTTGCTCATTTAATTCTTTTTGCAAAGAAGTTAAGGATGGTTTACCAAGCAAGTCTTCAACGGCTTTTACAAGGTCTGGATTTGACCCATCATTTTTGGCAGCGTGATAGGCTTCGGATATTTCTTCCAATGTTTTATAACCACCTCTATAACCCATTTCCCCCGATATATAATCAATAGCCCTTGTTGTATTTTTTTGAGATGGTGTATGAGATGGTGAATGACCTATATCAAAACCAAGTTTTTTAATTAACCTATTACGAGCATGTCTCATTTTTTGATGAGAAGAAATGCTTCTTCCCCCTGTTTCATCGCTAAAATTTTGGCCCACAGAAGTAAAAAAGTCATCCATAATGTACGATAACGCTTTAGCCGTAGCCTCAACGGATGAGTAAATACCTTCTGCATCAAACTTTTCTAATAAGAATTGTTTAACTTTTTCTAAGTTTCTTTGTTTAAGATTTTGCTCATTTAATTCTTTTTGCAAAGAAGTTAAAGATTTAAAGATTTCATTTACAGGTGAATTCATTTTAAAACATTTTCTATAAATAGTTTCTATTTATGAAAAAGGGGAAATGAAGAAGATATTGTTGTTAATCGTTATGTTAAGTTGTAAGACAGAATATTATAATCCTGGTCCATTGAAAACAGAATTAGATTCAAGATACAATGTCAAGAAAAGAACAAAGCAAGATGATGAATATCAAAGCTATTTTTACAATTCCCGACAATATAAAAATTTAAGAAAAAAGCCTAAGTAATAAAAAAATTCCCTATATTTGCATTACCAATTTGTTCTCTTAGCTCAATCGGTTAGAGCAACTGACTCATAATCAGTAGGTTACAGGTTCAATTCCTGTAGGGAACACTAAATTTCATACATAATGTTACAAACTATTTTTAATTTCATCGCAATTGTTTATTTTATTTTATCATCAGTGCATTTGATTTGGCAATTTTCAAATGTTCCTAAAGAAATTAAAGAACTTAGAACTCAGATTGTTATTGCACTTTTGATTAATTTAATTCTATTATCTCTTGGAATATTTCTTATTTTCAAATAAAAAACATATATTTGTACTATGAAAAATTTTAAAAATTACTTGCCGACATGGAGGACAATAAAAATGTTCTTAAACATTGTTTATTATGTAGGATTCATCTTTTGGTTTTTAAGTAGAATCTATGTGATGGTATTTAAACCTATAGGTTCTTTTGCTACCATTATAACCAATGATGATATATTTATAGCTTTAATATTTATAACATTCTTTATTCTTGATATTAAAGAAGAAATACATAAGAAAAAAACAAATTGAATATTGCATATTATAAAAATTAAAACCCATTGGATATTCTGATGGGTTTTTTTTACTATTTATAATAAAATAAATAATGATGAAGTTCATACTTACTGAAAGTCAATTAGAAAAATTAAAATTCTTTCTAAAAAATAAGAAAGAAGCGGTGAAACTATTGGAATCAAAACTAAAAGATAAAGTTGAATTAAAAACTCCTGAACCTTTAGGTACAAAGAAAGATGATAAAAAAGAAGAGAAACCAATAAAAAGAGAACCAAAGATTGATAATAGTAAATTAAAAATTGATTCTGTATCTCAATTAGAGAAAGTATTACAAGTTGTTGGTGACCATAACAAAGGTTTAAAAGTACCAACAAGAATTAAATCAAAATTTGAAAAGGAAATTAAATTCTCTAGTGACATTGTTAGTGATTTAAAAACTAAGTTAGAGAAACTTATTAAAACTACAAGTGGTGTTGACCACAATGTTAATGAAGCTAAAAAATCTGTATTCATTGCCACTAAAAATAAAACAGATAATACAGGTAAATTAAAATCATCTTCTTTTAAAGCAGAACTAAAAAAAGTATTAAAAGTTAAATCACTTGATTTACCTTTATCTGAAGTTGAAATTGATAGACAAGTGGTTAAAGATTTTTTACATAAAGTTACCCAAGATTATTCATCTAACTTTGCAATTCAAAGAGCAGAAGGTGGGAAAAATAACTTGGTTTACGGAAAATAATTACATACTTTTTTCATGTTAAAGGGCTACATTATTGTAGCCTTTTCTATTTAAAAGAAAATACTATGAAAAAATTATTAGCAATCTTTTTAATAGGTTTATTTCTTTTGTCCTGTAAAAAAGAAGATTCAATAACACCTATAAATCAACAAGATACAACTAAACAAGTTGATATTAGTAATGCAAGAATTGCAACTGATAATTTGTTAATGGGTAATCCAAGTAATGCAAGTACATTGTCTACAACAAATTATTTAATGCAGAAAATGACTTACACATTATCATATAATTCTACACAAGGTAAACCTAATTGGGTATCTTGGCATTTAGATAATACTTGGTTAGGTTCAGCAACAAGATGTGATTGTTTTGCATCAGATGTATTATTACCATCAGGTGTTTATAGAGTATCATCTTCATCATATACTAATTCAGGATTTGATAGAGGTCATAATTGCCCATCAGGTGATAGAACATTCTCTTCAACTGATAATAGAGAAACATTTTTAATGACTAATATGATGCCACAAGCACCAACAAATAATCAACAGACTTGGGAAAACTTAGAATCATATTGTAGAAAATTAGTTTCACAAGGGAGTGAATGTTATATTATTTGTGGTTCATATGGACAAGGTGGAACAGGTTCAAAAGGTGGAACAACATTAACTATTGATGCAGGTAGAGTTACAGTTCCAAATAGAATATGGAAAGTAGTATTAGTATTACCAAATGGAACAAATGATATTTCAAGAGTAACAACATCAACAAGAGTTATTGCAGTTAACACACCTAATATTAATTCAATTAATACTAATTGGGGTGTATATAGAACATCAGTTGATGCTATTGAAACTGCAACAGGTTATGATATACTTTCAAGTCTTCCCGATGCTATTGAAGCAACATTAGAATCCGTAGTAGATAATGGTCCAACACAATAATTTAAACTATTTATAATTAAAAAGCAATGAAATATTTAATCACAGAAAAGCAATTAAAAACATTGAGAAAGTATATGAAATCTTTTATCAATGAAGACATTAAAATATTTGCACCTCAAGAAAGAATGAAATCAAAAGGTAGTTCTTATGGTCATACTGCAATTGGTTATGAATTTGCACCTGAAGGTTTATCTGATGAAGAAGCAGAATCATTTTTAAGAGAAAGATTTAAAGGTTATCCTATGTGGGTTCTTGATATTTTAAAAGACCCAAATACAGGAAAAGTATATGCTTATTATGAATATGATACTAGTGATTAATTTTTTTAACATTTATTAACAAAAAACTTTATCAAATAAGGGTGTTTTTATCAACATCCTTATTTTTTTGTACTATATATAAGAAATATCTATAACCTATTCGGTATAGTTTCTATAATTAATCTCCCCATTTTGTATTGTTTATATAAAATTATTTCTTATCTGAAATAATCGCAGAGTGTTTTTGTGGTTTTATTAAAAAACAATAAAACAAAAACAATAAAAACAAAAAACAAAATGAAAAGAAGAATCGGTTTAATCATCGCAGCAATCATTAGTATCGTTATACTAATGACACAAACTAGTTTCGCACAATGTGATACTAAAACAATAAGAAAAAATGTAAATTTTTCTTTGGATGAATATATCTTTGAATCTCTTGCTTATGAATCATACAATCAATTTGAAAACAAAGAGGTTGTAAGAGCAACTTTTGATTTATTTAAAAATGAACAATATAGATTAGTTGATGTATCTGATAATTTTGAAGGTAGAGTAATAATTAATCTTTATGATTCTAAATTTAGATTATTTGCATCTAATGTTTATATGGGAGATGGTAAAATATTTGACTTCACCGCAAAGTATTCAGGTGAATATATGATTGAGTACATTTTTGATAAAAAAGATATAAATAACCCAAACAACAAATGTGTTGCATTTGGTTTAGGTTACAAATAATATTTATAAAAATAAATTTAAAAATCCCTGTCCTTTGATGGGGATTTTTTTATTTTCTAAACATTGTTTTTAGGGTAACATTGTTTTTTAACTAACATTGTTTCAGAGAGTTACATTGTTTTCCAACTGACATTGTTTCAGAGGTAACATTGTTTTTAGGGTAACATTGTTAAAAAAAATTTGCAACATTGTTTTTTTTGTTAATTTTGCAAAATGGAAAGACAAAATTTAATTGAAGAAATACAGGAAATCATAACCAATCACGGTTCTTTGCATTGTTATGAGGATATTATTGGAAATTGCATGCCACCAAGACCTGCTCACTTAAATTTAGGTGTTACAAAGGTTGTTGATGGCGTATTTTATGATGATACATTGAAAAAAGGTTTTATACAAGGATTTCATTTAAATTATGTAACTGTGGTTAATTATAGAAGTGGTAAACCTTTTGATACATTCTCATTAAGTTATGAATGGTTATCTGTAAAATATTTAACTGAATGTTTAAACTTTTTAAGAAGAAAATAATATGAAAGTAATTCTTGAATTTGATGGAGTTGAAGAGCAAGAACAATATAACAATGCTCTTAATGGTTGGAGATACAGAGCAATCATATATGATATAACTCAAATGATTCGTTCTAAAGATAAATATCTTGATGAAGAATCAATATCATTGGATGAACTTAGATTATTCATTGCCGATAAAGCAAATGAATATGAAGTATCATTATAACCCTATAATGTCTTCTATTTGTGTTAAGTCTTCTAATTTTATAAAACCACTTTCATAGAAGTTTTCTAATATATCTTTAACAACTAAAACATCATCACTACTGATTCCCCATTTATCGGTATCACCATATTTTGTAAATTTTACATTTGTTAATTTGGCTAATCTTTTTGGGCTACCTTTAGTTTTAGCAATTTGCATTACATATCTCATTATTAGTTTATGTGATGGTTTACTTACAACAATGTTTACAAGTTCACCACCTGTTTCTAATCTTGGTCTATTCTTTATGGGTAAATTTGGGTCAGTATAAATATCTTTATCTTCTTGTGATGGAAAATATGGATTAAAATCTCTTAATCTACCACTTGCATCAACATATGCTTCTAATATTAACTCTTTAATTATACTTTTCAAATTAGAATGTTTCATAATATACTTTTAGATAAATAGTTTGTTCTAAAATTTTTTGCTTATATTTGTAAGATTCTTTAACTGATTTGATATACTAAGGTATTAAAATTAAAATTTTATGAAAAAAATTCTAATTGCGTGTGAAGAATCTCAAGCCATTACATTGGCTTTCAGAAAGTTAGGGTTTGAAGCCTATTCTTGCGACCTACTTCCTTGTAGTGGTGGTCATCCCCAATGGCATTACCAAGATGATGTATTCAATGTTATTGAAAAGGAAGATTGGGATATGATGATTGCCCATCCTCCTTGCACATATCTTACAAGTAGTGGGGTACAATGGTTATCACATCCCGAAGATAAAGATTTACCTTTTGAGCAGCGCAGACCTCATCCAAAATACCCTAACAGAAGAAAAGATATGTTAGATAGTATTGAATTTGTTAAAACATTGTTTGATTGTAAAATATCAAAAGTTGCGATAGAGAATCCTATTGGTATATTATCTACAAAGTGGAAAAAACCTGACCAAATCATACAACCTTATATGTTTGGGGATGAAGCTACAAAATCAACTTGCTTTTGGTTAAAGAATCTTCCACAACTTACACCAACAAACATTGTTTCTAAAGGTGAGTATGTTACATATTCAAGTGGTAAAAGAATGCCTAAGTGGTATGCTGATGCACTAACTAATGCAAAAACTGATGCAGAAAGAAGAACATTGAGAAGTAAAACCTTTCAAGGTATAGCTGATGCCATTGCTAAACAATGGGGTGATACACTACTTAATATAAAATGAAAAAGTTATTTATTATAAGTATAATTTTTATTTTATTTTATGCGTGTTCTGCACCAAAAAGTTGCCCAACTTACTCAAAAATTCTTGAAAAAAAATGTAAGATTTGACTTACCGCTTGATATATTAGGGTATAACTTTATTAAATTTAATTTTTATGAAAAGAGCATTTGATTTATTAGCATTGCTAAACGATGTTTGTGTTGAATCTTATCAAGATGAAAATTCAGCACAAGAAACAAAAAAAACTTTTGAGGATATGCACAAACTACTAATGATGGTAGAAAATATACTCATATCTTGGTCTAATACAAACTACTTTATGGTTAAAGCAGTTACACAAAATCAAGATAAAGAACCTATTATTGAAGCAAGGTCTGATTTAGGTGAAGATGGGTTAATTATGCTATCTGATGAACTAACACAAGAGTTTGAAGATGAATATTGTGATGGTGGTTTAAAATCTGTTGATAGTTGGGATAGTAAAGAATACATAGAAAAAATTGTAAAATTTGTCTATGATAAAAACTTTACATTTAAAAGATTTTAAATTAATTTGAAATCCCATTAAATTTTTTTGTAAGATTCTTAAACTCGTTTGATATATTAAGGTACAACAAAATAATTTATTATGGAAACAATCACATTGGATAAATTCTTTTCAGAATACAAACCTCAAATCAATCATATTGTGAGGGCAAAAACAAATTCAGATATTGCTGATGAAGATATTGCACCTTGGTCGGGTTGTATGTATGAAACCTATGGTGAAGAATATGATTATGTTCTTAAACAAATCTATGCAAATAGAAACAATCATATTTGGACTATTATGGAAAATGATGATGAACTTGTACTCGTTGCAGGTCATTCTTTTATTAATCGTATGGGTTATGTCATTACCGAAAAAGGTTGGGAAAGTAAATTTGTAATTGTAGAAGATTAAAATTAAAATAAAATGGAAAAGATTTTCATGATTAAAGACAAGTCAGGAAGGGCAGAGCCTTTCACTACTACTGAAACTCATATCAGAAAGTATTGGGATTTAAATGATACTGATGATAATGAAATCGTATTAAATGATTTCTTAAATGAATGTGATAGAGGTAGTTGTTGGGAAACAAGTTCAGAGAAAATAATGTATATTGATTTTAATATTAATTTAATTTATGGATAGTACAGAAAAACATTGGAGTAATTATGCTAAGAATAATCTTATTGGTAAAACAATTAAATCAGTAAGATATATGACCCAATCCGAAGCAGATAATATGGGTTGGCATTCAAGACCTATTGCTATATTCTTTACTGATGGTTCATTTATATTCCCATCTATGGATGATGAAGGTAATGATGGTGGAACATTATTTGGAAAAAATACAAATGGAGAAGATATAACTTTTCCAACTTTGTCTTAAAGATTTCCTTGATAGTCATATCTTATTTTTTGAAAAGTCCTCCCAAAATTTGGGGGGATTTTTTTTATCTTTTTTGTAAGATTCCTTAAATCGTTTGATATATTAATGTGTAACAAAACTTAAAAACAAAATGGAAAAAATATTTGATTTGCTTAATATCCTCAAAATGAGTTGTGAGGAAGGTTTGGATGGTTCTTGGGATTGTTCAACCGAAGAAGGTAGAAAAGCCTTTGGAGATATGATTGATATAATTGAAATGATTGAAGAAAAACTAAAACAAAAATAAAATGGATTTAAAATATCTTAGAACTTTCATCAAAGAAAAGATTCAGGAATTTCCTGACCTTAAAAGTCGAATGGTTGGATTATATGAACTCTGTTTGCAAGAAATTGAAGATGGTGATTCAGAAAGTCATCAAGTAAATTTCTGCATCTTTGATATTAATGAATTGATTGAAGAATACCTTGAAGAAAACAAAAAATAAAATGAAAACAAAATCAGATAACGAAGTAGTAAAAAGTTACGAAAACGAATTTTACTTTAATGATGAACCTTATTATATTCATTATGACATCACTTGGCATTGCTATATGGATGGCATTGGTTCTTATGAATATTGGGGTCGGAATTGTTATGATGAAGGAAAGTTTTGTACTGACCTTTTAGATATTAACATTACCAAAGTATATGAATTTGAAGGTAATGAAATTGAAATCTCTGATGAAATGAGAAAGCATTTTGAAGAACGAATTGAAAAGTATGCCGAATATGGTGATGATTAAATAAAATAAAAATGAGAAACAAATTTGATGTAATTAGCCCCGATGGATTTTCCATTCATTTCTCTGATGTTTATTCATCAAAGAAAGAAGCAATAAAGGCTTTTCAAGAATGGAAGAAAAGATATGAAAGGCAAGGGTATTATTCTTCAACAAATTATGGAAGAATACCTTTGGATGAATTAGAAAATTATTGTAGTATCATTAAATTAAAATAAAAATGACAAATAAATTAATTGAAATGTTTGATATTGATGAAGTATTAAAACAAATCAAAAATTGCCCTAAAGATGAAGTTGTTATTCTTCTTCCGCATTATTCAATTAACAAATATAACTACTCACAAGAAAACCCCGAAGATGAAGATTGGGATTTCTTTGAATTTGAAGAAAAACTTAATTGTCCATTGTCTGTAACAGATTATGATGATTTGGTTGCCGACCCACACGGAATTTTAAATTAAATTATGGGGAAAGAAATTTCCCCATTTTTTTTGTAAGATTCCTTTGCTGATTTGATATATTAAGATGTAACAAATTTCAAAACAAAATAATTATGTTTAAATTAAATGCAATAGATGGTCAGTTAGACCTTTCAACCTTTGACTTGAAAGCCTTAACAAACAAGGCAAATCAAACTGCCAAAGAAATTCAAGAACATAATAATCAAGTTGCACAAAAGTTTGTGGAATTGATTAAGGATTACATTTACAAAATCAATGATGTAATGATTGATGAACTTGAATTACTATCATTCAAGTCGGTTAATAAACACATTGGAGATTGGTATCTTAGCAGAGAATCAAATGGTTTGTCAATGACCTTTGAATTTGGACACGGAAGAGCATCCATTACAATTAATTTCTTTTGCCCAAGAGAAGGAGAAAAACTTACCTATGATTTTAGTGGTAAAATAATTGTTTGGAAGAATTGGAAAGATAACTATGCCAAAGAAGTATATCCTTTGGAATCAGTTGCACAAGTCTTTGAAGTTGGTGCTGATGTAATTAAAGTACATATCATTGATAGGGATGTTAAAGACTATACAAGGAAAATGGAATTAGAAAAAATGTTGGATTATTAATTTAAATAAAAAATGATTTACAATTTAGATAATCAAGAAGAAAGAAACCTCTATGCTATGAGCAATGAAGAAAAATTAAATCTTTTTCCAAAACTTGTAACTATCTTAAAAGATATACAAGATGATGTAAAAGATTACCAAACCGAAAATGGTATCGGAATGATGGATGATATTCAATGGCAACAACTATTAGTTGAAAGAATTATTGCATCAGTAGAATCGTTTAACTATAATTTAAATTAAAATAAAATGGAAAAAGATTTTATTGAAAAGATAGAACAACAAAATAAGAAACATATTTCTTATGTTGTAAGGTGTGATGATAAAAATGCTCCTAAAGAAGTAAAACCCGACACCTTTTTTCGTTTGTGGGAGTTTGAAAACTTATCTAAATTCATAAAGTTGTGTGAAGAACATAATTTAAAATATGATTTAGTTATTCAAGAATTTAATACTGAAAATGATTCAGTTGAATGTGAAATTGATATTGTTAGTAATAATTATTTAAATTAAAATAAAATGGAAAAGTTTACTTGTGAATTTATATTAGCATCTGACCTATTTCGTGGTCTTAATGATTTGTTTGGTGAATTATCAGATTCGGGTAGAGTTACTTGGGGTGATTCACATAGAACATTGATAACTGCTCAAAGAGTTTTAGATGATTTGTATGATACTGAAAATACAGAAGAATTAGAAATTCTTAAAAATAGAATTGGAAATGATTTAAATATATTTGTTGATTTAGAAAATTAATTAAAAATGGAAAACAGATTTGTATTTAATGCTGATGCTGAAAAAGCAAAAGTTCAAAGTATCTTTGATGATGTTATGAATGAGATTGAACATAGTCTTAAACAAGGTAATAGAAAAACATTCATCAGAGTTCCATCTGAATATGGAAGTGAAATAAGACAAATGATTGAAAATGTATTGTTTGTTGGTAATCATCTGTTTGGTTGGAAGTCTTATGGTTCAAGTGGTAGTGGAAGTAAAATCTCTGAAACTTGGAATGGTATAAGAGAATACACATTAGTCTATTATGGTGATTAAATTTTAGTACAGGGTTTAATTTCATGTAAATTAGGTTGGAAAATCCCTCTGAAATTTGGAGGGATTTTTTTTATCTTTTTTGTAAGATTTCCTTACTGATTTGATATATTAAGGTGTAACAAAACTTAAAAACAAAATGATTGATATTTTCAAAAAACTTGGTGATTATTTTAATCCCAAACAAGAAGAAGTAAAACAAGAAGAAGAAATCAAAGTAATTGGTTTCTATACTCGCAATGGTGATTTGTTTCTTTACAATTCATTTGATGACCGCTTTGATAATTTTATCAAAGTAGATTTATCCGATTCCGCTTTCAAATACAAAAACAATACCATTGAAGAAGCAGAAGTATGTATGCAAATTGAAGGTAATGTAGGGGATTTAATGGAACTTACTTTATTTGTATAAAAAAAAAATAGTTAAAGAGTTTATAAATTAATTTTATTATGGGAACAAGAAGTTTAACAAAGTTCATCAGTCAGCACGATGATGAGAAATTCACAATTACTTGTGTTTATCGTCAATATGATGGTTATCCATCAGCACATGGTAGAGAACTTGCAGAGTTCTTAATGTCAGGAAAAATGGTTCATGGCTTTGTTCAAAGCGAAGAAAGACAATTCAATGGAATTGGATGTCTTGCTGCTCAATTCATTGCCGATTTCAAAAAGGGTGTAGGTAATATCTATATCCATGAACCAAATTCAAAAGATTGTGGGGAGGAATATGTATATGAAGTAATTTACAAATACCCCAAAAGTTTTGGTAAAGTAGATGAAGATTCCCTTACAATGTCTTGCTATGATGTTTACAAAAAGGAAACAATTTTTGAGGGTAATCCAAAGGATTTTCACAAAATATTTGAAACTGCATAAAATTATGGGGAAAGAAATTTCCCCATTTTTTTTGTAAGATTCCCTTACTGATTTGATATATTAAGGTGTAACAAATTTTAAAACAAAATAATTATGAACTTTACAGACAAAATTATCGAACTTGAAGCAGAAGCAAAGAAATTTATTCTTTCCAAAGTAAAGGATGGAGAAAGACTTGAACTTATCTCAAAAGAAGAATTGGATAATATCGAAGATGATGAAATACTTTGGGATTTACCCAATGTTGAATTAAGTAATAAGTATAATGAATTAATTACTTATGCAATCATTTCCCTTGACAGGAAAGGAGAAAGTCTTGACCTATATGGTTATGCTCTTGGTGAATATCTTGGAGATAAATATATCTTTACTCCTTATGAACTTACCGCTAATCAAATTTGTAACCTTGCTGATTATCTAAAATAAAATGAATACTTACTTAGGGCAAATAGAAAATGGCAAACATAAAGTAATGGTCTATTCCAATGATAATGGTTATGTACTAACATTCCATACTAATGGTAATCAATTATCATATCTTGAATTATTTGATGATGACCATATAATAAGAGAATTAAGACATCTTGGCTATTTACAATCCTTTATTGATGTTGTACTTTCAATGCTTTAATACAATGAGAAATGGTGTGTATTATTTAAATAATTCGGGAAGTAGATGGGTTATCTTTAATAATGGTGTTAAAGATAAAAGAACTTTTAAAACTAAATCAAATAAAGAAATTGAAAGAACTATTCTTTATTATGAAAGTTTTGGAAACTTCGCTTCCGCTTGTATCTGCTATAAAGGAAAAAAAATAAATGTTCTACTTGATACTATCTTAGAAGATTAATCCTATGTCAAAACTAATCGGTTATCAAATAGTAAGTAATGATGGTAAAAATGAATTACCTCAATGCTTTTATTCCTTTGAAGTTATTGATGATTTTTCCGTTGCTGAAAAATGGTTGATAATGGAAAAGAAAAATTCTGAAAATGGATTATTCAGATGGGTTGTTTTACCTATCTTTGAAGGTGATGTTGAAGAACCTACATTCATTGATTCAATTTAAAATAAAAACAAAATGAGTACCGCTAATCTTTGTAAATGTAATAATTGTGATTCTATCTTAATTGATAATAACCCACAAATAAATGCTAAAGAATATTCATTGAAAGGTATTGAATTAGATATGCAATTCTTTGGTGGTGGTGTAAAAGATAAATATAATAAAGATGATAATTATTGGGGTTGTCCTATTTGTTTAACTGATGAATATTTAACCGATATTTGATATGTATAGAAATGTAAATGAATTAAATCAAAACGAATTAGAAGAATTAAGAAGCAGATATTATTATCAAGCACTTGATGATGGTTCGTTAAATGAAGTTATGGGTAAAGAAATTCATTCAGAAGAAGAAATACCTATGGACTTAATTAAAAACCATTATGCAGATTATTCTTTTGTTGTTGAAGATTTCTTTTGTAATATTTAAAATAAAATGAAAAACATTAACCTTACTGAATTTGAAATTAGTTTTATAACAGAATCATTAAAGAACTATACAAAATTAGTTCAAGATGATTTAGTAAAAACTTCTGCCCCTAAAGACTTTGTTCTTTCAAGAGTTGATAATTTAATTGAAAGAATATCATCATTACAAAAAGTAAAGTAACATCTTTGTCTTGTTTTATTTGTTTAGACCTATCGGTGATTAGTTTGCCGATAGGTTTTTTTATGCCCAATCTTGTAAAATATTATTTTATTTTTACTATTACATTCATTTTTAAGCGGTTTTCAAACTATTTATACTAAATAAATACACTTATACTTAAATGAAAAGAATAGATTTAGTGAATGATATTAGATATATCATTTCAACATACAAGGTTCATTCCACCATTGAAGTGGATGGTACTACTATTCTTTATCTTTGTTGGAACAAATGTAAAAACCATATTCAAGTTGAAGGATTTGATACAGAAAACATCTATACCATAAAATATGTAAACTTTAAAGAAGTTACAAGTAACAAAATAATTAAATTAGAAAATTCTCCTTATAAATTATTGAGAAAATTGCACGATTTCCTTGCATTGCACTACAAACTACCTTTGAAGAAAAGCGATGAAAAATACAATTAAAAATATAATAAAAAATATTATATTAGAAGAACTACAATCTAATTCTAAGTTATTTCAAACTATCAATAATTTGAAATATGATTTAATAAATGCTGCCCAAAAAGTGTATAACCAATGGGAACAAGATGAAGAAGGTTATGATGAAGTTTATGGTTCGGGTGGTATATGTGATGATATTGCTGAAGCAATGTGTGATATAATTAATAACAAAACACAATATGGTTGCTTTCACCTTTATAATGAATATGATTGTCATACCTCAATCTATGTTTATGATATAAATACAAAAGAACTCTTTAATGTAGATATTCCTCCTTATGTTTATGAAAGAGGTAATGCTTATACTTGGAAAAAAATACCTAATGTCCAATTCTCACAAAATAATATTATCATCAATAATATGTCAAGTGATTATGATGACTATATTGATGAAAATGGTAATGTGAAAGATAATTTTTATTAATATGATTAATTTAATTAAACAAATTATAAAAGAAGAATTAGAAGATTATAAAGGTTTACATAAAGCACCAACAAAAGAGTATGGTGCATCAATGGATAATCTAAGTAACATTTATCCAAATGATATTTATTCAGATAAAGCAGTTAGATACTATGGGGATGGTTATTCTTATGATAGAATAGCAATAGCAATAATGCAAGGGGCAAAAGATAAACCAAATAAACTAATAAAGATATACAGAGCAGTTCCTGACTTTAACTATGAAATAAAACAAAAGATAAAGGAATTGCTAAAGATAAATCAATACTATGATAAGTTTAATTTCTTACCCATTAATAATAATATTGTAAATAATTTAAAAGATAAATACCCAATAGATAAATATTCATTTGACAAGCAAACTCAAATGATACTACAAGATGTATTCAATCAAGTAAATGAATTAAAAAATAAAATCAATAATAATAAGATAGGTATTAATAGCGGTGATTGGGTTACTATAACTCCTTTGTATGCTAAAGAACATGGACAAGCACATTTAAGTAATAAATATAAAATAGTTTCTAAAGTGGTTAATGCTTCCACACTTTATACGGATGGTAATTCAATTCACGAATGAGGATATAATCCTTAATACTAAAAAATAATACTATGAAAACTCTTTTACTTTTAACTCTATTATCTGTAAACAATCCTATATCTGTAAACAACCTTAAAGATACTACTACAACTTGTATTAAAAAGAAATCTTGTTGTAAACATAAACTAAATGATTCTTTTAAATATTGTGTAGGTCTTATTAGTAATGATACTACTAAAACAGAAAAAAAACACACTAACAAAAACAAAAAGAATATAAAATAATATCTTATTTATAAGAAATATATCTGTTTTGGAGCATTGTGGGGGAAAGTGGGAAGGTGTGGTAAATAATGGGGAAATAATGCTTGATTTATAGTAATATAGATGCTTTTATAAGTTCTATTATAAAAGGTTTATTTACAACAAGTTAGTGAGATTGATTGTCAATGAGTTATAGATGAAGTCATTGAAGATGATGTAAGTGATTGATATGATGGGTTTTAGGATGACATTGTTTGGGTTTATTGTAAGCCACACATTTTCTAAAAAGAAAGCGACAATGCAATTTTTTTTCCAATCCTATCAATTATAAATAGTACATTTTATTTAAAGTGATTAAAAAAACATTCTTTTTTACATTATTTTTTTCTAATATTTAACATTGTTTAACATTTCCAATTACATTGTTTCTAAAATGTGTATTTCTTGCTAACAATGTTCTAATACACAATGTTTTAACACACATTGTTTGTCAACAATGACAATGTTATCAAATTGTTAATTTTTTGTTAACAATGTTTTATCTAAATAATACATTGTTTTAAAATAAAAAAAGGTCAACATTGTTTGTTGACCCTATATTGTTTAGAAAGACAATGTTTCTGTTTTACTTTAAGAATCTAAGTTTGTACAATGTAGAATTAATCAATGCAGTTATTTCATCCAACTGATTTTGAATGTAAGTATCTTTGACAATACTATAAACTGATGCAACATCATTTAACAATGTTTTAAAATAAACAATACATTGTTCTGTGGATTGATATTCTTCAGTAGAGAATGATTTCCATCCCGTAATGATTCCAAATTTACCTTGATAGGATTCTACAAGTGAATCTACAATATCACCAATGGCATCATAATAATCTTGCAATGCTTTATGTTCAGCAAATGATTTTGTTTGAAGGTGAAAGATGTGAACTTGTCTTTGTGAATCAAGTAGTTTTGAAACCAATGACACAAAATTTATTTTAGATTCTTTTTGTTGTTTGATTTCTTCAAAGAGTTTTTCTTTAAGGGATTGTGATTCCATAGATATATGTTTTCTATAAGTAGTAATTTTAAAAAAAATTATTTTAAAATGTTTTGTAAGATTGTTATCTTGGTTTGATATATTAGGGTATGAAATACAAGAAAGTAAAAAGTTTAACTGATATTGTTGCTGACCCACGAATTGAGAATTTCATTCGTGATTATGATGGTTATGGCAGACACATGGTAATGTGTAAAGATGGTTACCGATTTGAGAGTTGTAGCAGTACCATTGAGATTGGTAATATGAAAGAAATCTGCTATGAGATAAATGAAAGGTTATATCAAGATTTGCAAAAATAATTTGTAAGATTTGGTAAGTGGTTTGATATATTAAGGTACAACAAACAAAATATGTTATGAAAGAGATTACTTACGAATGGTGCTACGAAATTGTGGATAAACACAATGACATTATTGATTCCCATTTTGCCGAAAGGTTGGCTGATTTAGGTCATCTTCATTATTGGGTTGAAAATAATGAAAGAATGGATGTATGTCTTGTCAGGTATGAATATACCAATAATATGGAAACTGACAGACATTGGGCATACATTAAGGATGGTATTTTATCTGATACCTTTAATGATGCTTATGGCAATCCTATCCATAAAGTACCTAAGAAATTTCATAAGGAACTGATTATTCATTAGTTGTTTGAAAACCCCATTGGTCTTACTGATGGGGTTTTTTTATTTTAAAATAATTTGTAAGATTTTATTCTTAGTTTGATATATTATAGTACAACAAAAAAATAAACAATATGAGAGTATCAAGTTTTGAACCGAATTGCGGAGAGTATTATGAGTTTTATGATTTGCGTGAAGCAAAGCGTGAAGCAAAGAAGTTTGCCAAAGAACTTAATAGAGAAATCTACCTTACACAGGTAATGAAGCCAAGCTATGCAATGAATTGGTTTATTGTATTTCCCGATGGCAAAGTAATTTGTACGGATAGGAATTTAAGACTTTAAAGAATATACACTTAGGTTTCAACTTGAAAACCCCATTGGTCTTACTGATGGGGTTTTTTTATTTTATTTTGTAAGATTTGATTATTCATTTGATATATTAAGGTATAACAAACAAAAAAAAGATATGGAAAGACAAGTTATTAAAGTAAAAGAAATCAAGAAGGGTGATAGGATTTTCCCTCAAGAAAATGGGTCTTGTAAATATATGGCTCATTCGGATTGTTACTATGATAATAGTGCAGGTGTATGGCGCATTGATATAGGTGATGGTTACACCTATGGGTTTACTGATAATGGAGAAAATGAAATAACAATTTTAAAATAATTTGTAAGATTTGATTTGTCGTTTGATATATTAAGGTATAACAAAAACAAATGAGAGTAACAAATTATTACGGAAATGTGCAGACTTGTGTGGTTTGCAAATCCGAAGAGATTGAAAGGTATTTTGTTTATACACCGCCTTTTGCTGATGCAATCAATAGCAGATGGGTTTGTGGCTGCAAAGACCATACAGAAGAAGCGCACAAAGAATATTTGAAAGCAACTTCACAAAGAATAGAAACTTTAATAATGAGTAGTGGGTCTTAAATTAAAATAGTATGGAAGTAAAAGTAGTAAACACAGATGTAATCAGTACCTTAGTCATAATTGGTATTGATGTATGTATCACAAAGGATGGTATTGACCATGACCTTGAACTTAATGTTAGGTATGATAGTATGCCTAATATGGGAACAACGGAAATAGAATGGGATATTGTCGATGGTGATGATGAATTTCTTGATGATGATTTAAGAAACGAACTTGATGATTTTATTCAAGACTATGTTTCGCAAAACATTGGCAGGATGTAAAATTGTGGGAGTAGAAATACTCCCATTTTTTTTGTAAGATTTGAAAGGTCATTTGATATATTATAGTACAACAAAACAAAACAAGTTATGGTAGTAATCAATGCTTATGCCTTTGATAAAAATTCCTCTGCTCTTTGTGGGGAACAAATCACGGCAGAAACTAAGGAAGAGTTTAATGCTAAGATGAAGGAGTTTGAGGATTCCATTCCGTTCAGAAAGTATTATACGGAATTACTTTTTGATGCTGATGAACTTACAGAAGAGCAACAAAGTATCGTTGAAGATTATGAAGTTGTGAGTAAATTTTTTTAAAATATTTTGTAAGATTTGAAAGGTCATTTGATATATTATAGTACAAGTTAAATAAATAAGTTTTCTACAAATTATGGCAAAGTCCAATTTAAAAGAGAGTGTAGTGTCGGGAGAGGCAACTACACCACAGACCGAGGTTATCGTTAATGACTTCGTGGTTGAGCAGTATGATGATAGCATTCGCCCATCTCGTATTGTTAATAAGAAGGGTTCTCGCCCTCTTAGTCCAAGTGTTCAGGTTGTGTTTGACCGAGTTACATCTGCTATTGATTATGCAATCGCAAATGGTGGTAAGGCACAGATTTCGTTTGCCCATGAGAATTTTCCCCTAAAAGGAAGGTTTGCAAACAAGGACATTACCAATGCACTTGTATCGGGTAAGCGCAAGTTCAACAACATTTCATTCCAACTGATTGTGGATGCAGTCAATCGGGATGGTGTTAGACTGAACGCATCGGTTGTTCGTGTAAAGCTGAAAGAAGAAACTTCTTCTGAAGCCTAATAAATTAAGGGGAGCAGAAATGTTCCCCTTTTTTTTATTTAATTTCTTTGTAAGATTTTATTTCTTATTTGATATATTAAGGTACAACAAAACAATAAAATAAAATGAAAAGAATTGCATTCACACATTCGGCTCTTTACAACGAAGAAACAGAAGAGCAAATCATTCTTCACCTCCCATCAATGAGGGTTGTTTGCCCTACTTGTAATGGGTATGGTAATCATTTCCGTAAAGACCTTGATGAGAATGCTCTTATCAGAGAAATGCATGAAGAAGGAGATACAGAAGGTTTTCAAATGTATAGAGCAGGTTACTTTAATCAAATCTGTACCCAATGTCATGGTGAAAAAGTAATTGACCAAATTGATTGGGAATACTTTCATTCTGAATACCCAAAGGAAGCCAAAGCAGTTTCAGAATATAATCAGCAAGTAAGGCAATGGGAAGAAGAAAGCGAATGGGAACGAAGAATGGGAGCATAAAATAAAATAAAATGAAAACTTATAGGATAAATTATAACGATTTAACTGATTCACAAATCAAAGAGATTTATTTTGCATTTAAATTTTGTCGTGAGAATTTTGAATATGACGAACAAACTGAAATTTATGAATTCTTAAAAAGAAAATTAAATTTCTTGGGTGAAGACTTTCTTAATTCATTGGATGAAATTCACAATGATAAGGCATCATACAATAATGTCTATACCTCAATTGATTTTACAAGACTTAATTTATATCCCGAAATGGCAGAAAGATTTTCTAAATCTTTGTAAGATTCAAACAATGATTTGATATATTATAGTATAACAAAAAAAACAAATACTTATGCACAATTTACATTTAGTTAGAGTTAAAGCCAATTCAGGTGAAGAGGCTTGTAAAGAAGTTGAATCCGCAATAATGGATTTCGGCAATGAAAATAATTGGCGATGTCTTTGCGGTGCTGTATCAGAAGATAATGAGGTCTATGATGCAGGTGAAGGTAGATACCGACCTGCGGAAAATGAATTAACTTCAATTCAGAAAATCAATGAAGCAGTCAATCGTTGGATTGGTGATTGCTTTTATGGTTCGGTTGCCAAAGAGAAATTAAATAAAAACGAAACTGATTTGAATGAATGGAATGCTCACGAACTTTGGAGTTTATCCAAGTATGCTGAACATTTATCTGAAGCAGTTGAATACAAAGAAAAGTCATTCGATGTATTGAAAGATATATTCTTTTCGTATAAATACGATGAATGCGGTGTAACTGATTTGGAGTGGTCAATCGGTGATGGAGATAAGTATTGGATTGTCCTTGTTGATATGCATAGTTGATAAAGATTTGGATTATTAGTTGTGAACAATGATTGAAAAGTCCTCCCAAATTTTGGGGGGATTTTTTTGTAAGATTCAAACAATGATTTGATATATTATAGTATAACAAAAACAATATGAACGCACACATTTTAATTACTTCTGAATATGGCTTTGACCATAATTGGACATTGGTTGTATCAACCAAAACAAAAACAAAATCATTTTACTTAGGACAGGATGTAAAATTCTGTAACAGAGTATTGGGAATGACACCTGCCTACATTGTTTCTCAAATTGGTACAGGTTTGATTGGTGAAGGGGAAAAGGGAAATACATTGTTGGCTAAATTCATTTGCCAAACATTGGGTTTGAATGGTAGAAACATTGATAAGATTGAAAGTTGGGGATTGTGTTGTCAGTAAAATTAAAATAAAATGGGAGATAATAGTAACATTCTTGTAAATATTCATAATTTTAAAACATTCTTATCAAGATTCTACAAAGTGGATTTTGGTAAAATTAAGTTTATTAAATTCAATGACAATCATAACAGAAATCTGTATAGCAAATACAATTCCATTTCAGATTCAATGGAGAATGAATATCTTGTTGGTGTAAAAATTAAAACCAATAATGTTGATTTAATTTTATTTGATGATTTTAATAACACCATTGTTGATGATATGAATACATCTTATGGACAATGTATTGGTAACTTTGTTGTAAACAAAAAAATCAAACCAAGTGATTATACATTGTTTCTAATCATCAATGAATGTGATAATGTTGTTGATAATGTTAATGTGTTAATAACACAATCATTTAAAAACTTTCTAAAACAAGTAAACAAAAACATTCACCTTGATTTGCTTTCTGTTGATAAAAATATTGCCTATCTAAACCATTCCTACTTTGGCAATATTGAAAATTGTTTTACTTTAAATTGAGTGTTTATTTGTTGTTTGTTGTTGTCAGAATCCCCATTCAGAAATGATGGGGATTTTTTATTTTAAAATAAATTGTAAGATTTTATTCTTAGTTTGATATATTAAGGCATGACACACAAAACAGCAAGCGAAGTAGCATCGGTGATGACTGACTTCGTAAACAACTTCGGTTGTGATAAACAAGGATTTTTAGAAGCAATGGGTAGAGAGCATCGAACCTTGCAACAATCTTTTACAAGACTTTGTTTAAGGTGGATTGAGTATGTTGCATCTGATGAATACCGCTTTGATGGTCGCAATCAATATTCTCACACTACTTGCAAACAAATGGTGGAATTGTTCAAAAAGGAGAATGATAATTTCTTTCCCTCTGATTATCTTCCACTTATTTAATTTAAAATAATTTGTAAGATATGACAACTCGTTTGATATATTATCGTGTAACAAATTTTAAAACAAAATGACAAAACAAGAAGTAATCGTAAAGGTGCAAGATTCGCTTGGAAGCCTCTTCACCAAAGATGATGTTGTAAACTGCCTTAATTTGGTTTCGGAAGAACCAAAGGTAGAAAAGCAATCTACGGATTCTGATAAGCTAATCCAAAGGATTAAGGATGGCCTCACCAAAGTAATGGATGAAATTGATTTCAATGATTCCGATAACTTTGAAATTGATAATTTAGAATTTTCAATTGGCTATGGTAATACCATTGAATTGGATTCTTATGAGGTTTATGCCAATCAACTCAAAGACCTCGTGAGAGCTGAAATCAGAGATTTCCTTTCCACACTTAGGGAAGAAATCCAAGAAGAACAAGAGATTGTTGAAGAACATTCTGAAAGCAACTAACTCAAAATCAAGGGAGGAAGAAATTTCTCCCTTTTTTTTATTTATTTTTGTAAGATTAGGTAACTCGTTTGATATATTTGGGTATGGAAACTACACTTCAAGTGCCAAGTGGCTTGTCGGGAGTGGCAAGTCGCTTTTTTAGCTGCAAAGGTCAATTCCTTTCAGCAGAGTTCATTTCTGATGTGAAGCCATCATCGGCTTTCAAAGGAAAAAAACTGACCAAACATACCAAGGGTGTGTTTAGGGCAGGGGTAAATTATTCAAACCTCAAACCTGTTTTAGAAGGTATTGCAGAGGGAACAAGGGGTGAGGTTGGTTCACTACCTTGGGGTAGGTGGGAACATTTCCCATATACCATTTTGCATACTCCCAAAAACGAAACGGAGGAGCAAAGGTACATTCGGCTTTATCCAACGGATAACTGCAAAATTGAGTACACCTTTTTTGTGGATGGTATTTCAGTTTCGGAAGAAACATTCAAAAAATACCTTACTCCATCGGATGCTGAAAAACTGACTAAGCAATCTATGGTGGTTTGCCCCAAAGAAAGCAATATCATTAAGATTGGTGAGTAAGTGATTGAAAATCAAGGGAGGAAGAAATTTCTCCCTTTTTTTTAAAATAAATTGTAAGATATGGTTAGTGGTTTGATATATTAAGGTATGACACGCAAATCAAATGCAGTCAAGGATTTCAAGGAAAGCCTTGGTTGGGAGGTGGAAAGACACACACCTTACACACAAACAAAAAGTGGTCTTGTTCAGGAAGATAAGTATGTTGCGCTCAAAAGAAGCGACACACTTGAAACTCTTTCTCTGTTCCGTAATACTTACACGGAAACTAAGAATCGTTCATTTGAAGATTATGCAAGGCAACTTGCCGATGCTTCGGGTTATGAACTTGAAGGGTTTGCCGAATTTCGTGGCGGTACTAAGGTGCTTGCCTACTTAAAAGCTACCGATGACCTTGTGCATCAGTATCTTGGTCTGAAGTCTGAAAACTACTTGGTTTTCGGTAATTCACACGATGGTACTACACCTTTGTTCGTGGGTTCTGTAAACATCTTGCTTCGTTGTTTCAACCAATGGGGTCGGGTTATGCAAGGGTTAAAGGTTCGGCACACAAAGAACCATAACTATAAAGTTGATATGTTTATCGACTTGGTTAAGGGTTTCCGTGCTGAAAAGGAAGCAGAGGCAATCATGTTTCAAAAGATGGCTGAAGTCAAAATTGACAGGTCTATTTTGGATGCTTTGGCAAATCGGTTGCTAAAGATTGACGAAACAAAGATTAGCGAAGGTGATATTCTTTCTGTAAGAATGGGTAACACTAAAGCAGCCCTTATGGATTCCCTTAACAAGGAAACAGCGGATTTGGGTATGAATCTTTGGGGTGCTTTCAATGGTGTAACACACTACACCACACACACCAAATCTTCAACAGACACCTATGGCAATCTGTTGGGTGGTAATATGAAGTTCAACTCCGATGCACTTTCGTTCCTTACGGATGTTGCTGAAAAACAAGGTCTTGTGCTTGTCTAAAAGAGAGGGGGCAGAAATGCTCCCTTTTTTTTTAAAATAAATTGTAAGATATGACAACTCGTTTGATATATTAAGGTACAAGAACAAAACAAGTATGACACAATTCGAACAAGCGGTTGCTTCTGCAAGGTCGGGAGAACTGCAAACACCAAAGGTCTACATGGGTGAAAGAGAAATTGATTACTTCGGTTATCAGTTAAACACCCACATCTTCCAAATGAAAATCCTTTCAAAGGGAATGACTTTCAAAGGAATTACTGCAAAGCAGATTAAAGACTACTATGGTCTGAAATCAAAAAGGAATGCTGATGCTTTGAAAGAGTTGGAGAAAATACAAGAAAAGTACAAGGCAGAAAGAGGGTATTAACCCTCTTTTTTTGCTCATACCTAAAAAAAAGTATGGGCGAAGTACAGGCGATTAACCTTCCCTTGAGTCGGGCTTCTGTATTGCTACATCTTAATATATCAAATGATGGGTCATTTCTTACATAAAAAATAAAATAAAATTTCTGTAAGATTTGGTAAGTGGTTTGATATATTAAGGTACAACAAACATATAAGATATGGTAGCACACATTTTTGAGTCAAACAACAGATGGGATTTAATCGTTGAGACTCCCAAAGGTAATTATCTTTTCATCTTAGGAGAGGTTTCTAAGTTTAGGGAAAAGTATAGGTTAGATGACCAATGGCTTATTCGTGAAGTCGGGTCACTTGACTTTTCGCCATCAGTTGAAACTGAAGGAGAGTGGAAAGGTTGTAATCTACCTAATAAGAGAACCAAGAAGTTAGGTGAGTTGGTTTGTCGAATACTTGGTATCAATGGTCGAAATGTGGCAAAGACCGATGGTGTTTTTGCCTTTGCTGTAAAGTAAAATTAAGGGAGTAGAAATACTCCCTTTTTTTGTAAGATTTCAATTCTAATTTGATATATTATAGTGTAACAAAACAACAAAATAAAATGATTAAAGAAATGTTATTATCTCTGCCGAAAGATTTGCAAAAGGAAATTCTTGCAGATGCTTGTAGAAAAAGTTTTGGGTTATTCTTTGAATTTGCAAAAATCTTATTGGATGCTCCTATTTCAGAAGGTGGTATGTCTACCGAAGAAGTTGAAGAAATCCACAAGACAACCTTTCAAGAAAAATTGAATCCATCAAATAGAATCGTTTGTTCAAATAGTTTTAGTACAACAAAATAATATGGAAGATTTCTTTAAGCAACAAAAAAGGCTAAATATGCTCTTTGATGTTATCGTGGTATTAGGCTTTGCCTTTACACTATTCGTAATCATTTGTCGGTTACTAATTTTAGCAATTGGGTTATGAAAAATATAGATTGGGTTAATGCAGGATTATTTCTCCTTGTTGCAATATGTTTTAGTTATATTCTTTACAGCATCATTGAATATCATCGTTCAAAAGATGAACCTCATGAAGGTTATCAAAGGACAATTGAGTATGTTGGCTTTGATGGTAAAAAACATCAGGCTATTGTACTAAAAACAGGAACAAATAATTGGGTATTGGTAGAAAAGAAATAAAATAATTTGTAAGATTTGACATTGTATTTGATATATTAAGGTATGAAGACAAGAACACTAATAGCAATAGCAATCATCGGGATGATGACCTCTTGCACAGAAAACACAACCAAAATGGTTATTGCTCATCGTGTGGATGGCAATGATACCACTACCTTGCACAAGGTTAAGGTGGATAGGGAGTTTAAAGCAGGTGAGATTGTTTACCCTATCAATCTTATGAATAAATTCAAGATTGTTAGAGAATGCAGAAGATAATGTTTGTTGCGGTTCTATGTTTGTTTGCCTCATCTGTTATGGGGCAAACTAACTACAAGACTATAATGCGTTTGAAAAAAGATTCAATCCGTAAGGAAATAAATCTTCATTTGCAGAAAGCAAAGGTATTGGAAGGTACTTCTAAGGTTTTACAAGTCGCTGCTTTAGCTTCAGTAGTTGCCTCTTATCATATCTATAATAAAGAAGGTAATGGTAAACCAATGATTTTCATTCCTTTGACCATAGGTTTATCTGCTTTTGCAACTGATATTTTGGCTGAAAGGCAATACCAAAAGGCACAAGAAAAAAGAATTAAATTTATTTGTAAGTTTTAATTACTAATTTGATATATTAAGGTATGAGAACTTCAGCAACAACAACACCCATTAACTATGGGAAAATAAAAAGAGATTTGTATCTGCGTGATACCAATGGTGATTCAAGGTTTACCACTAAGGTTGGTAAGGATGCCAAAAAGTATAACAGAAACGCAGAGAAGCGAAAGGATTGGGATTGAGTGTTTATTTTGGTGTTTATTTTTCATGAGAAACCCTATCGGTCATATCGGTAGGGTTTTTTATTTTAAAATAAATTGTAAGATTCGGTAAGCGGTTTGATATATTAAGGTATAACAAATAAACACTTATGAAAAACTTAGTTCCAACAGAAGCACTTCTTTCTCTCCTTCAGGGCGATACTCAGTCAAATGGTGGAGAGTTTACCGCACTATCAAAAAGAAGCGGTAAAGACTTTACCTACAAGGTAAGTCGCAAGCAATTCAACGACAGATGGTACACCCACATCAAGGTGGAAACCAACTACCTTGATTGGCAATACCTTGGTTATTTTAAAGATGGCAAGGTTGTTCGCAAAGGTCAGGAAGTTGATTCACCTTCAGCAAAAGGCATTGCGTGGATTCTGCACAACATCCAACTTGGTAATCATCAGGCGGTTACAGACCAAGTTGAGGTGATGCACTTAGGCAAATGTCTAAGGTGCGGAAGACCTCTAACTGATTCAGATTCAATCAGTATTGGATTTGGGCCAATTTGCAGAGCAAAGTAACAATCTTTAAAGGGGAAGCATAATGTTTCCCCTTTTTATTGATATTGTTGATAACATTGCGTACACATTGTAGATTGTTTTTTAAAATAAAATGTAAGATTGTCTTACTCGTTTGATATATTAAGGTATAATAAATAACACTATGAAAAAGACATATGTAATAATTCCGACAGAGTGCAATTCAAACGATGCTTTGCTGCCTCTTTTTAAGAAAGAAAATCTTACCTATTCTCCTTGGCTGTATTTGCATGGGGAGTTGGAAAACGAATCTGTTCGCTTCGGTGGATGGGATAAGTTTAAATGGTTTGGTGATGAACCCACTAAGGGTGGAATCTTTGATTGCGTGGTTCTCATTGGGGATGACGATGCAAATATCAAAGTGGTTAAATCCATTGCTTATCTTTGGAAAAGCGACTTTGGCAAACTCACAGGTCTTGTGGTTGCAGAGGATGACCAAAAGAGTGTTGATTATGCCCACAAGAATTGGGAAGAAAAGGCAACAATGATATGACAAATGGGGAAGATTTTCTTCCCCTTTTTTATTTAAAAATTATATATAAAAAAGTATGGACAAGCTACCTGCGATTAACCTTCCCTTGTGTCGGGCTTCTGTATTGCTACATCTTAATATATCAAACCAATAAGCATTTCTTACATAAAAAATAAAATAATATTTCTGTAAGATTCAGTATGTCATTTGATATATTAAGGTACAACAAACACGAACAGACTATGAAACAATATCAAGTCGGGATGGTGGTGAGGTTCATCAATCAAGGTGATGACACACCTTACATAGGTAGAATCATCCAAATTCGTAAAAACGAAGTTATCGTTTCATACGAAAGGGATGGTTTCAAACTATGGCAAGCCATCAGAGTCACACACTAAGGGAGCAGAAATGCTCCCTTTTTTTTTAAAATAAATTGTAAGATTATCTTACTAATTTGATATATTATAGTGTAACAATTTTAAACTTTTAAACAATAACATTATGACAAAAATTTTCAACGGCACACCGCACCCAATCAACATCGTAGAGGGTGCAACCTTCAACCCTCAAATCCGCAAATGGGTAGGAGGCCAAGTGGTAAGAGTAATTCCCTCAAACGGAATGCTCAATGCCAAAATGAGCGTGGTAGACCTTCCTTCAACCGATGGAATCCCAACCTTTGGGAAATCATTTGAGGGTGTGGATGCCCTTCCCGATGGTTTTGACATCTTTATCGTATCTGCCCTCTTCTCATCTGCAATGCAGAAAATGGGTGCTGATATGTCAAAAATCTTCACCATCGGTGACCCTGTGATGTCAGAGGATGGTAACACCTTCGTTGGATGCAGAGGAATCTGCCCTGCTTTCTGATACAGAAAAGGATTTAGTTGTTAATATATGGAAACCCTATCGGTTATATCGGTAGGGTTTTTTTTATTTATTTCTGTAAGATTACCTTACTCATTTGATATATTAAGGTACAACAGATAAACACTTATGAAAAAGCAATTCGTTATTACACTTTCCGATGGAGGGCAAATGTGGGATTTCAAATCCAAATTAGTCATCTTGTCTGCTGATTTTATTGAACTCAGAAGCACTATGGCTGAGTGCGATTGGAGGCACAAGGCTATGGCTTGCAAGGCTGAATTCTTTACCACCAAAGCAGGTAGGGAAGCAATTCGCCTTGGTGTCGGTCATTCCCACAAGGTGCTGATTTCCACCTTTAGTGGGTCAAAATCCTTTCGTAATTGGAATGAAAGGAAAGACCCTACTGCCCTTTTCGCTCACGCACTTGGTATATCCAATGGCGGTGGTTGTTGGGCAGAAATAACACTTAAAATCAATCAGCAATGATTGGCTTTTTTTAAAATAAATTGTAAGATTACCTTACTCATTTGATATATTAAGGTACAACAAAACCAATAAACAAAATGGAAAATTTCAAAACAGCAATCTACGGAGGCGCAAGTACAATTGTAACAAAACTTAACGAAAAGGTAAGGTCAGGTGACAAAAGTTGGGAATTGGTAAATATTACCAAAGACCCTGAATACTATAACCAATCTTACGAAGTTCGCCACAATGGTGAATTTGTTATCCGAATTGATAGACTTTACGGATTCGGTTTCGGGTCTAATGCTTGGTATCCATATCTAAATAAGGTGCAATTTAAGAAATTGGAAGAGTTGGGTGTTCCTGTTGAAGTGCAATTTAATTATCGTGGGAAAAGTATGGAAGAGATAAGTGCTGAAATTAGGGCAATACACGAAATTCTTGAAAGAGAATAAATTAATTGGGAAGAGAAATCTTCCCTTTTTTTATTTCAATATTTTTTATTTCAGTTTGGGTGAACTCCCTGCGATTAACCTTCCCTTGAGTCGGGCTTCTGCAACAATCTTTGCTACACCCTAATATATCAAACACAATGTTAAATCTTACAATCTTTTTCAACATTGTCAATACATTCTAATAACATTGTGTATAAACCCACATTGTGTTTACATTGTATATACTTGTCAAAACACAAACAATGTAAAATAACACACAATACAGAAAGCCATACATTGTCAATACCATTACATTGTCTATCATTCACATTGTCAGAAATTATTTTAAAATAAAATGTAAGATTGTGTATGTAGTTTGATATATTAAGGTATGACACACAGACCATTAAATGTCATTGCCTCCGAGGTTAGGAGGGATTGGCAAAAGGTGAACTATGCAGCCAAGCCTTATTTGGATGCAATGAGTTCACTAAACAGCATCAACGATTCCTATGGATGGGATTCGGCAAAGTCAATAGTTTTGTATTTCCTTGGCAATGCCTCTACTTGGAAGGGAGAGAAGGCAAAGGAGATAAAGGCTGAACTGAAAGCCATGTGCAAGTAAGTTTGAAAAAGGCAGTCGGGAGTGGCTGCTTTTTTTTATTTTTAATTTTTTAAAAAAGTATGGACAAGCTACCTGCGATTAACCTTCCCTTGTGTCGGGCTTCTTCTTTTTTATTAAAAAAAGAATAAAAAAAAATCCCTCTGAATTTCAAAGGGATTTTCTAATAAAAATTTATGAATGAAAAACGAAAAACGACCAAGAAACCATACCTGCAAAGCAACTATGCTTTCCCTCTCTGCTATACTATATCAAATGACTTACCAAATCTTACAAAAAAATAAAATAAATTTTGATCCCTAAACCAAGGCCAGGTGAACCAGGGTTTTTGACTTTTCCAAATTTATTTTCAAATAACCTTACGCAAGATTTATTTTTTCTAATCCTTTGGTTTTTTGAATTATTTTCTGCATGGCAATTTTTGGGTTTTTCAGAATAGAGTTTTTGATATTTCCAAATTTATTTTCTACCAAGTTTTTTGGTAACCTTACCAAAATTATTAGAATGCGTTTTCAGCCTCATAACATTGCGTATAAGACACGATGTGCCTTTTTGGTACTCTGATATCAAAAAAAATAGTTATGCGAATACAAAGGAAGTCGCTGATTTTCAATGAGTTATGTCTGATCTCATAACATAGCTTATCTTATTGGAAATCAATCACTTACGGCTTAGATGTAAGATATGGGTAAGAAAAAATTAAAAATAAATTTTTTTGTTTGATTTGTTTTCTTTTATACACGCATACACATACGCACACACCACGCACCACATATACTGATTCCTGGGGCAAGTCGCTGGTTTTCAGTCAGTTACAAAATCTTACAAAATTTTTGAAATTTTTTCTCGCTGATTATCAGTCAGTTATGATTTATTTTAAATTTATTTTTGTGTGAGATTTGGTTGGTATTACTTCTTATGCCGATATTTGCTGCATGAAAAATCAAACCCCCTCCTCCGCAGTTACCGCAGGGATGCCTGTAACTGCCTCTGTTTCAACTACTTCAGTTGTTTCTGCACCTAAAAAGGTGCGGAAAGTTTCAGTCGCTAAATTCGTAAAGCGACTTGACCTTTGCCCGATGACACCAAAGGGCTTTGCCAAAAGGGCAAAGACAATGGGCAAAGTTATCTCCTTTATCATTACACGGCAGTTTCAGTATGCCGTTGATGGTAACAGAGTTACCGCCAAAGATGCCTCCGATTTCGTTCAGGATGGTATGTTGTCAATCCTGAATGGCAATCAGGTCGATATGTCTAATTTCACCTATGCAGGTGAGAAAATGACACAAGGGAAATTCTTTTCCCTTTGGCTGAAAGCCTCCTTTCAGCAGTGTCAGCGCAATGACCAATTCGGTAGAATTACACGGAAGTGTAAGGTTACCGGAAAGCGTGAGGTGGTTGGAAAAATTGCGGTTGGCAGCATTGCCACTACCGACAATGAGGGTGCAATTTCTATCTCCAATGAGGTGGAAATCAAAGCACTCAAAAGGGGTGCTTCTGATAGCACTACCTATGCTCCGCTGAAAAAGGTGGAGCGCAAAATGATTGCGTTCTTCAATGAGGCCACCACCAAAGCCGACAAGCGGTTTTGGGCTAACGGCTTGAAAATGTTGCACATTGAGTGCAGCAAACTTCCGGCAAAGGAAGCCTGTAAGCTACATGGCTTTGAGCCATCCGCTTACTATGTGATGAAAAAGCGGATGTTGGCTGATGACCGGATGCAGGTCTTCAGTAGGCTTCGGGAATTGGGGCAAATCTAAGCCCCGATTGCCGGAAACAAGGGAGCAGAGATGCTCCCTTTTTTTATGCCCTAATTTGAGCGCAACACAGCCTACAATCAACGCAGAATTTCCGGTGGTGTTCAGATACCATTTCAACCTTGCGTTTGTTGTAGAGCCTTGCAGATGCCTTAAATCGCATTCATTGTTTTGTCCTATAAATACTGGGAAAGTACAAATGTAAGATTCGTGTAAGAAAATCTGCAAATAGGTGTTGGAAATGTCAGGGAGACCCCCCTGACATACCCCCCCTCTGTATCCCCCTATAACACAGCCCACCCACCGGGGGTATAGCTGTGGGGCCTACATGCATGAATCTGCTACAAAAATTAGTTTCCAATCCCAATAAAATTTTGTAAAAAAATTTCATTTTCAATGATAGATAAGACAATAAGATTTGCGACACAATTATTTTTATGTAAAATAAAATGTTTACAAAGTGTAAAATAAAAAAAACTCTGTGGGGTTTTTTATTTAAAAAGAGTAGGGTGGGTATAGAAAAATTTTTATAAATTTTTTGATTTAGAATCTTGGTAAGATTGTTTTATTTTTTCTTTATTTTGTTGGTAGTATGATTTAAGATAATCTTTTCTATTATCATTGACATTTTTATAATAGTTTTTATCAAAGGAGTATTTATCTTTATTATTTTCTCTAATGATTTTTTGGCAATGTTTACAATAGATTGATAGGTTATCTTTTTTAGATTTATCAATAGTGAAATTAGATTCAATTTTTGATAAGAGGCATTTATTACAGATTTTCATATAATATAAAATTGTTATAGATATCTACCATACCAAACAGGGAGATTATCTTTATTGTTTATAGTTCTGGGTTTAGAACCTGTAATTGTATATTCTATATTTTTAACTTCTGAATAATTTCTCCAACGAATTATTCCAAGAAACCCTTCTAAATCACTATCCCTAGTAGAAGAGAATAGTTCTTCGCATTTAAATTGAGTTAATGCATCCAATGATTCTTTTCTTTTTAGTTTTGGTAATAAATCCAATCCTTCTAATACAGGTGAACCATTAAGAGGTAGATGAGCAAGGATGCGTTTTAAATTAAAATTTGGGTTAAGTTTTCTACCAATATATTTTTCATGTTTATCACAATGTTCATCACCTGAACATACCAAGTTTTCTTCTAAATGTATATCAGATATATTACCATGTGAAATATATTTACCATCTTTTGTTTTTCTTATTCTTTTTGTACATTTTAACACTAGGTGATTATCTTTAAGATACCAATCATTTTCTCCTATATCTCCTACACCTTGTGCTAATACGATTAGATAGTTAGGGAGTTTAACTAAGTTATATTTTGCATATTTTCTAGTATATATCATAGTATATATTTTATTTAAGGGGTTTAAAAGTATCGGTAATAATGAAGTAAGATTTTTTAGAATCGGCAATACCAATAATATTATAATTATTATTCGATAGATAATCAATAGCGATATCTATTATTGAATTAAATTTATAATCAAAGGGGATTGTAATGGAGTGATTAAATCTTTCAGAGAAGAGTTTAATTTTAGTACCATCAAAATCGGTTGGTCCGATATATTTTATTTTAATAATATGTAGATTTTGCATATTGTTTTAAAATTCAATAACAATTTCGGTTAAGTCTTTAACTTTATCAATATCATTAAGTGTCATACAGATTTGAGCATCTAATAATGATGCATCTTTGTATTTTTCAAAATCAACATTTATGTAAGCGCAATTATCGAATCTATTTTCAATAGTATTATAGAGATGTAATTCTGCTTTTTTGTTAGCAAAGCCAATGCATTTAAATACTTTTTTCATAGAATATATTTTAGTTTAAATAATCAGCGATTAAATCAGCGATATCAGATAGGTTACCTTCATCAATATGTGCCATTTCAAAGATATGTGTTTTACCGAAGTAATTTCCTTTACCTGTACCATTAAATGCTATACCATCTTCATTTTTTGTTACGGAAACAATATAGAATTCAGTAAATAAATTTTTATCCACATAATATGATGCAGTTGGTAGAAAGGCATTAATTAATGTGGTTTTATCTTTCATATCTAAATCTGAGATAAAGGTAATTGTTTGTCCAACATTCATTGAATCAAAAATGAAATTGTAGGCATTTTTATAAACCTGGTTTGTTTGTTCTGAAAAATTCATAAATTTTTATTTTTTCTTTCTACAAATATAGAATTTTTTTTTCAAAATTCAAGGGGAAAATTTTGGAATATCCAAAAATGACTATAGATGATAAAGGATGATAAAGGATGATAGAAAAAAAAATTATTTTTCTTTTTTGGAGAGCATTGTTAATGGGAGAAAAACAATGAATAGAATTAAGATAAAGGTTTCCATACTACTTTTTTAATTTAACGCAGTTAGGGTATTGTTTACCGAACATTGTTTTCATACCTTTTTGTGTATAACCTTTCCAACATTTTTCATTTAGAATATCTTTATCTTTCCAATATTTTCTCCAATACATTTTAATAACTGGTATATGAGTAAATCCAAGTTCAAGTGAAGCCAAAAGTCTATGTCTTCCGCTTATTAATGAATATTCATTATAATAATCAGATTTACCTTGTCTCCAAACAACAACAGGTAATATTGGTTTATTTGCTAACATTGATTTTTTAAATCCATCAACAATTTTTCTACCTCGTATTCCTTGTTTATCTATCATTTTTTTAATACCATCAATAAGATTTTTATTGGCTATATCAGAAATTAACATTATCTCTGGGTTTTTATAATCACCAAATAAATCTTCATTTTCATCATCAGGTCCTAAAAATTGTTGTTTTTCCCCTTGTGCATCATACAATTCATCTTCTAAGTTTTCAGGAGAAACATCTGGCTTATAATGGTTTAAATTTTCATTTAATGTTTTTGGATTACATTCATGGCAAGTATAAGGGTCATCACCACCATCTTTTAAATACCATTGATGACCACATTTTTTACATGTGATTATTGTATTATCTAATTCTTCTTTTAATTTTTTTGGTTTATAAATTATATCTAATAAACTTTTTTCAATTGAGTTAAGAGAATCAGGGGTATAATTATCTGCTTTAAATTTAATTGATTTGGCTATATCATTTAAAAGGTTTAATTTTTTATATACATTTAAATCATCCAATGACAATTGATTTTTTTTAAAGAATGGTAATAAGTTTTTATAATGTTTTTCTATTATGTTTTTATAACCATTATCAATTGCATATATAACTTCAGGATAAGACATATTAAAGTTTCCACCATTTCTAATTGCAGCTAGTTTATTTTGGATAATTGGTTTAAGATTTTCACCTTTTTTGGAAAGCATTGAAAACTCTGTGTCACTTAGATTTTTATTTTCTTTAGATTTTTTAAGTTGCGATAATTTAAGTATATCTACATTATTATTTTTTAAGAAATAGAATAAATCAAACTTTGTTTGGTTATTAAGTTTAATATCTGATAAATATATTTTTTTAATTACTTTTATAAAGTTTTCTTTTGATATAGATTTGGAATTCAAATTATCAAAATTATTTAATAAGTAAGAAATCATATTAATTTTTTTATAGTTTTTTATAACTTTATATGTCTTTTCATCATATGCATTTACAAAAAATTGTTCAAATTTTTCTATAAATAAATCCAAATGATTTTTAAAATTAACTTCTTTACTAGACAATAAGTATAAAATATCATTACATATATTATTTAATACACTTTTATAATTTTTTTGTTGTTGTTCATATGGTTCTCCTTTTATATCATAACGAATACGAATTATTTGTTCATCATAATCAAGAGGTAATTTTTTATCTATGTTTGATAAATTTTTATGTATCATTTCTCTTGAGTTTATTAAAAAGACTTTATCTTTGATACCTAATTTTTCTAAATATTCAATTGGGTTATTAAAGACTGCATCATATCTGTCATGGGATGCCGTTACTTCATTTTTATCATTTAAAGTAAATGCAATCATATTTAAATTTGATGGTATATTTCCATTAAAATTAAAAAAGAAATATTGATTATTTTCACCATTTTTTGTATAATTATTAAAAGTTTCCGCATCCCCTACAATACACCATGACTTACTTCCTAATTCATAAGATGCGCTATAATCAATTATTCTTGCTAAAATCATATTTTTGTTAGCATAAAGTAATTTAATTGCGTACTTATTCATTTTATTGATAGTATTTAATACATTATCAAAATAGAAACCTATTTTATGATTTTCAATAAAATATTTTAAATCATAATAAAAACTATCTATATCATTATATTTGTCTGTTTTTCTTAAAAATTCTTTTTGGTCAGTACTTTGAATATTATTTAGAAAATAATCAATATTATCCATAGTACTATTGTTTGGTAAATTATTTAATAATTCTTTGATAAGTGATTTATTAGTTAACTTGTTTGTTAATTTTTTTACTAAACGATAATTAGACATATTATCAATATCATCTTTTAATTCATTAAGACTATTATATGATGATATTTGTTTTGGTAATGATTTAATTAAATCTTTATTATTAAGAATAAATTCTGCTGTTGATTTAAAATCATTAACTGAACGTGATAATCTTACGATTTCCCCTAAGAAACCAATTGAATTATTTTTCAATAAATAATTTTTAATATCTAAATAATTAGGATTATCTAAAGGTATATTTTTAGAATTAAGTATTTTTTCAGCTAGTTTTACATCTTCACTTAAAATACTAAATTCTTCCTTTATAATTCTTTTAATTAGGTGTAACATTGATATTTTTCTATATATAGAACTCAATGTTTAAAATTACAATTTCATTTTTTTCCAATTACCTTTTTGATTTTTGTAAAAGAGTTGGCATTGTGCTTTAGGTATATCGATAAAATCTTCTAGGTAGGTATTAACGCATTTAACATTAACAATGTTATCAATGTGTTTATTAATTACTGAGTAGGGTATAAGGAAGAATTCTGTCATTTGGGTATTCCAAACGATATAATAATCTGCTTTTGTATTTTTCTTTCTTATGGGGATATGGATTGTATTATAGGATGATTTAATTTTATCAAAATTAATTCTTGTTTCATTTTCAAAGGCTAGTATTTTGTCTGATTTATTATCTTTAAATAATAAATCATATTTTTTATAATGTTCCTCATTTATATCACCCATAAGGGAATATCCTTTTTTTTCCATTATGTTTTTCAATTCTAATTTATTAGAATGGTCATAGGTATCATAAGCTTGTTTATTAAATTTTCTTTTAGGTGAAGAATTCATTTCTTATGATTATTTGTGATATATTCATGCAATGATTCTAAATCTTGGCATATAAGATTTTTGTTTTCATCCCATGCCTCTAGCTTTCTTTTTCCGTAATCTGTTTCAAAGATAAACCAATTAATCCAATCAACACCTTGCTCTGTATAATGGGATGAGAATGTTATATCAATAATTTTATCAACATCAGATATTAGTTGATATTTACCTTCATAAAAATCAAACCCCATATCATGCAATTCAGCTATTTTATCTGAGAATGATTTAAACTTTTCTAGTAGGCTTTGAAACTCGTTTAGTTGCATTTTTTCTTTCGTATCTTTTTTTAGCTTGTTTTTTAAAATTTGTTTTTGAATTGAATCTTTTATCATACATTTCAATAACGAATTTAATAATTAAAATTCCTGAAATTAATAAGATAATTGATATTACTATTAGAAAAAAAAGAAATAGGTATGTATTCATTTTTTATTTTTAATTAAATCGTAAAATAAAAGATATGATATAATAGATAATACGAATATAGTTAATAGTATTAAATATGATTTAATCAATAGAGCCATTTAGTTTTAATGCTCTAGCCATTCTTGTCATTCCTATACCACCACCAAATCTTTCAAAGAAATCATGAGAGAAGAAATCTTCCAATTCTTTTTCTACTCTATCTTTACCGAAGAGTTCAAATAATTTTTGTGAGTATGCTCCACCTTCAATAGTATAGAACATTTCTCTCATTTTTTCAACATCACAGCTTCTTTCGGCAGAGCCAATGGTTTCTTGACCATAAAGGATAACATCAACTTTATTAAAGATACCATTATCGTTATGTTGCATATTCCAAAATGGGTTTGTTCTTAAAGGAAAGTTTTGTAAAGATACAACAGGACCTTTTTCTTCCCACATTCTTGTTTCATGTTCGTTTTCAAGAATTTCAACTCCACCATATTCTTGACAAACATCATCATAGTTTACTTCGATTGGTTTATCAAATCCAAGATGCTCTAGTAGTTCAGCTTCAAGTTGAAGCATATCTTTCATTGTGCCTTTGCTTTCAAATTCAAACATAGGGAAGATAAGTTCATGTCTACCTTGAATTGGATTTTTTTCTTGCCTATATGAAGTTGATACGCAAAAACATCCTTCCCAAGATGGATTAGTTAATAATCTTTCTTCCAAAATCATTTGTCCTGTTTGCGGAAGAGGCCAAATTTGATTTACATATTCAAATTGGGTTATTGAGTGAGGGTTTTCACATGCTGCTAATATTGATAGGCAAGATTGTGTTGGTACTTCAATGAAGTTTTTCTTTTGAAAAAATGTTCTTAGTTTGTTTACCGATTGATGGTATTGATATGCGTCTTTCATATTTTTTTAATTAAGTTTTTTAATAGAGATTAATTGGAAATTTTTTGATTTTCCTTTATTTATTATTGATTCGTAACTGACACGATTTGGTCCTGTCAGATTGTTTTCTTTGTTAAATATATCAGTAAAAATTTTTAATTCTGTTCTTCCATTAAAAAATAAAATTTCTTTATCTTTTTTTATTTCATAAATTTTAGAATTAGAATTATTTATACCTTGTCTTTTATTAGACATTTTTAATTTACTTTCCTCTGTATGTTTTCTAGCACCATAAATTTTATTTCTATATTTAATTGATTCACTAATTTTTCTTTTAGTTTCTTCATCTCTAGAAATTCCTTTACCATAACCTTCATGACCAATCAAAGATTCACTTAATTTCTTTCTATAGTCTTCTGATTTCATAGTTTGTTTCCATTGTTCATTTTCTAATAATGATTTGGAAATTTTACTTTTTGTTTCTTCTTTGTGTTTATAACCTGATTGACCTTCACCACCATCGCTATGGTTTAAAAGTGTACCACCATTTTCAACTCTACCGATTAATTTAATTATATCTTTTTCCTCTTGAAAAGATTGCTCTTCTAATAAATCTTTTTTTAATATTTGATATAATGGTTTATATCCTTGATTTATAATTGAATTTAATTTTTGGTAAAATCTATTATCAAGTTTTTTGTATAAACTAAGATGCCTTTTTGGTCTATCTGATTTACCTTTACCAACATAAATGGGTTCATATTCAAATGTTAAATTATTAAATATATAATTACCTTTTTTTCTTGGGTCTAGGTAAATATATACACAATAATTAGATAACATTTAATTTTATATTATTTTGTTATATGTAAATAGAGATTTATTAAGGTTATCAAAAAATTTACTATGGAAAAAATCAATAGTACATTATCTTTCTTTAAGGTTTTGTATTCACCCTTATAAATATTCCAATTATATTCAAACCAAAAACTATTCTTCATCTTCTTCCTCTTCTTCGCTATGATATTCGTTCCAAATTTCCATTACTTTATCCATATCCACCTTATCGGTTAGATTGTTTTCTTCTAAGAATTCATCAAGGTCATCAAGATATTCTGCACTATATGCAAATTCATCATAGAAGTTACCTTGTTTGAATTGCCATTCCCAATAAGTGTATTCATCATCAAGAGTACATACACCATCAGCACCATATTCTTGCTCACCTGCAAAGTTCATTCCTTGTTCATCATAGGTAATTCTTGAACTTACTTTATATACATGACTAATAATACCTGTAAGTTCAGTAACAGGAGTCCAAGCTGAATCTCCTTGAATGATTAGTTGATTATCATCAATAAAAGGTTCTTCAGGAGTAAACCATTTTGGGTGTTCATCTCTAAAGTCATAGTCCTCATAACTTTCAATGAAAATTGGTTCATTAGCAAAAAGGTCTTTATAGTTTTCATAGTTAAGACCTGTCTCTAGTAAAGACATAAATACATCCTTAATTTTATTAAGGGTTTCGATATCACCTTCAAGTGTGATAATGTTGTAACAGTTATTTGCCATTTTTAATTATAAATTTATTATGTTCTTCTATTGTTAAGTATTGCGTATCTCCATTATCAACTTGGATTAAAACACCTATGATTTGTCCTTTTTCTTTAATTAAATTAATTATTTGACAATCCATAATCTAGCATTTCTAGAATTTTATTTTTTGATTGATTCCCTGTCAATCTTTTATATTCTTTTCCTTCTTTAAAGGAAATAATTGTTGGTACTGACCTAATACCATATTCAATACATAATTCAGGTTCAGAATCAGCATCAACTTTATAAACATCAACTTCAGTAATTGTTTCAAGAGTTGGTGTTAACATTTTACATGGACCACACCATGAAGTGCTAAAACTAACTATGCAATCTTGATTAATTAAATTTTTAAATTCTTCGGAATTAACAATTTTCATATCTCAAATATAATACGTTTTTTTATTCCCAATAAATATTTTCTCCTCTTTTATAATATTTTAGATTCTCTCTTGCTTTTTCATCAACAAAATGTTTATCACTATAGATAACATAATTGTTTGGTAATAGAGCAAATTGACCTGAATCTAATTGTATAAGATTTAATGGTTTATGTTCTTGTGGATATCTTGAATAACCATCTGTCCAATCAATAACAATACCTGTGTGTCTACCTTTTGTTTTTATTGGTCTTAAAGTTTCAGCTTGAAGACCTTCAAGCATGGTTGAATAAAATGTTTCCATATTATCACCCATTGATGTCCAAGGCATTAAATCTTTTCTATCAATAGAAAAATCTTCAGTTGTAGATAATGCGTGAATAGGTAAACCACTCCAATTAGCACCTGACTCTAAAAGTACATGGCACATTAATGTTTGATATTCCCTACAGTATATACCATGCCAAACACCTTTAGTATAACCTTTAGGCATATTTGAACCTAAAAATTCATTCTTTACATTTACATAAAAATGAAAAGGTAGGTTTGCGTGTTTACCCATATTTAAAATGGCACATATTTAGTTCCAAGAACCCCTTTTTTTGCTCTTAGAATTTGACCTCTTTGTGTACCATCTACTTTATATGAAACATGAACCCAATCAGGATTTGTTTCATTACCGAACTCCCAAATGAGTTGGTCAAACTTTAAATTGTCTTTAATCCAATTAAAGATTTCAGTATTAGTAACTTTAGAACCTGTATTATCCATATCAATATCCATAGCTTCTCCTGACGAATGTTGAGATGTTTTGGATGCTCCTGGAGTTACTTTATTTAAAGCAGCACTTCTATATCCTGATGAGATATAGATTGGTGAATTGAAATGTCTTCTGATAGGTTCAAATATTTTTTCAGCCAATACTTTCATATTTTCAATGTGTTGTTCTGTTGGTTGATTACTGACACCTTTTCTTTTTGCTGTTTCACTCCTTGTCATTTCATGGAGTGTTAAGTGTTTAGATAAATTCATAACTTTTATATAAGTAGTTATGAATTATTTCATACTTTACCTTTGATTAATACTAATCTTTCATATAAACATTTTAAATAAGTTTCCATAGCGGATAATTGTATTTGTAATAAACCTTGCTGATGGAAATCAAGTTGATTAAATGCTCCTGTAAATAAAAATATTTTAAGTTTTTCAACTTTTTCTTCTAATGAAACTTTTTCATCAAGAAGTCTTGTATAAAAATTATTTTCCATATAGTTTTCTTTTAATGTATTTTTTAATACCTAAACATTTAATCACATAGAGTTCAATACGAAACCATCTCTTTAACTTAACCGACCAATGCTCTTTTTTCATTTGGTCAAGTATGCTTTGAAATGTTTCGTTTCTCATTTGTTGGTAGGATGGGATTTGAACCCATATCATTGTTGAGCCTCTTTTCTAAAGTTTTTTTGAGTCAACCGCTTCGCCATTCAGCCACCTACCAATTTGCTTGTCTTTCCAAGCGGTCATCTGTTTTCCCCTATTAGCCCAAATCATCAAAGGGGTATGAAATGGATTTTGTTTGGTGCTTTCGCTTTCCACAGAAAACCAACACAGTAGCCTCGCTAGGAATCGAACCTAGAAGAATTGCTTCTCTCTCCATTCCTCAGAATGGAATGAGAAGGCAATCAGTATATCCATTTACTTACAAGGCCATTAGTATCAGGAGAGGGAGTCGAACCCTCACGGCATTGCTGCCAATGGATTTTAAGTCCATAGTGTCTACCTATTCCACCATCCCGACATATTGTTTTCACAATTCAAATATAAGACTTTTTTTTGATTCTAACTATTTAAAGAAAAAAAGATGAAAAAAGTTTTAGTTACTGAATCTCAATTAAGAACAATGGTTCGTAAAATGTTAATGGAACAACCTGCAATGGGTGGTACACCTGTTGGTGGTACAGGATTTGCAGGAACTTCAAGTTTAACAACTAATGCTGCTAAACAATCTACCACATTACAATCTCAAAGAAATAAACAACAACAAACTACGTTATCAAATGTTAAAAACCTTAATCAACTTAACGGTCAGTTTTTAAACTTAATGAATGGTGTTAGTAAAGATACACTTGGTCCTGGAAAAATGACTAAACAAACTTTGATTACTAATTTTGGTAAATTACTTACAGATTTAGGTTATAAGTAATCAAAACTATGACCATTATGGACAAATGGTAGATTTTCCCCATCCTTAACGCAGGATACATTTGCAAATATTGTTTTATATTCTACAAATTTAAATGTACCATTATTTAGATTATCTTGATTATCATGGATATGACCAAATATGTGATATTTAGGTTGTATCTTTAATACTCTTTTAAGTAATGCAGAACAACCTACATGTTCACTTACATGTCTATCTCTTGATGCGGAATCTAATATACCTTTAGGAGGACCGTGTGTAATTAAAATATCAATATCATCAGGTATTGTATCCCAAATTCTTCCAATTTTATTTCTTGCACGATTAAATGCCCAATTACAAAACTCAGGAGTATAAGGAGAACCAAATATTTTAATTCCTTCTATCTCAACTAATTCATGTTCAAGATAAATAATATTTCTATTTTTAAAATCTTCTTTGTTAATGAATCTACTTTCAATAGAAGTATCATGATTACCTGCAATAATCACTTTATATTTAACAGGTTGTTGTTCTAACCAAATTAAAAATAAATTAACTTCATTATGATTTAATGCAGGACTTTTTACATTTGAAAAATCTCCTGCATGAATAATCATATCCGTACCTTCAGGTATTTGAACCTGCTCATGTCTTCCATGAGTGTCTGAGACTGCAAAAATTTTCATAAAGCAAATATAACTTAACTATTTATAAAAAAATAAAGTTTTCATGAAAAAAGTAAGAATTACAGAATCTCAATTAAGAGGATTGGTTAGAAGAATGATTAAAGAAGAAAGATATCCAAATATGTGGTATGATAATTTATTAGGTGTAGAAAATTTAAATAAATATCCACAAGATTTTATTGATTGGTTAAATCAAGAAGATACTTGGGCTGAGACTTATGTTCAAAAATACAGAATAAAAAAACTTATAGATTTATTTGATATGTGGGTTAATGAAAGATATTAAACCATTTAAAACGGATTACCAATATACTCAACAACTTCATGAGTATCTGAGATTGCAAAGATTTTCATAATGCAAATATAAATTAACTATTTATAAAAAAGAAATTTTTATGAAAAAAGTAAGAATTACAGAATCTCAATTAAGAGGATTGGTTAAGAAAATGATTAAAGAAAATGTAGAAACATCAAGTATACCCACAATAATTAAATATTATAACCAAAGCGATAATAATACACTTAAACAAAAAATATCAAATTATGGTAACTCAAGATTGCCTGAAAATCCTAATCATAAACAGTTATATGATTTTTTAAATAAAATTGGTGATAAGAATAAATTAGAAATTATAAAAAAGATGTTAGAAAGGGATATTCAAAAGAAATCTATCACAGAATCTCAATTAAGAGGAATTGTTAAAAGAATGATTAAAGAAGAAATGTCTGAAGAAATATTAACTGAGGGAAATTGGTCAAAAATTATGAAAGGTGTAAGAAATGGGGAAGCCCCTTTTTCAATTATTGCATTTGAAAATAATTGGCCTAAACCAAAAATTTTAGGTCAAGAAATTGGTATTCAAATTATTGATGCAATACCTGCTTATTATGAAGAAATGAAAAGAAAATATCCTAAAGCTAGTAAAATTTCTATTGAAGATGGGGGTGGGCAAGTTGTTTATGTAGAAAAACTTTATTAAAACGGATTATCTAAATACTCAACAACTTCATGAGTATCTGAAATTGCAAAAATTTTCATAATGCAAATATAACTTAACTATTTATAAAAAAATAAATTTAATATGAAAAAAGTAAGAATTACAGAATCCCAATTAAAAGGATTGATTAGAAGAATGATTAAAGAAGAAACTAAAAAAAACTTAATAAGTGAAGTTTATTTTAGTGATACTGATAGAGCATATATAGGTAGAACTGATGCTTATTATTCAGATGAAGACGATGAATCGGTATATTCACCTGATTATTGGACATATTCAACTGATATGAATGATAGTGATTTTGCACAAGATGGTGACCTTTATCAATTAAGTAATGCTGGTAAAGAAATTATTAATTCTTGGTTGGAATATAAAGGGTACAATGAATACCAAAGAATGAACGCTAGAAGGAGTGGTGCATCTAATCCTATTATGAGTATGAGTAATGAACAATTGTGGGATTATTTAACAACAGACAGAAGATATTCAAAGCAACTTAGAAAGGGATATATTGGAGAAGAAATGGAAATGTCTCAAAAGCCTGAAAAATTTATGAGTTTAAAAATAAAAGGTAATAAAATTATGGCTCACGAACCTTATTTTGGAAAAGATACATGGGTTGCAAGCATATATCATGACCAAAAAAGAATTAAACCTACTCATGGTTATTTCATGCCTCATAAATATGGCAAAATGAGTAAAAAATATGCCGATAGTATTGGTTATGAATTTGACAATAGTTAATTCTAAAACGGATTATCTAAATACTCAACAACTTCATAGTTATGTTCACCAAAAGGGTCATTTGTTGACCCTTTTATTTTGCTTATATATTTCTTTTCTTTTTTATTTACCTCATTTATAGCATCCTGCAACTTAGTCATAAGTTCATTTGGTACACTTGAGTTAGCATAACCTTTGAATTGGTTTATTCTATAAATTTCTTTATTATAATCATCAAGCCAATTATATTTACCAAAACTTATTTCAGCAGTATATCTTTTTTCATTATACTCTGTTGTTAAGATACAACAATCGCCTCTATTGATATTATCTGAATAGGAGTTAACGCAATGCTTTTGAGTAAGTCCTTCAAATAAAAGGTCTTTACCATCTTTAATCATTTTAAATTCTTTTGGTAAATACTTTTCCAAGATAAGATATTTATCATCAACATGGATTTCTTTTACTTTCATTTTATCAAGATTTTCCAATAAGATTCTATCATGTTGTTCTTTGATATTATCTTTATTCAAAGAGAAGTTAATCTTTTGACCAACATCATTTGCCATCTTGATTAAATCATCAAAATATGTTTGATAATCAGTAGTTTTCTTTGCTATGTTTTTATATTCTAAAAATTTATCAACATAATTGATTGGGTTTTTAAATATAGGTGCAACTGACATTATCTCATAGATATCATCAAAGGATAAACCTGCAAATTGTTTATGTGATAATGGTTCATCAATTGTTTTAATTTTATTAATAAACTGTTGAAGACTTGAGCAAGAACCATATGATGATTTGGAAAAGTTATTTTGAGAAGTTAATGCTGTATTATTTCTTGCTTTTTTTCTTTCCAAATGATTTTCACACCACTCATTCTTTTTATTATTAAAAAGAAGTTTTTTACTTAAATTAATAATATCATTATTTATATTGATACCAAAATAATTAAAAGGGAATTTTTTAATATTTGATAATGAAAGCCATACTGCTTTATTCGATGTTGGTAGATTAAATTTTATTGCACCACTTGGTGAAATAAATACAAATGAAACATTCTTTTTGCTAGGATAGCAGAGATATTCATAACCTTGTTTTCTCATTTGAAGATGTTCACCTGCAAAAGAAAGTCTTTTCATTTTAAACTGTGTTATAGTTAAAATAATTGAATATCCCTTTTCAGTTACATTGCAAAATGCACTATAAAAAATATTATGAGTATTATCTTCACCAATCTTTAAATATTTTTTATAATTATTATATCTTAACTCATACTTATTAGTTTCATCAATAATAGTTACATCATCATTAATCGCATTTGTATTTGCTTCTTTAGCAAAATTATACATGCGACCATAGAGTTCAAAAGCAAGGTCTGAAATTGGAAAACGAAGGTTATTGTTCATAGGATTTTTAAGTTTATGCAAAGATAAAAAAAGCCTCTGAAATTTTCAAAGGCTTTGTAAAAAAAATTAAACTTTTAATATAGTGTACCTTCTTCTATAGACTAAAACTGAATTTGACCTTTCATCAAGTTCATAATATCTTTCACCATTTGTGGTAACACAAGAACCTGTAAATTCATCATCTTCTCTTATAAAATTTTTTATTTTGGGTCGAAGATTATTTTTTATAATTCCTTGTCTACCTAATATTCTTGATATAGTAAGTAATTTCATTCACCTTCAAGCCTTTTTCTTTCGCTTTCTAAATCCCTGTTGATAGCTTTATCAGTATCAAACTTTTCAGGATAACGAACCATTAGTTTATTAATATTATTTGTTAATGATTGATAGAAGTCAAAGTTAAGATAAGTAGATAGAATAAATATTTTAATAATTATCATTGGAATATTCTTTTTCGGTTTCAATGATAATTTCATTAAATCAATTAAAATATTTACATACCCTTCATCTGTATAAGATGGTTTTTGGCTTTCTAATAATGCTTCAGGCATTACAGGTAAAGCTATCTTATTGATTCTGCAATAGTTAACTGCGTAAAAAAGCGTGTCTCCGATTAACTCTTCTTGAAGATTCACATAATCAATATCCTTTTTATATGCAATCTTTTTCTTATACACATCAATTGCTTCAGCAAGTTCTGTAATCAACCCCATTTTCATGTGGAGATTATTTAGTTTTTTCTTACCCAAATCAGCGCAAGTTCTTGCTGCAAATTTTTGATACTGCTTTAAAGAAGAGATTTTGTTTTCTAGTTTATTCATTTTCTTTTAATTTATTTAATACGAAATCAATTGTTAAAAAATCATCCACAATAACTTTTTTAACTTGTTTATCTTTTTTCATATAAACAATATAAAGTTGGTGGTTTATTACATCGTTAAATATACGACAATAAATTTTATTATCATCCAATTTTTCAGGACTTGTTATTTTATAAAGGGAAGTTGGGGAAACCCAATAGTATTCCCCAATTTTTATTTCTCCTGAATTTTTTAGTTTTTCCATTAAAAACCAAATGCAGCAAGGCTATGTTGAAATGGATTTTCCTCAATGTTTTTAACGCACTCAAGCATTTCTGCTACCACTTCTCTTGTTTCTTGTTGAGCATCCGGTTTTAATCTAAGATTACAAAGGTGAACAAATGCTTGAAAAGAACCTGTCCAAATAAATGTAGTATTCAAATTCAATGGTAAGATTGTTCTTGCCTGTTCTTTTGAAGTTCCAAGTTCAATAAGTTTTTCATAAGCCTTTTTACAACGGTCAATAATATCAGCTTCAATAATAGAAGCCATTTCTTGGTTCTCAATAACACCTTCACTACCTTGTTTAGAAGATGTAGATTGTTTTCTCCATTCTGTTACGGTTGTATATGTATCAGAAAAATCTACATATCTACCTGAAATAGAATTAGCTGCCCAACCAACCTGATGTTTAAATAATTGTCTTTCAACATAGATTGGACAATTAATTCTAAATTGTAAAGTACAATGTCTAAATGGTGAAGTATGACCATGTTTGACAAGATAATTAATTAATTTAATATCTTTTTCGGTGAATTCATCAACCTGTTTTCCATAACTTACTCTCGCTGTGTTAGTTATGGTCAAGTCACTTCCAAAGTGGGATAGGAGTTCTGCTTTCATAATGCAAATATAAAAGAAACCTCCTGATTTTTCAAGAGTTTTTAAAAAATTAGTTCATAATATTTTCTTTAAAATTTAAAAAACTATTATACAAGTCATTGGTTGTATATTTTTTTAAGATTTTATATGGTTTTCTTTTGTCGATTTCAATCAATTCAGATACTGACCAAGGATTTGGTATATTAGGTTTGCCTTGTTTATTAAATTCTAAAAAACAACTAAAGATAATTGGTTTTTCTGATAAATATGTAAAATGAAATTGTCTTGGTCCAACTTGTTTAAAAGACCAATCTTGTTCTTGGTCTACAATTTGTTTAATTTTTCTAACATCTTGTATTGCATCATATGTTGTATATTCCAATTCTTCTTTAATTATTTTTTTTATAATTGATTTAATCATAAATATTTTAATGTAAATAGATTAGGATAACAAATAAAATACGCTATTTATGAAAAAAGATAAATGGCTGAAATCTCTCAGGTTTTACAAATTGGTAATAGTAGAAGACCCGAATCATTACAAAGAAATCTTTATAAGATTAATTCACCTTATGATTTAACAGATGATGTAGTAACTAAAAGTTTAAATTTACTACAAGCTATAACAGGATATGATTATAGAGCAAATCCTGTTGTTGATATTATTGAAAGATTGGTTGATTCTCAGAATAGTGAATTAGTTAAAATAGGCGGTGAAAGATTACTTGTTGAATTTGGTAGGAGAGCAGGAAATAATGTATTGGGTAAGTTTATACCAAGTCCAACAAACTTAATAGGTGATTTAATAAGTATATTTAAAGGTGATTTTAAAAAAACTGATGCAAGTATTACCGATTTAAGTAAAGACCCTAATAAGTCATTTTTTGAAGAATTATTTGATTCATTACAAACAAGTATTGGTTATAGAAGTAATGAAAACTTTTTAGATAAAGAATATGGTAAACTTGATAATACAAAAACATCTGATGTAAATTTTACTTTTTCAGGTGATATGATTAAAGAGAAAATACAGCAATTAAATAAAAAATCTGTATTTTCAACTTATAACACTATATCATCAAAAATTGAATTTGAAAAACAATCTTTAGTATTTAGAAATACATATAGTAAAAATTTATTACCTACTTTGGAGGTAGAAAACAAATTAACTACAACATTTACAAAAAGTTACTTTCAACCTTTTGTAAAGGAAGATGATAAATTATTAAAAAATTATGATTTAGAAACTAAAGGTATAGAAAAAGACCAAGGTTTTGGTTCTTTAGGTAAAATGGATGAATTTAGAACAGATAGAACTGAGTTGACCATACCTAAAACATTATCTGTTGAAAATATTAATACTTATGTTTATGATACAGATACAACAAAGCAAGATAGTCTTAATACAAGATTTGGTGTAAGAAGAGGTCTTGTTTATTTTACATCTAAATTAGCAAAAGAAAATCCAACTATTTCACATAATCAAAAATTAATTAAAACTGATACTACTGTTACCCCTAACATTGCTTATTACAAAGGTAATGGTGAATGTAGAACTTTTACAATTTATGACCAATATGATAATTATGATAGACTTATTAAATTCCTTGGTAATAATGAAAAAAATTCAGTATTAAGAAATAGTGTTTTACCAAGAATTGCACCAACTGTTGATGATATTGATGCGGATAAATATAATTACTTTTTTACAATGGAGAATCTTGCATTAAAAGATTCAGTTGATGATTGTGAAAAAGGACCAAACGGTGGTAGATGGATGTGGTTTGCACCATATAATGTAAAAATATCTGATAATAATTCAGTTAATTGGTCTGATATGAATTTTCTTGGAAGACCTGAACCAATATTTTCATATCAAAACACAGTAAGAACTTTAAGTTTATCATTTAGTCTATTAATTGATACCGTAAAAGAAATACAAGATATCGAACCAACTATTCAAAATTATTATAATTATCTTTATCAATGTGGATTAATAGCAGAAAAGCAAACAACTAAAAATAATGGAGAAAATATAGTTCCAACAGGAGAAACTAAACCAAAAAATTCAACAAAAGAAGAAAAGAAATTTGGAAAAAAATTAGAATATTATTTTAAAAATGAAGGTTATGTAATAAATTCTATATACCCTGTTTATTCAACAGGTAATGAATTAGAAAGTGCGTCAACAATTAATAATAATTTTGTAAGTGGACTTAATGATGCTGCTGATTTTTTAGTACAATATATGGGTGATAAAGGTTGTAAAGAAATTACAATGACATTTAATGGTTTTACTACAGGATTAATAACACAAACAGCAACAACTGATTTTGCAACGAGTTATAATTATGCATTAGGTATGAGAAGAGCATACAATTTAATGACAACTACAATAGGCAAATATGAATTAATAAAAGGTAATTTACAAAGTATTAGTTTATCAAATTTTACACCTCCTTTGCCTACTTCTGCTATACCTGATTTAGATACAGGTACAGTTACTGTAAAAGATAAAAAAAGAACATATACTCAACAACTTACAAATGGTATAAATATAACAATTGTGCTTGAGTCAAATCCAAATACTCAAGTTGATAAATCAGACCCAAACGAATTAAAGGTTAATCAAGCCAATAAAATATCACAGAGATATGCTAAAGTTGAATCAATTGTTGCAATGGTTGAAACTATTCAAGAAGATAGGAAAGTTGAAACTACAAAAGAATTAAATGTTCCTCCGGTTGTAAATAATGATGAGGTAACACAAAAACCTCAACCTTGTGATGAAGATAAAAATTTACAATTTGAAAGCTTGGAATTTTATAACAAATTCCCAACAGGATTTGAAAAACTAAATGTATTTACACCATCATTTAATAGTCAAACACCATTTGATTTTACAAAGCGTTATGTGTTTTTACATCAATTAACTAGACCTTCAAAATTAAATAATATAAATAAAGCTAATGCGGATAATACTGTATTTGGTAGAATGCCTGTATTTGTTATTAGATATGGTGATTTTATTTATTCAAAAGCAATTGCAAGGTCAATTAACTTTGATATAAGTGAGTCAACATGGGATTTAAATCCTGAAGGTATGGGTGCTATACCATTGATGTGTACTGTAACAATGGATTTAACTCTTATTGGTGGTCAATCTCTTGCAGGTCCAATTGATAGAATTCAAACTGCCAATGATTCTAACTTTATTGCCAATTCTACATTCAATACAGGTTATTATGCTAACAACAAAACATTTGAAAAGGCAAGACAGCAAGAAGGGGTACAATGGCCTAAATTTGCAAGTGGTGAAAAACCAAATCCTAGAAGAAAACCTTCTAGTGGAAATAAACCTGAAGATGCATCTCTACAAGGTATTCCAAAAGTAGATGTTAGACCAACGCTTACACCTTTTAAAGCACCTACTCTTGATTCTTATCAATTCAAAAGAGCAGAATTGGTAGATTTACCTGAAACAATCGATGCAGATGCTGCATTAAGATTTATACAAGAACAAGAAGCATCATTTGGAAAAGGTTTATAATTAAACCTCTTTAATGATATCTAAAATACCATTATCAACTTTAGCAATAAAGAATTTATTTGTTTCAGTTATCTTTTTAGATTTAGTGACTGAATATATTTTATATAATTCTTTATAATTTGATATAGGTAAGTAAACATTTTCAGTACCAAGATATTTACTATATTTTAAATCAATTATTTCATTATCTATGGAATAAGCTTTTTTAAGTAATAATACGATATCACCATTTTTATAGTTTTGATGTTGCATTCTTAATCTGCTTGTAATACCTACTGATTTCATTTTATTTCTTATTTCAATATACTTATCATAATATTCTTGTGACTTGAGTTCGTAATCACATTTATAGTCTGTAAATATATCATCAGGTCTAAGTCCTGTCCTATTCCAAAACTTAACTTCTTTTTCTTCTAAGTAAAAGAAATCCTCAATTGAATCTCTATCAAAGTTTACCAATTGGATTTCATTATCTGCATAATGTTCTCTATCCATTGGTTTTTCTTTGATAAGAGTATTCCTTATTTTTTCAGGAAATACAGTTAGTAATGCAGTAACACGCTTATTAAAATTATTAACATAACGAGCAACATTATATTCACCAAGCATATCAGGATTATTTTTTAATTCAGTCTCAGTAATGACATATGAATTATACATTCCTGTCTTTTTATTGATAGATACATCACCATGAGATTTGGCAGTACCATTATTTACATAATAAATAAAATCCATACCGCTTGTATTAATGTTATGTGCAATAACAAGTTCCATGTGTGCTTGTTTTGCTTTTGCTTTACCATTAATATCTGTACCTCTTTTTTGGTAATCTTCTATTGTTTGTTTTAATCTTGATTTAGATGCAATCTTTTTAATCGGTATTTGTTTACAATAAATCTTTGTTAAGTATTCGTAATAGAATTCTATAAACTCTTTTGGTTTGTTAGTAAGAATAAGTTTAATTCCTTCGTTGACAAAATCCTCAATATATTCCGACATGGTTTTTGATTTGATTGTATTTCCTGTAACCTTTGGCTTTGACCTTTTAATTTTGAGATTCTTATTAGCTTCTCCCAAGTAAGAGTTCTTCTCTGCGTATTCTTTAAGATACTCATCTTCTTTTCCTAAATATTGTTTTGGAATATTAAATATTTTTTTCTTATTCTTATCTTCAAGTGTGGAATATTCAAGATTTGCATAATTCTTTCTTGAAAAGTTAGCAGCAGATATCCACATACCATCATTATCAAGTTTCATATATTGACCTGCAATGATTTCATTATTAAACTTTTCAACCATTGCATCAACACCTTTATATACCACACCTTCATATTCATAAATTAAATCATCAATTCTAATTGGTGTTGATAACTTATTAAAATTCAAATCAACATTTGTATATTCGGGTACAGAGAAGTTGCAACCATCAGTATCTTCTGTAATTGGTATAGCACCAAATTTCATAAAATAATCAATCATTCTTCTCAAGTATTGTCTACCTGTACAAGTAATGCGTTCAGCACAATCAAAGTCTGCCCAATTAAAATATTCAGAACCAAACGCACCAAAGTTTGAGTTGTTAAGAATTTTAATTGGTAGTTGTAGAGCATCATAAAACTTCCTTTCTGATTCAGGAAGTGTTTCATCTTTTGCCCATTTTTTATATTTATCTCTTGTAAACTTAAAGTAACTCAATAACCTAAAAAGAATATTAGTTACATCATGTCTTGGAAATACACGATGTTCAAGTTGTATTGATGGATACAGACCTGCATAGTCTTCTTTATAAATATTTTCAAAATATCCAACTTTAAATGTTCTTGAAAGACCGCCTGTAAATTCTACTTTATTGGGTGTGTATGGTATAGCAAGGTCATTCTCATAACTCCAAGCAGTCATAATAAGATTCCATGAACCTGCCCCACCAATTGTTGCAGTTCTTTCAAGTGATGTTGGAAGAAGTTTTGAAAGCATGAATGTAGATTCATTATATACTTTATCAACTTGTAATGTTTCCCATAAATCATCTTCAAGATATTGTTCAATGATTTCACTTCCTGTTATTACTTTATCATAATCAGGATTCATTTCAAGATATTCAATAGCTTTATCTTGATAAGAATCGGGTATTAATTTATATTCATTATTTTCAGATTTATTGATATAGAATTTATCTTCTTTCCACATCTGATAAATCTTAGCACCATTCTTAACATACATACGATTAGGTTTAGCAATACCTGCAAATTTACAGACATATTTCAAACCTGCTTCTTTCATGTTAGAATTAATTGCTTGTGTTTTCCACACGGCATGAATAATATCCAAAACATTATATCCAAACATAGATGTTTTAGTATAATATTTTGTTTCGTTACCAACTTTAAGACTTGAATTTTCTAGTCTTCTTATACCTTTAGAATCAACATAAGTTGTTTTTAATGAATCAACATCTAATCCTAATTTTTCTGCTCTTCTAAGAATAAAGTTGAAATCAAAATCTTCACTATTATATCCAAATATGATTGCAGGTTTTAGTTTATCAATATTTTTAAAAAGATTAATAATTAATCTTCTTTCTTCCTCATCATTTATTTCATTTACAAAGTCAATTGAAACAAAATTACGATTATCTTTAGAACCAATAGCGAAGATTCTATCCTTATTAGGGTTTAAACCTGTTGTTTCAATGTCAAATACAAACTTATGTACATCATCGTATGTTTTATAACCATTAAACATACGGACACCTTTTTGAATTAAATACTGTTCTTCAGATTTAAGTGTGTAAAATAAATTTCTATTACTTAAATCATAAGAAATGTCTATTTTCTCACCTTCTTTTAACTTATCTATGAAAATGATTCGATATACATTTTCACTTTCATCATGAAAAATTTCATAATTGTGAAATAATTTTAACTTTTTTAATACACCACTTGTATTTACTTCTACTTTTTTCTCTTCTATTGAATCTTCAAAGAAATCATCTTCTTCATTAATTTCTTCTTTAAATTCACCTGAATATTTTATTTGAATTGAATTATAAACTACTCTGTTTATATCTCTAATAATGATTTCATAATTTTCTGAAATTTTATTATAAATAACTCTATCATTATTAGGGTCAAACAAAAAGCAGTCTTTCTTATTTAAATCGGGAGCAAATAACTCTGATGTAAATGCTTCATTTGCTTTCCAATAAATATCAACACCGCCTTGATTAAAAAAGGCTCTCAAATCCCTCATCCCATAAGGAGAATCGGTATACATGATAAACTTGTAACCGTTTTCAAGTCTATCAACTATAGCACCATTATTATCTTTTGTTTTTAAAGTTTTAAAGGATATATGATATTTCTTCATATTATCCTTATATTCTTGCAGTCTACCTTTATAAAAGGGAATACCAAGTTTTTTTAAATCTTTAACATAGATAAATGGTCTATATTCTTCTGTCTTGATATATTTCTTTTTAGTTTCGGGGTCATCAATAACTAATTGAACAACATTAGAATGTGAACTACCTTCAATACATACAATATGTTTTTGATTTAAATTTCTCCCATTTAAAAACCTTTCTACATCTTCATCTTTAAATGTTTTGTAGGTAATCTTTTCTTTTATTGCCATTATTGTTATTTATGAAATCTCCTGAATGAATTTTCGGTGATAAAGACAAAGGTAGCCTTTTCTTTTAATTCTTTCAAATCAACACAATTTAAATAACTCATTGTGCTTTTCAAATAATCATTAAAGTTTTCAATCCAACCATCAAAAGTATATTCAATTTTATTCCATTTAGCAATACCTTCGGATGTTTTGAGTTTGTAATTACCCCAAATCTTTTGAATTTCTTTTGTGGACATACCAACATGCCTCTTGTATAAAGAGAATTTGTTCTTATACAGCCATTTGGCTAAATCCATATTGGTAATCTTGATTTTTTTCCAAAGATACGGATAAGAATCGGAATCCAAACATTTATTTAAGATTCCACCGAGCATAACATAATCTGCACCAAGAGCAAGTGCTTTAATAATATCAGCAAAGTTTTTAAAACCACCATCTGCAACAATTAAAGATTTATGTGCGTTAGCTTGCCTTATTTGATTACATTCATAAATCAATGATGCCATTGGGTAATGTATTGAGGCATTGGCACTTGTAGTACAAACACTTCCACCACCAATACCAATGCGACAATAATGGACACCAATTTTAGAAAATTCATCATATGTATGTGGATTAGCAATATTACCAATCATTAACTTCTTATTCTTAAACTTTTTAATAAATATTTTAGATAAGTCAAGAAGTTTCCACATATGTCCATTTGCAATATCAACTAAGACACATTCAGAATCTAATATTAAATTTTCAAAAGCATTAAAATCAGTTTCAATTAATCTAAATTCTTGTAATGATATTGATTTAAACATTATTTTATTTAAACTACTAAGTTTAAATAATTCAGTATAAACGCTGTATTCATAATTTCTTGGAACACAGACCATCATTTGTTTAAGTAATTGATTTAAAAACTCTTCATGAAATCTGTTTTCTTTTTTAATAGAAAGTACAGAATTCATTGGAGATGCCATCAATGGTAGAAGTGATGGTAAATTAATTTCACTTCGTGATTCTACTTTTGATAGTACGGATGGTACTAAAGCGATATCATGGAAATCAAACTTAGGTGTTTCCAAATTATTTAAAAATGTCATTATTCTTCAGTTTGAGGAATTTGAGATTGATTTTTAGTTTCCATGATTTTACGATAGTTTTCTAAAAACTTTTTAGAAAGCCTTTTTGCATCATCTTTCAATCTTGCTGTTCTAGCAATACTTTTCTTTTTCTGAGTTTTTCTTTGTTTGGAGACAGGCATAATATTAAAATTTATGCCCTAAATATAGAATTAAAATCCTAAAGTTTTCAAGATTTTTTTGAAAAAATTTTTATTTTCTCTGTTTTTCAGAGTTTTAAATTTTTCAACTTCCTCAAAAATATTCTCAGAGCGAACCTGCTCTTTTAATTTATTTGAATAACCTTTCCAAAATCTCTCTTCTTTTAGTTCTTCCTCTTTAAGAAGATTGATTTCATTTTGTTCTTCTTTAGAAGTCATCTTTATCAAAATAATTTTTAAGTTCTTCTAGTTTATCCAAATATTCTTGTATTTGGAATGTTTCAATTTGACCACTTGAGTACGCACTATCTCTATCATCAACAATAATAACATCAGGATTAGTTGACCACTTTTCATTGACTTCCTTTAAAAATTCTTCATTTGTTAAAGTTGGATAAGCACCTGCTTTAATATCAGTTAAATAGTAAACTGCTTTTGGTTTTAATTCATAAGTAAAATATCTTGCTTTCATAACATTATTTTTTAAAAAATAGAAAATATAAATTTAAAAATTCTTTTAATTCCTGTGGATTTTTTTCTTTGTAAATATAAAATCTTTCTTTTATAACTTTTACAAGTTTATCAATAAAAATATTTAATTCAACATCTTTTGTTAGTATTTCATTTGAATATGTTGTAAAATACAATAATAGTTTATTGTTTTGACTAAAATCAAAATTATAAATATTTTTATATTCTTCTGATGTTTTATTAAAGCACCATTTAATATAATCATCTATTTGTTGTTGATTTTCAAAAGCATCAAAACCTAAAAAAGAGTTTATGAATAACTTTGTATAGTCAATCATAAACTCTTTACATATTTCAACTTTTTGATAATCTACATTTTCTGTAAATAAAAGATAATAATTATCTTTGGATATTTTATCTTTATCTTTTAAACTCATCATATTAAACTAAGAATACTTTTTTACTTTCTGGTGAGTAAAGAAGTTTCTTGTTTAAAACCCTACTTTTAAAATCTTCAGACAAAGTTTGACCCAAACCTTTATATATCAATTCTTTACAACCAACAAGTTTATTTTCATTGATTTTTTTCATTTCAATGACATTATTTGAATCAAATATAACAGGTTTTTTTCTATTTTCATCATCAATATAATAAGATTGAATTTGATTTAAAATATTTTCTTCGCTAAGTACTGTAAATGAATTCTCTTTTAATACCTTATCTTCTTTCTTAACCGCAGGTAAATCTTTTTGGTTTAATACTGCTCTACCTCTTCCTGTGCCAAGTTTATTAGCATCTTTAAATTCATTTGCTTTATTGGCAGCATCATATGCTTCTTTACCTGAATCGGTATATGACATTAATTCTTTCTTTCTAGCCTCCCATTTAGCATTAGGTTCACCATTTGGTGCATTTTCAGGTTTAACATGTTCTAATCCTCTGTGAACTTTTTTAAGATATTCTTGTTGATGTTCAGATTGATAGTCATATTTTGGAATGTCTTTCTTTTCTAAAGAATCTTTATCATATACTAAACCATCACCTTCACCTTTTTGGACAAGCATAGTGGTTGTTTTTGTACTAGCATCTTTTTTATAGTAAGAATTAGAATCATTTTTAGATTGATTTTTTAATGCATCAATTCTAATTAAAGCATCATGCTTTTTTTCTTCTTCTAATAAACCAAGTCTTTGAACTAATCTATTATAATATTCATTTAATGTTTTTAATGCTAAATTATCTAACTGTTTTCTGTTATATACTTCAGGCAATTCACGACCTTGGTGTTTTAAAATAAATTCACTTATACTATCTCTATTATTTTCTCTGATTAATTCAATCTTAGGACTTTTAAATACATTACTAGGTGCGGATATCTTTTTGTATTCAACAATATCATCATTCATTAAAGCATCTAAATCAACTAAATTATAGTTTTCATTTACACCTTTTACACTTTTATTTGTGCCTGAATAATGTGTTTTAGTATTAACTTTAACACGACCTGCTTTATCAACTTTTACAGCACCTTTATTTTTCTTAAATGCAGGATTTGACCACCTACTATAAAAATCATCTAATGCACCTAAATCATTTTTTGGTTTTTCCCACATATTTTGTTTTTTACCCTTAACCATTTCAACAAAACCTCTTGGTTTACCATCACCATAAACTTTATAATGAGGATTAGCAACAGGAAAATCTGCAATTGCAGCACTTGTTGTTGATTCATCAAGACTATCTTTTCTAACATATAATCTAAATACATTAGAACCTAAATTATCAATTTGATTACTTCTCCTAAAACCTAAATCATCATCTCCATCCATATCACCTAGCATAAAATTAGCATTACCAACTTCAGATACTACTCTTTGAGTAAATCTTTTTATTTTTTTTTCATCTTCATCACTTAATCCACTATAATCACCATCAATTAAGGCAGGTATTGCCCATTCAGGCACTTCATAACCACGAAGACTATCATCCATTTCCTCATCAATCATTTCTTCCATTTTGCTTCCACAATATGCTTCATTGATTAATCCTGCCCAATTAGATTCATTTAAGTAATCTTCAACACCTAATTTTTTAAGTTTACTAGATTTAACAACAACAACATCTTTTGGAGAAATATCAGAACCATAAACTTCAGATAAAACATTTAAAAAATATTCATTTTTATTTTCTTTTAATTCTTCTGAATCAACATTAGAATAGTCATATCCATAAAGAATATGATTTGTTTCTTTTAATAAAGCGAAATGAGAATAGTTATATTTTTGCCAATCTTTTTTATTTTCCTCATTTAATTGTCTTTTTTCTAAATTTTTAGAAGTTACAACAATTACATCATTCTCATTTAAAAAAGGATAATTTCTTTTAATATCTTTCACAAAAAACTCATTTTTATAATTTTTTAGTTCATCTTGTGTATATCCTTCATAATTCCAAGATTCTAAAATTTTATTAGTATTTTTGTTAATTGCAAAATGAGTTGAATTACTTTTATTTTTCATGTTTTTCATTTTATTTTCTTTTAATTTTTTCTTAGTTTTTTTGAATTCATATCCCTTATTTATAGCATCTTTTATTTTCTTATACATTTCAAATAGTTTTTTATTACTTTTTACATATTTATGAAATAATAAAATGTTCAAGATTTCATTATAGTGATATCCTAATTTTTCTTGTGCATTAATAGATAGTGCATCATATTTATTTTTGAGAAAACCAACTTTGTCAACTAAAGCCTCCATTGCCTTTAAAGAAAAAGTTTTACGATTTTTAAATTCTCGTTTTTTCTTTTTCTGTGTAACACCTTTAACTCTAGTATCAACAGTCGTAGGTTGTACATTGGCTATAGGTTGCGCTTGTTGTTTTTCCATATAAGGTTTTTAATAAATAGTTGAAAACAACTAATTATAATAAATTATAAAGTTTATAATGACTAAAAAGGAAGAAGAATCTTTAAAAAAAGAGATTATAAAAGAACTTAAACCTTTTATTGAAAAAGAAATACAAAAAATTGTTAAAGATAAGTTTAGTGATGATGAGATTAAAAAGGTCACAGTAAAAACCTTATCTAATTTATTTAGAGTTCTTTGGAACAGAAAAGGTACTTGGGGTGATGCTGTTTAAAAAACGAAAAAAAATGTAGTTCCTAAAGTACCAACAAGTGTAATAATAATTATATTTTTATTTCTAATTTTATATTTGTTTTCCAAAAGTGCATTCTTTTGAATATTTACAATATTATTATAATGTTCTAAACTTTTATATGTACTATCCAACTGTTGTTGTTTTAAAGCAAGTATAGTTTTATATTTTTTAATTACTGAATCATTATTTGAAATTAATGAATCTTGTAATGATAATCTTTTGGTATATAAATCTTTAATCTTTTTTTGTTTTAATAAAAAAGTTGTTTGATAATAATCAAATGTAAAAAATGACATATTATTTTTTTCAAAATAATCATATGGTTTTAATGTTCTAGGTTGATTTTTAATCCTCAAATTCAAATTGTTCGTTTGACAATTCCCTAATAAGGGTAGCATCATCCATATTATTAATACGAGTCTTAATGTTTTTTTCTTCATTTTTATTATCTTTAATCTTTTCTTTAATTACTATAGTATTTTGCTCAGTCTTATCTATTTGAGTTTGTAGAGAATCAATTAATATTTGTTTTTCTTTATTTATTTTATCTAATTCTTGTATTTTTGCTTCTTTCTGACTTATTAAGTCATCATTATTTTCTTCTTTTTTAAAAAAGAATGTATAAACAAAATAATAACCTAAAAATAAATTTAAACAAAAAGCAACACTTAATAAAAATTTTAAATAACTATTACTCATTATTTTTCTGTGTTATCTTTCCAAATTTTAAAGTATTCTTTAACTTTTTGTAAAGTTGTAATGGCATCATCATCTAATTCAAGTTCATCAGAAGTAATTATTGGTTTATCTTTTTCAACATCATATGTAAAAGATAATTTACCATCATATTTTTCACCTTTAACAAGTTTATCTGACATTTCAGTTACTTTTGAATCATTTGTTGCTTTTTCAAGAGTAGATTGTGCATCAGTATCAGCCATTTCTTCTGGTGTTGGCATATCAACATCCTCCCTTAAAAATGAAGATGAGATAGAATTGTTAGGTGTTTTCATACCTTTTGTTATTGCTAGTAACTTTTTAAGTTCATCAACTTCTTTATTTGCTTTCTTCTGATTAAATCTAAACATAATATTTTAATATAAATAGTTTTTTTCTAATTATATGTATAAAATACGATTTATGTCAAAAAATTATTTATCGGATAAACTAAGAGCATTACCTTTCTATGATGAAGTAACAAGAGCAGGTGGTAAAATATATGCTGTTGGTGGACCTGTTAGAGATTTTATTTTGGGTAAACAATCTAAAGATTTAGATATTATTGTTACAGGAATTGAATATGATTTATTGCAAGGTATTTTAGAAAACTATGGTAAGACTGATTTAGTTGGTAAATCATTTGGTATTATTAAATTTAAAGAAACACCGACTAGTGAAGAAATAGATGTTGCACTTCCTCGTACAGAAAAGAAAACAGGACAAGGTTACCAAGGATTTGAAGTAACTGTTGACCCTAATATGTCAGTAGAGGATGAAATGAGAAGAAGAGATATTACCATTAATAGTTTAGCTATGGATGGTGATGGAAATATTATTGACCCATTTAATGCTCTTAATGATATAAAAAATAAAAATATTAAAGCAACATCAAATGAAAGTTTTTCGGAAGACCCATTAAGAATGTTGCGTGTTGTACAATTTGCAACAAGGTTTGGTTTTAACATTGATTCTCAAACAGAAGAAATGATTAGACAAAATGCAATGCTAATAGAAGAAATTTCTCCTGAAAGATATATTATTGAATTTGATAAAATAGTTTCAAAAGGTAACCCAACCCAAGGTGTTAAATTGCTTGTAGATTTAAATTTATTTGTACCAATATTTGGTTTTGTATATTCGGGTGATTTTAAAAACTTTGATAAAGTTAAGTCTATTGGTGAGTTTTTATATTTATGTACTTTTACACCTCAAAATTCAGCACAGAAATTTTTTTTTGAAATTATTAAAAAAAGATTTGGTTCTGCATTAGCAGATAAGGTTAAAAAAGAAATTGAATCCTTAACAAATTTAAGTTTGTTTGGACAAGACAAAGTTGAGAATCTTTTTACATTAATGAAGATGTATAAACTTTCTCCTGAAACAATACAAAATTCATTATTAATACCTAATGAATTAAAACAAATGGCTCAAAAATATCCAATGGATGTTAAACAACTTGATATTACAGGTATGGATATTATGGGATTAGGTTTTAAGGGTAAAGATATTGGTGATAAAATAATTGAAATATTTAAAGCTATTTTTTCTGACCAAATACCAAATCAAAAACAATCAATAATTGATTATCTTAAAAAAAATAAACTAAATGAAAACGAATCAATGGAAACACCAAGAATAACATCATTTAGACAATTGGTTGAAAAATCACCAAAAGAATTAAAAGACATTTTATATTCAAACTGGCAAGCAAAACAAAATCCTAAATGGCATCCTGAAGGGAATACACTAAAACATATTATTGTTGTAACAAATAGAGCAATTAATAAACAACCATATAATATCAATTTGATATTAGCAGGTTATTTTCATGATTTAGGTAAAATGGCGACTTATGAAATTTCACCTAAAACAGGACAACCAACTGCTTATGGGCATGAAGATGTATCTGCTGACTTAGTTAATAAATATCAAGATTTTATTACTGAATTAGGTGGTAATCCTGAAGTGGTAAATTATATTGTAAAAAATCATATGAAAATGAAACCTACCACTTGGGATGTAATGAAAGATGCAAAGAAGGATGTTATAAAATCAAATCCTAGTTTTTCTGATTTAGAAACATTTTCAACAATTGATAAAGGTGGTTTAAATGAAAAACAAGAATTAAAAGGTGGTAAAGCAGACAAATTAACTTTGGGTAAAATTGCCGAAATACATAATATTAAAATTGAGAAATTAATACCTCAATTAAAATTAGGTATTAAGACTGAAATGGAACATACTAATGATAAAAAACAAGCAAAGGAAATAGCATTAGACCATTTAGCTGAAAATCCAAAATACTATACAAAACTTAAAAAAGCAAAGTTAGAAGAAACTATTATTAATTCATTAAAAACATCTTTTATTGAATCTGAAAACATACCATCTAAATTAAAATCAGATGTTGAGATTGAATATCATAAAAGTTTAAATCCTTATTTCTGGTTAAACAATCATTTAAAAAGTAATATCAGAAAAAATCTTTTGAATCTTGGTAAATATTATTTTAAAAGTTTAGAATTAGACCCAAAGGTAAAATTAAAAGATATAATTTTTACAGGTAGTTTAGCAAACTATAATTATACAGATTCATCTGATATTGACTTACATATTGTTATTGATTATAAAGATGTGTCAGATGATGTTGATTTTGTAATGAATTATTTTTTACAAAAAAGGGCAGCATGGGAAGTATCAAATGATGTAAAGATTGGTAATTATCCTGTTGAGATATATGTTCAAGATATAAATGAACAAACTGTTGGTAAAAGTGCAATGTATTCAATACTTACTAATAAGTGGATTAAGAAACCAAAGTATAAATTACCTGAAGTTGATAGGCATTTAGTTACACAAAAAGTTAATAAGTATTTAGATATCTTTAATAAGATATCAATGATGAAAGACTCATTAAAGAAGATTGAAAGTTATAATAAAGTACTTAAAAAGATTAAGAAAGAGCGTGGTGAAGCAACTCAAAAGGAAGGTGAATTTTCGGTAAATAATTTAGTTTTCAAAGTTTTAAGAAACAAAAAAGTATTTGATATCATTAAGGATGATAAAAAAGAAATAGTAAATAACGTATTTTCTATAAATTCTAACTAATTATATTAAAATATTGTCATGACTAACAAACAACTATATAATTTAATTTTTGAAAATTTTGTTCAAGCTAAGAGAGAATTAATTAGAGAAGGTTATACAAAAAAACATTTAGATGAAGTTGATTTCAATGAAATCTTTGGTAGAACTAAATCATTAATGCAAGAAAAGAAAATTGAATCTCTTAAAAGAGAAAATGAAATGCTAAAAAAACAACTTAGCAAAAAGCAAGGTTTAAAAGAAGCTGGTTCAATGAGTGCTGCCGAAATGGGTAAGCAAACAGGTGGCGCAGGTTCTGAAAGTATATGGAATTTTTTAACAAAAGTTGGTGCTAAATTAGGCAGTAAAACTGCAAAGGCTGATGTTATTGCTGATGAATTAGAAAAAAATAATCAGTTAAATAGTAGTGATATTGATAAATTCAAATTTAAATATATAAGATTTAAAAAATCAGGTTTAAATGATATGCAAGCCACAGAAAAAGCATTGGATGAATTGAGAATGCAGAATTTAGCTGAAAGTAAAAAAAGAAGAAGATATTAATAAATAAAATAGATAAAATTTATAATAAAATGATTAAAAGAGCAGATGCAAGTAAAATTAGTAGAGAGAAAGCAACTAAAGAACAGATTGCTGAAAACTTTAAAAGGTTAGCTGTTGATACTGATAAAAAAGTTCAATTAAAACCTTCTCTATTAAAGATTCAAAAAACTTTGGATGGAAATACTTTTGGTATTATTCACGAAAATAAAACTTATTACTTAAAATATACAACTAAAAAAGGAAGTACTAATCCTGCTGATTTTAAACATTTAGATGGGTTAAATGCTACTTTTGGTATTGAGAAACATAATTCTTTTGAAAAAGCAACAAATAAAATGACATTCATTTGTGAAGCACAAAATAATGCTCATAAATTAAGATTGCTTCTTGAGAAAGATGAGGATATTACTGATGATGCTGAAACATCAGAACCTAGTGTAGATAACAAAGAAACTAAAATCACTAGTGATGAAAAAGAGCAAGACCTTATTGCATCATTAGATAAAAAAGAAACACCACCTGCTGCCCCTGCTGCTGATATGGGTGGTGTGGAAACACCTGCTGCTCCTGCTGCTGATATGGGTGGTGTGGAAACACCTGCTGAAGAACCTGTTGATACACAACCAAAAGGAGACTCACCTAAAGATATTGCTGATGAACTTTTAGGTCCTGAAGGAATTGGTGGTGAAGAAACACCTGCTGAAGAACCTGCTACACCTGAAGGTGGTGAAGAAACACCTGCTGAAGAACCTGCTGCTGATACTACTGCTACACCTGAAGAACCTGCTGAAGAAGTTGACCCTAAAAAGGCATTTCAAGAAGCTGTTGGTAAATTAGGACAAACTATTAATGACCTTCAAGATAATGAACAATTTGATGAAAAGGACATTAAAAATGCGATGAATAGTCTTATTAGTGCTATTGGTTCTGAAGGTTTTAAAATGGTTGGTGATAAAGTTGTTGATTCTTTCATTAAAAAAATGAAAGGTTCACAAGAAAAAATTGATACAGAAGAAACCCCTGCTGAAGAAACCCCTGCTGAAGAAGTACCTGCTGAAGAAGAATCAACTGAAAAATTAGATGAAAATCTTTTAAGACAATTAAAAGCTGAATCTAAAAAATTATTAAAAGAACAATTACAGCAAGAAATTGAAAAAAGAAAAAGAACTATTCTAATTGAAAGTATTAAAAGAAAATTAATTTAATATGTTATTAATAATTTCACAAATTATACCAACTACACAAATTATTTTTGCAGCATTATCTGCAATAGTTGGTACTATTTTAACATATGTATTTGTAATACCTGTATTACAAAATAAAATTAATGGTTTAGAGGAAGAAAGAAAAGCTCAAAAGGAAACTTTTGAAAGAATAAGTTCAGATGTTGGTGAAATTAAAACAAGAATTGCAATATTAGAAAGTTCTGATAGTAAAATGACTAAATTAATTGATGAGTTATTTGATTCTGAAAAAGAAAATAATGATAAATTTCAAATAATGATTCAAAAAAATACTGAGGCTATTACTAAATTAGAAGCAACACTTCAAAATTTAAATGAACACACAAAAAAATTAGACGATTTCTTTACTAGATTTTTAGAAAAGAAATAATTTTTATTATTTATTTATGGAAAAAGAATATATTAATATTGAACCTATTAAGGTTCAAGAAACCGATTTAAAATTAGTTTATGTAAATCCTGTCGGTGAAACCCATAATGGTTCACAAAAATTAGAATTTATATTTTCAAATAATCCTGATGATTGTATTGGCCCTCAATGGGAAGATGTATGTGATTTAGGTGTTTATCCACCAAGAAAGGGATTCATTAAAAAAGTAATGGAAGTTACATCTGATTCAATTGAGTTTGATTGTATTGTAGATTCTTCGGAATTTAGAATGCTTGATGCTGTATTTGGTGTTGTAGCACTCGCTTGGGAATATGTGGAAGATTATAGAAAGATGTCTTCGTTAAACAAAAGTCTTGTTGTTTTTAGATATGGCGATTCATATTATGATGTTCGTGAAGTATTGAGAAACAATGATATTAAGTTTGAGGACTAATTAAAATAAAACCACATGACCAAACATGAACTAATGATGGAGTATGCCAAGTGCGCTATTGATATAGAGTACTTTGCAAAAAAATATTGTAAAGTTTGGGATAAGAAAAAACAACAGTTTGTACCTTTTCAATTATTACCACAACAAATTCAAGTATTAGAAACTTACAAAGAAAGTAATAGAGTATTGGTTGCTAAATATCGTCAAGGTGGTATTACAACTGTAACTTGTTTATATTTAGCACATTCAATTGTTTTCAGAAAAGATATTAAAGTTGGTGTTGCTGCTAACAAATTAAAACTTGCAAAGGAAAGTATCTTTTATCAAATAGCATCTATTATTAATAATTTACCAAGAGAAATATTTAATAGAATACCAACTGATTCAGATACAAAAGAAATCAAGATTTATAACAATGGTGCAACACTACAGGCTTTCGCAGCATCTGCCGATGGTCTTCGTGGTTTTACACCTGATATATTATTTATAGATGAAGCTGCGTTCCTTGAAGAAGGTGAAGAATTTATGTCTTCTGCATCAGGTACAATGTCAGCAGGTGGTCAGATTATATTAAACTCCACACCAAGAGGTCTTGACCCAACATATTATGCTCGTTATGAAGGAGCAAGAACAAAGAAAAATAACTTTAAAGTTGTTGAAATTAATTGGTTTGAAGACCCTCGTTATAATGAAGATTTAATTTGGATTAGGGGTGATGAATTTGTTGAGGAAAAAGACCCTGAAAAATATATGCAATTAAGAGTTAATGGTTATAGACCATCATCTTCTTGGTTTAGAGATATGTGTCAAACATTCAATAATGACCCAAGAAAAATTGCACAGGAATTAGAAAATAAATTCTTAGGTTCAGGTGGTAACCTTGTTGATGAGGAAACCATTATGAGAATTGAAAAGACTTGTAAAGAACCAATCAAAACAGAGTTTGATAATCACTTTTGGATTTGGGAAGAACCGATATTTGGTTATGATTATTATTTAGCTTGTGATGTTGCAAAAGGTAGTGGCGATGGTGACTACTCTACAATTCAAATATTTAAAAATGACATGGCAAACATGTTACTTGTTCAAGTTGCTGAATATCAATCAAGAGTACCGCTTGAAGTAATGGGTGAATTATGTTTACAATATGGTGAAAAATATAATAATGCTTATGTGATTGTCGATGTTACAGGAGGTTGGGGTATATCTGTTATTAGATATTTGGTAAATAAAAAATATAAAAAAATACATTACGATAGGCCAAGACAAAATGATGTAAAGATTCAATTAAAAAATTTACAAAGAGGTGAATTACAACCGGGATTCACAATGAAAAATGGTGCTATTCGTGATTATGTTATTAGAGAATTTGAAAGAAGATTAAGAGAAGGTGAAGCATTAATTCATTCAATAAGATTACTTAGTGAAATTAAAACATTTGTATTTAATGACAACACAAATAGATATGACCACATGCGTTCAGCACATGATGACTTATTAATTGCAACAGGAATGTTATTTGCTGTTTATATGTTTTCTAAAACAATTGGAAATGAATTTAATATTTATTTGAATTATGCAAAGTCAGCAATTGTAAGGAAGGGTGATGAATTTACAGATGCAAATGCAGAGTTTCAAAAGAAAATGCTAAGTCAAGATGGACAAGATGTAAATTATGAAAGAAAGAATGATATGATAAAGGGTAAGGATTGGTATACAAATGGTAACAGCATAGATGTACCTGAACGTCAAACACCAAAAATAAATAATAACCCTTACATATTTGTTAGATAAAATATTTATATCTATTTAAAAGAAACGTATTTTAATTAGATATGGCAGAAGATAATAAAGGTCTATTTTCAAATATTAATACTTTCTTTAGAAGAGCAACCGATGCTTTAGATAGTACGCAAGGTAGGCTTGAAGCACCTGTAGAAAAACAATTTATAACAGCAGCTTCTCAAGAAGATGCAATTAAAACAGCAGTAGAAGATGGTGCTATAAAATTTTATAGAGGTCAAAGTACTAAAATTGATAGAGGAAACGACCAACGCAAGTTGATGTATGAATCTAGTAGAATGATGCTCTACTATGATTACCTATCAATGGATGGGTATCCGATTTTAGGTGCTGCATTAGATTTATTATCAGAAGAAGCAACAACTACTAAAAGTGATACAGGACAAATATTAAATATTTATTCATCTTCTGAAAAAGTTAGAAAAGAACTTGAAAGATTCTTTTATAAAGTTATGGATGTTAATACCAATTTATTTTATTGGTGTAGAAACATGTGTCAATATGGTGATAACTTTGTTTATTTAGAACTTTCAAAAGAAAATGGTATTGTAGATTTTAGACAACTTGCATCTCAATTTGTTGAAAGAAATGAAAAATATGATACTAAAAATAGATTCAGAGCATTCTTCAAATATAAAGACCCAAACTCAGGTGGTGAAGAAGAATACATGGATTATCAAGTTGCTCACTTTAGATTATTAGGAACAGGTGATAGACTTCCGTATGGTTGTAGTGTATATGAAAAAGTAAGAAGAACATATAAGCAACTCTTTATGATGGAAGATGCGATGATGGTATATCGTATTACAAGAGCAGCAGAAAGAAGAATTTATAAAGTTCCTGTTGGTAATGTTCCTCCTGAAGATGTTCCACAAATTCTTGAAGCATTTGCAAACAATGTAAAGAAAAAGAAATTAGTTGACCCTAAGACAGGTGATATTAACTTTAAATATAATATCGCATCAATGGATGAAGATATCTTTATTGCTGATAGAGGAAATTCATCAGGTAATTTTGTTGATACACTTCCTGGTGCATCTAATCTTGAAGCAATTTCTGATATTAATTATCTTCGTGATAATTTATTTACAGGTTTAGGAATCCATAAAACATTACTTGGTTTTTCATCTGACCAAGCATCAGGTGATGGTAAAAATTTATCAATGCTTGATATTCGTTTTGCAAGAAAAGTAAATCGTATTCAACAAGCCTTACTTGGCGAACTTAATAAAATTGCAATCATCCATTTAGGACTACTTGGTGGTGATTATGAATCATATATTGATGATTTTAAATTATCACTTAATAACCCATCAACAGCATCTGATTTATTACAACTTGAAATTTGGAAATCTAAATTAGAGGTTTATGGACAAGCTACAACACCTAATCAGAATACAGGATTAAAACCGATGTCAGAAATGATGGCAAGAAAGAAATTCTTCCATATGTCTGAAGAAGATATTATCAATGACCTTCAAGAGCAAATGCTTGAGTCTAAGATTGGTGAAGAGGTTAAGGGTGCAGGTATGTTAATTAAAACATCAGGTGTGATGGATAAAATGATTAAATACAAAAACGCAGGATTTAAAGTTGAAGGACAACCACAAGGTGAACAACAACAAATAGATAATAGTCTTGGAGGTGGTTTAGGTGGTGCTGAAATGGGTGGTGGCGCACCTCCATTAGGCGGTGGACTTGAAGCAGGTGGTGGCGCACCTCCATTAGGGGGTGGTGAGGGTAGTTTACCACCACTAGCAGGTGGAGGAGGTGGAGCAGGTTTTTTAAGTGAAGAAATATTTAAAAAAACTGCTGAATTAGATAGATTAATAAAAGAATAATAATTTATACTATTTATATTAAACACAAAAAAAATGGTAAATTTTGGTAATGTCAAGTCAAAATTAAATAAAGCTTATTCTCAAGATTTAATTGAAAATACAAGTAATTATAAAAAACTGTATGAAGAGTTTTTAAAAACAATTAAATCATCCACTGTTCTAATGTTAGAATATACAATTTATGAGAATTTAAAAAAACATAATCTTGAATACAATGAATCACTAAGATTCATTGAAGCTAATATTTCTGCTTTATCTAAAATTGACAAAACTGAATTACTAAAAGAAAATAAAAAACTTGAAAAGTTTGATTTAAAAGAAATAGAATTATCAGAAGATAAAATTCAATTAAATCAAAACATTGAAAATGTTATTAATGAAAGTGTGTTTAAAAAAATAACCAATGTTAATAAACTTCATGAATCTGTAAATTTTTTAATTGAATCATTAACAAAAAAAGATGAAACAAAATTAGAAAAGACAGATAAAGGATTTAAGGTTAGTCATATTTTTCATTTAGCTAAAAAGAAATTAGAAGAGAAATTTTCAAATCTTCAACCTGATGAAATGGAAATTATTTCAACTTTTATTAAAGGTGATGAAAAAAAGAAAAAAACAGTTTTTGAAAATTATAAAAAGACAACAAAGAATTTTCTTCTAAATGAAAAAGATAATATTAGTTCAGAGGTATTAACCGAAACATTTGATTTTATTGATACTTTGGAATATGATTCTGAAACAGCTATTAATAACTTGTCCAAACTTTTTGAGATTAAAAATCTAAACTCAAACAAATAATGAAAGAAATACAACTACTAAAAGAAGGACAGGAAGGATATGGTTTATTAGTAGAAACTGATGCAGGTATTATTAGTAATGATTTAACCATAAATAATAAAAAAATATTTGAAGATTTAAATTCAAAATATAGAAGAAATGATTTTGATGGTCATTTCTATATTGATTGTAAACTTCAGGAAGCTGATGTGTTAAATCGTAATGGAAGAGTGTATCCAAGAGAAATATTAGCAAAACAAATAGATGAATATCAAAAACTTATTAATGATTATGCAGCACTTAATGAGGCTGACCATCCCGAAAGTGTCACCATTTCTTTACAGAATATATCTCACAGAATCGCAAAAACTTGGTGGTCAGGTAATGCTGTTTTTGGAACTCTTGATATTATCGTTAGCGATTCATTCATGAGAGATGGTATTGGTTGGACAATTGGTGATAAAATTGCTCTTTACTTGCAAAGAAATCTTAAACTTGGTATTTCTTCAAGAGGATTGGGTAGTGTTAAAAAAGTAGGTGGAAAAAATATTGTTCAAAATGATTTTGAACTTATTTGTTTTGACTTAGTAGCGACACCATCTACACCTAATGCTTATTTATTTTTGGAAACAAAAAATGATACTTTAAAAGAATCTGTAGAAATACAAAACAATAATGTAAAAAAATATGATGATTCAATAAGAAAAATAATTGGTGGTTAATTTTTTTACTAATTAAATATAGATAATAAAATAAAATGAATAATAAAAAATCTTTATTACAAGATAGTTTGCAAGAACTAGAAAATATCAAGAATGAATCTTTGGAACTTGCCAAAGAACAATTGATTAATGAAAGTGCTGACTTGTTAGAAAAAAAATCTGCTGAATTATTTGAAAAACTAATTGCAGGTGAAGATGTAGAAGAAGAAAGCAAAGAAGAAGAAAAGGAAGAGGACAAAGAAGAGGACAAATCATTAAATGAAATATTAAATGAACTTAAAGATTTCTCAGATGAAGAAGATGAGGATGAAATGTCTGATGATGAGGATGAAATGGAAGATTCAGAAGATGAAGAAGAAATGTCATTAGATGCTTTAAGAAAAGCAGCAGAAGAACAAGGTTTTAAATTAGTTCAAGCCGATTCTGATGAAGAAGATATGGAATCAGATGAAGAAGATATGGAAGATTCGGAAGATGAAGAAGAAATGGAGGATTCGGATGATGAAGAAGACATTGAATTTAATGATGAAGAATCGGATGATGAATTTTCTGATGTTGATGTTGATGATAAAGTCTTAGCTGAACCAAGTGATGAGGAAGAAGAGAAAGAAGAAAGCTTTCAAAAAATAAATGAAAATTTTAAAAGAAATAATACTAAAATGAGAAATACAAAAAAACAAGTTTTAAAAGATTTAAGAGATGTAAGCTTTAATAAATTGGTTGAAGCATATTACAACATGGGGGATAATGATTCTTTCATTATTAAAGAAAATGAATATATAGATGAAGATTTATATGAAGGTGACCCAAATGATAAATATGATGATTATGCACCAGACCCTGATTCTGAATATGAAAGAAGATTTGAAATTGATTCAGATATGGATGAAACTGAGCCTTATGATGATGAAGAAATGGATGATGAAGAAATGGATGATGATATAATATATGAAATTGATATGCCTGAAGGTAGGTATGACATGGAATCAATGTCTGATGAAGGTTATGAAATGACTGATGAAGATATTAATGAAATGCTTGCTGAAATGGGTATAGATGAAGATGTACCTTCTAGAGAGCAAGGTTCTGCTTATCGTACTCAAGAAAAACATAGACATTTTAAAGGCGATATTCATAACTATCATGATGAACTTGAAGAATCTATTGCTACTAGAACAAGAGATAAATTTGTTAAACAAGGTCTTGGTGGTCATACTTCTGCTGAAAAAACTGAACTTGAAGAAATGTTTGAAGAAATGTCAATGGAAGAATTGATGGAAATGGAAAGAATGCTTCAAGAAGATGGGGATGGTGCTGAAGAAGGGTTTGAATCAGGTCAAGATGGACAAGGTGGTGCTGCTATGTCTAAACATGCTAGATTTAAAAAAGATTATATGGATAAGCAAGATTTAACCGAAGCTGAAATTGAAGAAATATTATCATCAATGAAAGAAGAGGAAGATATAGAAGAAGGTATGTCTTTAAGACGTTCTCAAGCTAATAAACATCAAGCACCTAGTCCTAGAAATAGAGAAGAAAGAATCAGACCATTAGCTGAAGAAGATATGGAAGAAGTTGAATCTTTAAGAGAACAACTTAAAAAACTTAAAGCTGAAAATAAATCCTTGAATGAAGGTTTTACAAATAAAGTTAAATCATTAGAGAATAAAGTCTATGATGTAACGATTAGTGCATTAAAAGCAGGATTTGTAAACAAGTTTTTACTTGAGCATCCTTTAAGAGAGAATGAAAAATTACAAATCATTCATCGCTTTGCAAATGCACAAACTAAAGAGCAAATTAAAGAAACTTATATTTCATTAACAAATGAGTTTGCAAAAGGGCAAACAGTTAAAGATGGTTCAATGTTGAATGAATCAGTACAAAATAAAGTTGGTAAAGTTCATAGAACTGACAATGTAGTTGTCACGGAAAAGAACTTGATGAACGAAAATGATGAAACTAATAGGTTTAAACAATTACTTAACTATAATTTTGGTAGGAAATAATAAAAAAAGAAAAAATCTTACTATTTAAATTAAATTAAAAAAACTTAAAAAATTATGTACGGAATTACCGAAATCCTTAACTCTGGAAAAGTTGGTCAAGAATACCGCCAACTTAGAGAACAGCGTGAATTGATTACCGAAAAGTGGAATCAGTTCGGCTTGCTTGATGGCCTTGAAGGTCACATGGCTGAAAACATTGCTCAATTGTATGAGAACCAAGCTTCTTATCTCATTAACGAATCTACTGATGCTACATCTTCAGGTTCTTTTGAGACAGTTGCGTTCCCAATCATCAGACGTGTTTTCCAAAAATTACTTGCAAACGAAATCGTATCAGTTCAGGCTATGAACATGCCGATTGGTCGTTTGTATTTCATTAACCCTAAAATCTCTGTTAGAACTAACAATGCACATTCTCCATTTGATGGTGTATTTAATAATGCTGCTAACAACTATAACCCTGCAAACCATGCAACAAGTCCATACACCAAAACAGGTGGTACAACTTTTCAAACTACTTCTCTTTACGATTCTTTCTATAACACAGGAAGTTCTTTAGATGATGATGGTGGTCTTTTTGATAGAACTAAGGGTACGATTTATACAAATAGTCCTACTTTACAAGTAATGGCAGGTTCTATTCTTTCAGGTTCGGTTGCTTCTAGAGTAACAACTAGATTAACCGGTTTTACTACTACTAACGAAGGTAAATTACAAGGACCTGTTGGACTTCCAGTTGATACTGAGTCTTTTTTAATGGGTCTTAAAGTTACTTGTAATCAAACTTTGATTGCAAGAGTTGGTGATACTAGTTATAATATTAATGCAGGTGATTCTATTCCATTTAGAGTACCAATGCAAGCATATGGTAAAGAATTAGTGGCTAAAGGTACTAATTATATTACTCTTGAGCTTTTATTAGATGGTCCTAGTTCAGCAGGTGTTTATGGTGTAAGTCCAAGTACTGCAACTACAGGTGGCTATTCTGCTTCTACTGGTCCATTAGCATTTACTGCTACTTATAGAATATATTCTCCTATGGAAGAAGATGCTAATATTCCTCAAGTAACATTTACTTTCGATTATATTGATGTATCTGTTGAGAAAAGAATGTTAGGTGCTACCTTTACACCTGAACTTCAGCAAGATGTTAATGCTTTCCACTCAATTGATGTTGAAGCTGAATTAACTGCTCTTCTTTCTGAGGTTGTATCAGGTGAAATTGACCGTGAAATTCTTCGTGACCTTCGTAAATCTGCTTCCCATGTTGAATTCTTCGATTGGGGTGGTTATGACAGAAGAATTACTTCAGGTGGTCTTGCACTTACTCGCAAAGATTATAACCAAGATTTGATTACTAAGATTAACCAAATCTCTGCTAAAATCATGAAATTCACTCTTCGTGGTGGTGCTAACTGGGTTGTATGTTCTCCTGAAGTTGCTGCAATCTTTAATGACCTTGAGTACTTCCATGCTTCTGATGCTTCTGCTGAAGAAACTAAGTTCTCTTTAGGTATTGAGAAAGTTGGTAATGTAGCTAACAGATACACAGTATATGTTGATGCTTATGCTCCTGCTGGTGTTGTTCTTGTAGGACACAAAGGAGATTCAATCTTCCATGCAGGTTACATCTACGCTCCATATGTACCGTTGATGCTTATGCCTAAAACCATTAACCCTGCTGATTTCAAACCTGTAATGGGTATCATGACTCGTTATGCTAAGAAGGTTGTTAACAACAGGTTCTATGGTAAAGTAATGGTTCAGGGTCTTCCTGTTGCTTCTCCTAACGAATTCATGTTAGATACAATTTCCTAATCTAACTTAGAATAAAAAATTAAGGGGTAGATTTTTCTACCCCTTTTTTTATTTACTATTTATAATAAAATGATTAAGGTTTCTTATTCTAAAAAAATAGACAATTTAAATCCTGCAAAATTTAAACATTTAAAAATGTTTTTAAAGTTTTGTAGGGATGAGTTAGGTATTACAAATGAGATTAGAATATTTTTATTAACAAGAAAAAATAATTTAAATATAACTACAGGAGGTTATAACCCATCAGACAAATGTGTTTATACTATTGCTGAAGCAAGACAAATTGCTGATATACTTAGGACAATAGCACATGAACTTGTTCATCAAAAGCAAGACTTACAAGGCAAAATCAAAGGGGATATACCTGATATTGGTGGTGTAATAGAAGATACGGCCAATGCTATAGCAGGTAGATTGGTTAAGATGTATGTCAAGAAATACGATTCTAGAGAGATTTACTCTCTATAGATTATATAAGCACTAATTCCTTGCGATAAAAAGATATAATACCAAGGAATTGCTGTAAATAAACAAAATACTGCAAACACAAAAAAACAAACCCATACTGAAAAGCATTTAATGCAAGTTCCAAGAGGCTTTGCTAATTTTTTTGATATTGGTTCAATATATTTCAATAAAAATATATAATACCAATCAAATATATTTCCTTCATTAAAAGAAAAATCCAATACTCTAGTTAATTGAGCCGAACAAAACCCAATTACTAATGATAAAAATATATGTTCCATTATCTTCTAGGTCTTCTAACGGTAACTGTTGGTTTTTGAGTTGAACCACAACCACATCCTCTATTTTCCATATTAAAGTAAATTTTTAAGATTTTGCGGTAATCTATATTCTTTTACATATGTTGCTGTAATATCATTATAGAAAGCCTTATAGTTATACATTTGATTTGATGTTGTAAAATTAGTTATTGTATTTATTTCATAAAAACGCTTAGTATCATTATCATCAAAGAGTATAAAATCACCTCTTTTAATATCAATACCTAATTTATCCAATTCATCAATATAAACACCTAATTTTACAGTTTCAACATTTTCATTTAGTAACATACTTCCACCAATTTTTATTTTTTCTGATGGTGGAATTGATATCCAAACACTTAATTTTACAGGGTCAAGAAATTCTTTTTCATTTGGCATACTTTCGCCATAAATATCTTTTTGTGATTTGGTTATATTAATTTGATATAAAAGAACACTAAGACTCATATCTTCATCAATATAGTCTTTTGACATTTTAATATCAACATCAAAGTCTTTTTGATTATAGAAGTTAGTTCTATTCATTTATTTCCAAATTATTTGTGTTTGTGCAGGTGCGTATGATAATACCTTATTTAAATTTTCACCAATTGATGCTTTCTTTTCCATAATTTTTTGATATGTAAATTCAGCTAAATCATCTTGTAATTCTTTAAATATTGCATCTTTTTCTTTATCATAATCATCGGCAAAATATTTATAATCAATTTCTAAAACATCATCTCTTGTTGGTAATTTAATTTTACCTGATGTTTTTGCCCAAATAGTTGCTAAGTATTTTTTTACATATGCAACTGATAATCTTCTTACTTTATTTTTAGATGGTGAATTTAGATTATCCCATTTTTTTAATCTAATAGGAACATCAGATGGAAGTTTTACAACATCTTCATTTTCTTCTAAACACAAATCTCTTTGATTATTATCTAATGTATCATAATAAAAATACCATACTTTAGAACCTTCATATGATTTACCAAATTTACCAACAATTTCTTCTCTACTACCCGGAATTGGATATAAATATAATTTTTTTGTTTTATTTGGTCCAGGTGCTATTCTATATGTTAATTCACTTTGAATAATCTTTTTCTTTTGTAATCTATCCATAGTGGATAAAATTAATGAGAATGATGGTAACATTGCTTGTGCAGGAACATTGGCATAATACCATCCTGTTGGTGCGCCAAACCATCCACCACCCATACCAATTGGGTCAAGAATATTAGTTGCTATTTGTGGTGGTGTATACCATAAAACTTCATTAATTTCTCTTCCTGATGGAATAGTATATACTTGTGTATCAGCAGAAATAGTTACATAATCACTTTTAAGTTCCCACTCACCTAATGTTGATATACCTGTTTGCTTTCCATATGCGATGGCAAAAGATTTTTCAAAGTCAAGAGTTTTGGTTGTAAATGCTTCAACAAAGTTAGCTGAACTAATACTTAATCCCTCTAAAGATGACCATTGTTGTTCAATTAACCAATTATCCAAATAAGAAATATAGTCCTCTATAGCCATTTCGACATATGTTTCGATAACATCATCTGTAACCCAATCTCCGTAATCACGAACAGGTTCACCTATTGAAACTCTGATTTGTCTGTAAAGTTTTTCTTGCTCTTGTAAATCCTTAAAAATCATTATGACTTATTTATTATAAATAGTCATGATATCATCTATGCTTTTTAATTCGTTTACTTCTTCAATCTTTTCTACAATCTCGTTTTTAGGTTTCTTAACTGATTGAGTACCACGAAGTGAATTAATTTTTTTACTGATATTTTCTTCAAGTTCTTTCTTTTCTTGTTCAAGTTTTTTATTTAATTCAAAAAGCATTTTTTCTCTTTCTAAAAATGTATTCTTTATTTGTACAAGAATGTTAAATAACTCATCAGTATGGTCTACAGATTTTAAAAGAAACTGATAAATATTATATTGTCTTCCGTTATCTTCAAATGTTTTTTTTGGATTTTCTAATATATAAACTTCATTTTCATCAAAAAATGGTGTCATATCCCAATCCGTTGGAAATGACATATAAACATCAACAAAATCGTCAAAATTTATTTGAACGATATAATCTTTTAGTTCTTCAATTATTTTTTTAAATTTCATATTAAAATATAAGTAAATATATAAGTTATTGCTAGGTAAAAATATTGTGTTTCTCTTAAAGAAAGAGATTGAGACAATTTTTCTTGTTTTTTAATGCATCTTAAAAAGATATAGCAAACAAAAATAAAATAAATTATTGACCCACAAAGTAAAAACTTTGAAAGAAATATTGTAAAAAAGGTATAAATTAAATCTATCATATGAATCTTCCTTTTGAGTTTATAGTTTTTAATTCTTTTGGTATTGGTGGTAAAAGTTTGTTTTTTGCATTTTCATTAACTTGTTTTTTCTCTAATTCCGGCTCTATTAACTCAGTAATTGTATAAGAAGGTAAATCATTATAAATATAATACGTTTTATTGGTTTTATCTAAAATTATTTTAAAATAATTTTTTCGACTATCTTTTTCTTGTCCACATTGAAAAAATCTTAATTTACCGTTTGCTGCATTAAAAAAGGATATTTTTAAGTAAAATGTATCACCGCTTTCTAAAAGATATTGGGGTATGTAAACACTTCTAAATTCTTTTGAAAGTTTTTTATTATCAAAATTTATAGATGCGCTTGTGTTAAATATAGAAAAAATTTTACTTAATTTAGTAAAATTTCTAGAAATTAATTTTTGTGTATTTTCAACAAAACTATCGTAAATATCAAATAAATAAAAAGATTCATTTATAAATGCATAAGTTACTAATCCAATATCTGTATATGATGTAAGATTATTTGCAAATTTTACATTTAAAGTAAAATTAGATTTTGGTATAAATGATACATGTTCAACATCTTGCTCCTCCATTAAAGATTCATCAAGAGTTTTTTCTACCTCATAATCAATATATTTTTTTATTGATTCACTTTTATTAGAAAAATCATGAATTTGACTAATATTTAAATTAATATTTATATCGCTATTATTATTTAATAATCTTAACATATTGATTTTAATTTTCTAACATTAACTTTTATATTATCTTTATTAAATGTATAATTATTAATTTTATAATCCCCTAAGAATTCATTCACCAAAATGAATGTATTTCTATCAGATAAATCAGGTTTTAAATAAAATAATACATCATCAAAAATATAATGATTATTGTTTACAAATGGATAATCGTAATTTTCCGCATCTCCATAAATTAGTAATTCTCTCCATATATATCTATCTTGATAGAGAATTGCATTTTGAGGTATTTCTATAATATTTTGAGTATTTGCTGTATAGACTTCATTTAAAAAGTCACTATATCTTTTTAAACCAATTTTTTTAAATGGATTAAATTTAAACCAAAAATCTATCAATACATACTTATCTACATTACTACTAAAGTAAGTAAATGAACTATAATTTTCATTTGTATAACTTGTAAAAGCAGATACGTCACTTATAAATGTTCTTTTTTCATCTTTATATGTGATTTTTAAAAGATATTCTTTTTCTAAAATGTTATTAAATGAATAATTTTCTTTATTAAAATAAACATAATTTCCTTCCACATTTGATAAATCAAAGGTTGCCATTTTTATTTCTTTAATATTTGTATTTACAACTTTTTTATTATAATCACCATTTCCAATATCAAGATAATTTCTAATAAATCTTAAATTTTTTGAAATATTAGAATCGGATATTTCTAAATTATATATTCTAAAAAATAAATCAAGTTTTGATGAAAAATATTTTTTAAAATCGTTTACTGTGAAATTACTACCAATAACAATATCATTTATTTGCGAATTAGTAAATGCTGTTGTATTTGCTGAATAACCAAATGTACTAGTTGAATCTATTTCATTTACATAATCAGTTACACCACTATAATATAGTTTTTCATAAATTGTTAAATTTGAATCAACTTTTGGTGTAAAACCAAGATAAATACTATTGTCATAGATAAGTTCTGTATTTGTTGATGAGGATAAAAAAATTAATTCTTTTGGGTCAAGAATTGAAGTATTAAATCTAAAGTGGTAATTTCTTTCTCCAAATAGATTTCTAGAGTATGTAAAATAATTTAAAACAGAATCACCTGAAACAGCTTGTAATTTTTCAAAAAATGTACTACTTGAATAATTGTAAGTATCTTGTATTTTTTTTAATCTAAATAATTTTATGTCAAAAAAATTTTCTAAATTAAAAAATGTATTTGTAATACTTTCTCTAAAAAAATTATTTATAACACTTTCTGTTGCACTTGTAAAAATTCCACCATTTTTTTTATCCCTTAAAAAAGAAAAATAATTAACATTACCATATATTCTATATTTATATGATTCATTTCTTTCCTTTGTAAATAATTCAGTTAAAGAAATAACTTTACTATTATTAAACTCATTTAATTCATTAAAATTTGTTTTTAATGATAGATTTAAAGATAAATCCTCATCTTGCGCTAATAAATATCTCTTATTTGGTTTTATCTGCTCCATTAAAATATTTTAATTTTATCAAATAAATATTTAATTATGTGATTTTTATTTGAACCTGCTAAAGATTCATTTGTAGTGTTAGTATTATACTGCCCTAATAAAAAGTAACGCTCTCGTACATCATCCCCATTATCTTGATTTAAATAAAATAAACGACCAACTGATGGTGATTCACTATTAAGATAGTTAGCCTGTAACCCTCTTGCATTTGGGTCATCATAAGGTTGTTCAGAATTATCCTTTCTTGGATAATTTCCTTTTAACATATTATTTGGTATTTTAACACCCAATTGTGTAACTTCTACTGTATCTGTACCACCTGTCGCATTTATAATTGTTGCATTAAGTTTATAATCATATAAAAATAATAAATCTTCTTTGTTTACTTTAAAAAAATTTGTTTTTATTGTTTGTCCATTTGCTAATAAAAAAACTATATCTGTACTGTTATTTAAACCAATATCAGAGTTTCTTTTTATTTTTGCACCAATTCCATCTGATACTTGGCTATTAGGTTTTGACCTTAATGGTACTGCTTGCGCTCCATAATATACATAACTATCACTACTTAGTAGATAAGTACCAGTACCAAAATTTATAAAATATAAAGAAAAATTCATCCATTGACTTTTTAGGGAAAATTGATAATAAAGAAAATTATCACCAAAAGTAGTATTAAAAGGACTCCTTCCTGCTTTAATATGATTATAAAAATTTAAATATTCAGGAAATAATATATTTGAATTAGGTTTATAATCATTTTGATTGGATATAAAAGATTTTGGAGTATAGCCAAAATTTAATATATTAGTTTGTATGTTTGTTTTTTCATCATTTAATGCTAAAGCAACACCTCTTGTTTCATTATATTGGGTTATACCATAAATTTCACCAAAATCAAATTTAAAATGTTTCCATATCCAAGGTCTTCTTATTGGATTAGTGGTTGCATTTTCATTATAACCATAAAGTTGGGGAACTTTAAGTTTTATTGTTTTAATATTAGGGGCTGGTTGATAATTAGTTGTATCAAACCAAAAATAACCTCTAAAAGCGGTAAAAAGACCTAACTCATTATCATCATTTACTGAAACTATTTCACCAAATTCATTTGTTATAATTTTATTTCTATCACAAGGTAGTAATACAACTAAATTACCGTTTTCTTTAAAAACAGTATATTTAGAATTGTCTAAAATTGCAATATCATTATCATAATCATATTTATCATATATTGAATTAAAAGTAGTATTTTCATAATTGTTAAGTATTTCTGCATCCATATCTGAAACTGTGTTTTTGATTGTAAAAACTCTTAAATCAAAATCACCTTTAACATGAAGTCTTATTTGTGAATCATTAGCCAATTCATTTGTTGGTGTAAAATCTCCACTATCATCACCACTAAATCCATTTGAGTCTGTTAAACCAGCATTTTCATCACTAAAATTTGGAATTGGGTTTCTACTACCTTGCCAATAATGATTGGGATTCATAGTAAAATAATTACTTATTACAGTAACAAATGGTTTTACTGATTTAATCAAATTAAAATCTAATCTATTAATTCCAACATTTGTATTATTTATATTTTGTGACCATAAAGGTTTGACTGTAATTGTTTTATTCTGTATATCAATATTTGGAAGTTCTTCTAATGGTATATCAGGATTCATTGACCCACCATCTTCTGTAAAAAAAATATCAGGATATCCTTCAGATTTTAAAATTGCAGGTGATGTTGAAAACACACCAATATCAGTAACATCACAAGACATATTAACTGTATATGTTTTATTTGATGGTACAACTAAAATATAATCACCACTTTCATTTGTAGTGGTAGAATATTTATAATATTTATCAAAAACATATGCAAGAGTTTCATTTGTTATTATCTCTTCTTTTTCAGGAAATGTACCAACAGGGCTTTTTGGTGTAACACCTATTCCTAAATCATTTTCAGGAAAACCATTAAATCCTCTAAATCTTCTGTATTTTGGTAAAAGATTGTAAATTTTTCCATTTCCATCTTTATCATAAACTGTTTGAAAAGGATATATGGCTGCTGCTTCTATTTTTTTAATATCATCTAATCTTGTTGGGTTAGCAATAGTTTCTTCTTCGGAAGAAATAAAAACCGAAATTCTACAATTTGGTATTCCAACACCTCTACCTAAAACTCTTCCAACTATAATCCCATAATCAGCATCAAATAATCTATAAATATCTTTTTGAAAGATTTTTAAAGATAAAATATCCAAAGATTCATAAGTTTGGTCAAGATTAACATTTAAAAACTTATCACCAATATCTGTCCTAACTCTCAAAGACTTATGGTTTACATTATCAGAATTTATAAAATTCATATTTCTAAAGATACTTTTTAATAAATAGTTCTTAACTATTTATAAAAAATTGATTTAAGTGGCAAAAAAAATAAAATATGTTGGTAGTACACCTGTAAATAAAGATTCACAACCTTCATTTTCAAACTTCAATGATACTTTTCAAACTACCATTTTTAATGGTGATATTGGTTTATCTACTAAATTTACAACCAATGAAACTATAAAAAGAGAAAGTAGGATTATTGTAACACAGAAAAATGTAACATTAAGTGATTTAAAAATTTCAAATTTAGACCAATTAAATAAATTTGTTAACCTTACAAATAAACTAAAACTTAATAATGATAAAACAAATTTATCAAGTTATGCAGTTTATGGTTCATTAAAAGAAAAATATAGAATTACTGTAAATAATGTCATAAATAAATTTGTTGGTGGTTTATTTATGAATTCATATCTTAGTGGAACACCATATAATACTTTATTAGATTATACATATGATGATATTACAGAAATATCCACATTTAGAATTCCTATAACAGTTGTTGAAAATCCATTTTTTATAAATTTAAGCACATTTAATTCAAATGAGTCATTAAATATTGATAATCTTATTACAAGATATCAAGATTATGTTTTAACATATAATGATGTTAATTATCATATAAATGGTTTTACAGGTTTTACTAGTGGTAATTCAGCTTATTTATATTTTAGTGTAAATGATAATCCATTTTCAGGAAATTCTACACCACAAAATATTGGTTATGATTTTTTAATTAAACCAAATGATATTGAATTTAATAAATTTTATGATTCGTTAAGTGAACTTGAAAGATATTTTTTAAATAAAAATTCAACCCCAAAATATAGTTTTTCTTTTAAAATACCTAAAGTCGATGAAGATGGTAATTTGACTTTTTCTGAATATGTATTTAACTTTCCAATAAGATATGATGGTTATAATTTGGATACTGAATCCATAAGTTATGTTGTATTTTTGGAAAAATTATTTGAGATTGGTGATTTATATGATGAATATAAATCAAATTTAATTTTAAGGAAATTAATTCCAAAAACATTACTTGATTTGGATATAACCAATCCATATAAATCTGAATCAATATTTAAGATTTATGGAAAGGAAATTGATGAAATAAAAATGTTCATTGATTCTTTAATGAACATTAATGCCACATCATATGATAAAGTAAATAATATTCCCGATGCATTAATTAAGAATTTAGCAAAAACTTTAAGTTGGAATGGTAAAAATATAATTACTAGTAACGATTTAGCATCATCTATTTTTGCAAATGACAATGCAGGTGGTACTAATCAAACAGCATCATTAGCAGAAGTTGATATAGAAATTTGGAGAAGAATTGTTATTAATACCGCTTGGTTTATGAAATCAAAAGGTACAAGAAAAGTTCTTGAAGCAATATTTAGTTTTATTGGCGCACCTGAATGTTTATCTGTTATTAATGAATATATTTATGTGGTTGATGGTAAAATTAATCCAAGTAATGTTGACCCAAGTATTTTAATTGATACAGGAACAACTCAAACAATACCAATTCCTTATGATGAAGATGGTTATCCTATTGCCCCAATTCCTACATCTAGTATTTATTTTCAAAATAATGGTAATGAGGATAGTGGTCAATTTTATATTAATCTTTATAGAAAACTTGGTTTTAATATAACAAAAACTATTGATAATAAAAAATCTTGGGTTTACTATGAAACTGCCAATACACATTCTTCTACAGGAAGAAACACATATTATGAAGTAAATGATTCAAGATTAATAATAAACACAAAAGAAATTTCAGTAAATTTAGATATTGCTAATGCGATTGAATGTGATGTATATAATTTCAATAAAATAAATAATTATCCTGTTACAGATACAGGTAGAACAATACCTTACCCACAAAGAGAAACAAATAAATTTAATGCTAATTCATTAACTTTTGCACAATACGTTGATAGAATTTATTCCACATTCATAAACGCTCAAAATAGAAAAGTTAGCGATTCAGCAATTGGTTCTTATTATCCATCATTAACAAAACTTTATTATGATTATCTAAACGAATCTTTTAATGATATTGGTGTAGAATCTAACAAAAGAAGATTCAGAGAGTTAATGAAATATGTTGATAATATTGATGGTATATTCAATGATTTTGTTGAACAATTTATTCCTGCAACGGCTATACTTATTGATAAAGGTGTAAAAATTAGAAATACTATATTTACTCCTCAAAAATTTGTTTATAAACAAGGTATTGATGATGGTTCTGAATTTGAAGGTGCTGTAAAAGGTAAAGAAGAAAATCCAAAACAAAATGTAGTAATAATTGAAACAGAGTTTTTTGATACATATGAAGATAGTATAAATGTCGCTACAATTTCAACTGAGGTTGCAAGTAGTAATTCAGGTAGTATTGATACTCCTACATATGGAGAAACTACTACTACTAAAAATATACAACCTGTTTGGGATGGTGTTATTTGTGAAAATGAAGCACCAAGTTTTGCTATCACAGGTGCAACCAAAATAGAATTATCAAGTTTAACTAATAATGAAATTTTTAATAAGACAACAGGAACAACACATACATTAACTTTTAATTTCACATCTGCAACTGAAACATTATCGGCATCTACAACAGAATTTTATTTTAACATACATCAATATGATAAATTACCAAGTGTATTAGGTTTTAGTGATACATCAATATATACTTTTAGTGCTTCATCAACCGCATTTACAACATCATCCACAATAAGTGTTGATATACCTTCTTCTGTTTTAAGTTGTGATTCTGAATATATTATAAAACCTTATTTTAAAATAAATACTTGTGCAGAATCGGGGCAAACATTTACAGCTTCAAGCCCATACACAATGTATGAAAGATTCCTTTATAATGAATATTATAATTTTTATCCAACTAATTTAGTTGAAAGATTTTTTGATTATACTAAATTTAAATTATCAACAGGATTAACTGTTTCAACATTAATACCTAATAGTCAATATACACCATTATTTAGGAATTATAACACTAGCTATGATTATTATTTTATTTCTTTATGTGATGCACCACAACCTTTATTTAATTTCTTTGGTATAGGTTTTGAAACACAAGGCTTAATAACTGAAACAATACCTGTTAATAGTACAAATTTTACAAATTTTAATGTATCATTTAAACCAATTGGTGATATAATTCTCGCTGTTAATGGTGTTACAATATTAAAAGACCTTGAATATAGTGCTGAAACATCAACATTAATACCACCATCAATAAGGGATTTAAGTTTTAATCTTACCAATCCATTAACATCTGAATATAATGATGTATTAACTGTTAGTTATTATAAAAATTCAGATAATGGACAAAAATTAATTAAAGAAAATTTTGAATATACAGCTTCAACAAATATTTCATCAACAGGTATAAATTTTTATATTGATTTAACATATCAATTAGCAGGTGGAGATGTTGTTGTATATTGGAATGGTCTTATGTTATCTCAAGGCTCTGATTATACTTTTTCAACTTTAAATGGTAATAGAATTATTTTGAATTCTACAATATCCCTTATCAATGGTGATTTTATATCTGTAGTTTATTTTACACCTTTAACAACATCAATTGCAATTGTAAATTTAACAGGTAGTTCTATATCTTGGAATATTAATACATTAATATCTGATAATGCTACAGGTAATTTTATACACGAATTCTATGATTTATCTAACACAGGTTTAACAGGTACAAGTTTATATTCATTAAATACTACTTATCAATATAATACATATAGTTTTTCACAAGCATTTGATTGGGCAAATTCGCCACCATTAATAGTTGGACAAATTTATAACTATAGAATAAAATCAGAAAAATATTTTAAAACAATAAATAATATTGGGTTTACATCAACAACTTATAGTAATGCTATAAAAGTTAAATTACCTACTTAATATGAGTGAATTAACATACGGAAAAAATTTTCAAAAAAGTTCATTTGGTACGAATGTTCCTTTAACAATAAATAAAAATATTTATGTTGCTAAAGTTATTGATGTTAAAGATGATAAAAATGTTGGTAGAATTAAAGTTTATATTGATGGTTTGGACCATTCAAATATTAATTTACCTTATGCTTATCCATTAATGTCAAGAATAATACATGTAATGCCACAAGTTGGTGAACTTGTTTTAGTATTCTTTGCCGATGCAAAAAAAGAAAAAGAGAATCAAAAATATCAAAATAGATTTTGGATTGGCCCAATAATTACAAATTATGAACATGTAAATTTTGATAGTCAGGATGTGTTAAATTCTGCAACTAATATTTTAACATATACTAACTTATCTGACCCATTACAAACCAAATCAAAAAATAAAAAAAATACAGAAAGAGGGTTATTTCCAATTGATACTGAGACACCACCATTAGTAAATAATTTAAATGATATTACCATTGTTGGAAAAAACAACACAGATATTACTCAATCCGATAATAAAATTAAATTAAGAGCAGGTAAACATAAAAAAAATAAACCAACTGAAACTAATACAAAAAATCCTGTTTATTCGGTATTAGAATTTATTGATGAAAATACATCTTATTCTCTAACCGCAGGTGATGAAATTTATTTAATTAGCCATAAAGGTCGATTTAGATTTAAAAAAACTTTAACAAATAAAGATATAGGTGATTTAAAACAAAATGCTCAATCAATGCTCTATGGTGAACTAACTGTTCAATATTTAAAAGTTTTAACTGAAGTTTTTTTAAATCATATACATCAACATCCAAGTCAAGCACCAACATATGGTGCAACATCACCGTTTAAAATCGAAGATTTGAGAAGACAATTGCAAAACATTGAACAATTATTGGCAAAAAACATAAAAATTAATTAAAGTTTGAAATAAAAAACTATTTATAATAAAATATTATAAAATGGCAAATTTTAATTTCAAATCACCTAGCGTTAAATTTCAAGAAATAGACAGAAGTTTCGCTTCAACCCCATCATTGGGGATAACATCAGTTGGTATGGTTGGTGAAACCTTGAAAGGGCCAGCTTTTTCACCTGTTTTGGTTACAACAAAAGCTGAATTTAGGAGATATTTTGGTGGAACATCTACCGAAAAATTTTCTAATGGGAAGATGAAATTCTTAGCACCAACTTATGCAAATTCATTTTTAGAAGAAGGTGACCAATTATATTTCACAAGAATTCTTGGAAAATCAGGATATAATGCAGGTAGAGGTTGGGCTATAACTGTTGGTGGTGCTTGTTTAGCATCAACTTCAGCACAAACATCAACACTTTCAAGTTCCACAGGTACAACAACATTTAGTGGTTCAAATGTAGTAACATTTACTGCAAATTCTGTTAATTATAGTTTTTCAATTACAGGAAATGGAACATATGATAATGTTTCTAATATAACATTTGTAAGAAATAGTTCAGGAGTGTTTACTGCATCAAGTGCATTTGTAACAGTTTCTTCTTATTATAGTGCATCAACAACAAACATTAGTGGTTCTGCCACATTTACTTCTTTCACTTATACAGCACAGACAGACCAAACCTATGATAATATGGTTGTTGCTTTATTAAGAAGTAGAGGTACAGGTTTACGAGATGCAGCTACATTTAGGGTAAGTTCAGTAACAGGAACATTTACAGCCACTAATGGTAATCCACTTGCAAATTTTACATTAACCGCTGTAGGTGCAAGCGTATCAGAAAATTTACAGTTTAACTTGGATGTAACTTCTTCAAGTTATATTTCTAAAGCAATGGGAAGTAAAAATTCAGATGCAAAGTCAAACTTATGGGTTGAAGCAGTTTATCCTGATTTAATTAGAAAACTTGCTACTGATGGTACTATTAGTGGTATTAATAATGTAGTTCCATTTACAAGTGGTACTTTTTCTGATTATACAGCGCAATATACAAATCCTGAAACACCTTGGATTGTTTCTGAAATTAATGGTAGTAACATAACTAGATTGTTTAAATTTATTTCATATTCTGATGGTGATGCAGCAAATAAAGAAGTAAAAATTGCAATTGAAAATATTAATCCAACAACAAAAGAGTTTGATGTTGTGATTAGAGATTACAATGATACTGATGCAAATCCTTCAATTCTTGAAAGATTTGGAAGATGTACTATGAACCCTAATAGTAATAACTTTATTATGAGAAGAATTGGTGGTGTTTATAGTAATGCTGATGAATCATTCTTAGAAGATGCAAGGTCTGCTTATGTTTATGTAAATGTTAATGTAAATGCATCTATAACATCAATTCCTTGTGGTTTTGAAGGTTATAATTTTAGAAATTATACTGTAGGTGGTGCTAGTACAGCAAATACTCCTGTAATGGTTTATAAAAAGAGTTATGATAGTGCGGATAAACCACTTAAAACATATCTTGGTATTTCAGAAAAAGCTTTTGATACTGCAAATACTAGGGGTCTTTCAATAAATGATGACTTGTTTAAATTTATTGGTGCTAATACTTCAGCAAGTAGTTATACAAAAACTAAAGGTTTCCATTTGGATTCAGGTGCTACAGGAACTTATGTTGATTCTCAAAATAATGCAATTGGTCAATTTGAAGTAGGTTTAGGTTCAATAACAAATACTGCAAGTGTTGGAATAGGAACTTACTATGCTGATATTACAAAACGCAAATTTGTTCTTGTTCCGGCAGGTGGTTTTGATGGTTGGGATATAAACTATGAAATGACAGGTGGAAGGTCAATTGGAAGTACATTTGAAGTAGGTCAGGCTGATGAATTTGATGAATCAGATTACAATGCTTACAAAGAGGCATATCAAATCTATGAAGATACTGAAAGAACACCAATTAACTTATTTACAACTCCGGGTATAAATTGGGATGATAATTTAGGTTTAGTTGAAGATGTTATTGAAATTGTTGAAGAAGTACGTCAAGATGCTCTTTACATTATTGATGCTCCTGATGCAAATCTTAATAGTACACCAACTGTTGCAGCAGGTACTTATGCTGATGCTCTTGATGCATCGGGAATTGATTCTTCTTATGCTGCTACTTATGTACCTTGGGTTAGAAGAAAAGACCCTGATTCAAATACAAACATTTATATTCCACCAACAGGTGAAATTTTAAAAGCAATGGCACTTGCTGATAGAACTTCGTTTATTTGGTTTGCAACAGCAGGTTTAAATAGAGGTGGTCTTCCAAATGCTAGAGATGTAAGAAAAACATTTAAAGAGTCTGATAGAGATACACTATATCTTGCAAGATTAAATCCAATTGTTAAATTCTCTAATAATACTCCTGGGATTTTCATCTATGGTCAGAAGACTTTACAAATTGCAGATACTAAACTTGATAGAATTGATGTGAGAAGACTTCTTCTTTACGCAAAACAAATCATTTCTTCTCAAGCTAGACTTTACTTGTTTGAACCTAATGATGATGTATTGGCAACTAACTTTATTGCTGAATCTAATAAGAAACTTAAAGTTATTCAAGATAACAGAGGTTTACAAACATTTAGCGTAAGATTAGATAATACATTAAATACACCTGAAAGTAGAGACAGAAATGAAATCTACTTTGTGATTGACTTGTTACCAATCGGTGCTGTTGAATTTATTGGTCTAACATTTGTTGTAAATAAATCTACAAGTTCAATTCAATTTAATGGATAATAACAATTAAAAGAAACTATTTAAAATAAAGAAATAAAATGCCACAAGGATTTAGAAATGTACCTACCCAATATGAACCTCTCAGACCTAATAGATTTGAGTTGTTCTTCCCTCAAGATATTGAATTAAGTAAATATACTTGGATTGTTAATGCTGTTGATAGACCAAAAATGAAAGTTAACTCAATTCCAATCAAATACTTGAACTATGAGCAAAAAGTTGCAGGTCATGTAACATTTGATGATTTAACTGTTGAATTAATTGACCTGCAAGGTCCATCTTCAGTTCAGTTAATTCTGGAATGGTATAGACTATGTGCTGAAAACTTAACAGGTAGAATGGGTTATGCTTCAGGTTATAAGAAAGATTTAAGACTTGTTGCACTTGACCCAACTCTTGTAGGTGTTCAACAATTTACACTTTTTGGTGCATTCATCTCTACTCTTGATTTTGGAAAGAATGAATATACTAGTGATGAGGTTCAAAAAATTACTCTAACATTGAGTTATGATATCGCTGAAAATAACTACTAAAAAATAGCGATTTTAAAATTAAAAATTCCCATTGGTTTCCGATGGGATTTTTTTTGGTATAAAAGTTGTATATTTAATATTAAAACAATTAAAGATATGATAAAATATAATTTAGAAAAACACTTAAAAGATAATTGGTTCAATACCAATGATACATTTTCATTATTTGAAAAATGGATTGATGATAAAAAATTTATCACAACTGAAAATCTTTACACTTATAAAGATTTTAAAAAACAATTACAATTTGCAGGATACGATAAAGATGAAGTTTTTGTATCATATGAAAATGACTATTTGACAGTTGATGCTAAATCAAGTATGTTAAATAGTCAGCATACAAAAAAATATTATCTACCAACAAAGTATTATGATGTTGATAGTATTGATGTAAAGTTTGAAAAATGCATTTTAAGTATTGAATGCAAATTGAAAGAAGAAAAAGAATCAAAGGTGATGAAAATTAAAATCAAATAAAAAAAGCCCCGATTTGGGGCTTTTTAATTATCCTTCGCACATCAGGCATTCGGAATATAAATCTCTTTGTTGCTTTGTATCTGCTCTTAGTACAGATTCAGACCTTAAATAATAAAGTGATTTCAATCCAAGTTTCCATGCCTCAATATGAACTTGATTAATAAATTTAGCAGGAGCATCACTAAAGAATGCAAGATTTAATGATTGTCCTTGGTCAATATATCTTTGGCGAATACCTGCTTGCCTAACAAGTTCAAGTTGATTAATTTCTTTAAATGTTTTGAATACAGCTTTTTCTTCAGCACTCATACATCTAACATTTACAACTGAACCTTTATCTTCAGATATTGCATCCCAAACTTGTGGTAAATTTTTACCTTTTGATTCAAGTAATTGTTCTAAGAATGGATTTCTTCTAATGTGTAAACCTTTAGCATCATCATCCATATAAAGATTTGCTGCTAGTGGTTCAACACCTTGTGAATAACCACCTGCAAGTTTTGATGAAGACCTATTTGGTGCAATTGCAAGAAGAGTTAAATTTCTTCTTCCTGTACCTTTACACCATTCAGGTTCACCATATTCTTTTGCCATATCAAATGTGGCTCTTTCAGATTCATCTCTAAGATGTTTAAAGATAATATTTGTCCATGCATTTGCTTCAATAGAAATAAATGGAATCATTTTACTTTGAAGAAAACTATGCCATCCTAAAGCACCCAATCCTAATGCTCTTGACTTTGTAGCAAAGCGTACAGCATCTTCAATACCTTTGTAGTCACCTGAATTACCCTTTTGAAGAAAGTCTTCCATTACTGCATCTAAAAACATTGTAGATAGATATACAGTATCAGTATCTTTCCATTCATCAAACTTTACAAGATTTAAAGAAGAAAGACAACATACTAATGTGTGGGTTTCATCAGTAGGTAAAAAGATTTCAGAACAAAGATTTGAATGTCTAATCTTTAAATCATTTTGTTTCCACCATTCAGGTACAGCATTATTAGCATTGTCAATGAACATTGTATAAGGTTCTCCTGTCTTTACTCTTTTCTTTAAAGTTTCAAGCCAAATCTCCCTTTCTTTACCATTTTTTTCAATGACTTTATTCATAAATTCATCTGTAAAGATTGCTCCTTGATGAATATTATGTGATTGTCTATTTACATCACCTTTTGGTTCTCTTACTTCAAGAAATTCTTTAAATTCGCCATGTTCTGCATTCAGATAGATAGCTACAGCACCTCTTCTTGTTTTACCTTGCTTTGATGCTAGAATAGTTGAATCAAATGATTTAATGAATGGGATAATACCATCAGAACTACCACCTCTACCATCTTTGATTTTAGTACCGATTGCTCTAATAGCGGAAAAATCATAAGCAGTACCTCCACCATACTTTGAAAGCATTGCCATTTCAAGGTTTTTACGATAGATTTCATACATAGAATCACCAACATGAGAAGAAAAACAGCTAATTGGTAATGCTACATCTGTTCCAAGATTAGCCATTACAGGAGTAGATGGAATTAACCAACCTTTCCAAAGAATATCAAAAAATCTTTCTTGCAATTCAGGTTTATTAAGTAACTCTGCTGCTCTTGATGATACTCTTACATATCCATCTTTTGGTGTTTCACCATCAATAAGGTATCCACCTTTAATCGTGGTTAAATATAATGCATTGTTACCCCATTCAGGAAAGTCAATACCAACTTTCCATCCCATATTTCTTGCTATATCGTGTGTTTCTGTTTTCATATATTTTTAAAATAAATCATCTACAAAGTTCCAATCTTCATTAGGTTTTGAATATGATGTTTCTCTATTGGCAAAGAAATCAGTTTGTTGTTCACCTGATGTTGCAATATAAAACCATTCCATATCCATAAGCATTTCATCATCAACAGTATAAACAGGTGTCAACATTAACTCTTTAAGTTTTCTGTTTGCTCTGTCATACATGAAATTTTTAAGAGTTCTTTTTGAAATTGTTTCTAAATCACCAAGTTCAAATATTTTATCAATGTAATTGAATTCATTTGTTATTGCTAAATCAAGACCTCTATAAAGAGTATCTTTTAATTCATCTGTCCAAATGTAAGGATTTTCTTCAATAAGTGTTCTAAATAATTTACAGCCTGATTCAGAATGTAAAGATTCATCACGAATAGAGAAAATCATTTGCTGACCAATACCTGTCATCATATTCTTTTTTCTAAAAGAAAGAAGAACAGCAAATGAAGAATATAATTGCATACCTTCTGCACAAGCAGAGAATAATGCAAGACTTCTAGCAATATTAGAAAGATTAGTATCATTAGGGTCGATTTCCATCAACACATTTAGTTTTGCCATTGTTTCTTCATCTTCTAAAAATGCTTTAAAGTCTGTAAGACCCAATGTATCGTTTAGATATGAATATGCAACTGCATGGATTGTTTCAAATGCACCAAATGTACTTGCCATCATCTTAACTTCAGGAACAGGAAACCATTTAGTTACATATGTTGACCAATAATCATTAACAACAGTTTCTGTTTGTGTAAATCCCTTTAAGATATTACCAATAACATTCTTTTCTTCAATTGTTAATTCATTGTTCCAATCTTTAACATCTTTTTGCATGTTAATTTCCGTATGTAACCAATGTGCATTTTGTTGTTTAAACCATGCTTCGTAAGCCCATTGATATTCAAATGGTTTGAATTCTAATCTTTCTTGTGTAATCATTTTATAAATTTATAAGTATAAAAAAATCCTGCTTATATTACTACAAACAGGATATGTTTTGTTATTGTTATTTCAATCTTGTTGTTCTATAGATGAACCAAAAAGCACCCAACAGAAATTTAGGTAATAAAATTAGTGTTAGGGTTTTTAAAAACTCTTCATCTACCCACTCAATTCCAATGAATTGCATTACCGAAAAAATTACTGTTGGTACAATCAAATATAGAGCAAATTTAGGTAAATAAAATGCAAATCCAAGAAAAAGATTGTCTAATATTTTACCTAATTTGCTGTGTACTATGTTATCTAAAAACTTTTTCATTATTTTTTCTTTTCATCAAATAATTTGGTTATTTTTTGGATTAATGGACTTCTTACGCAGTCTGAATCTACAAATTCAACGACCTTAACATGGTCATCAAAATCTTTAAAATGTTTAGTTAAAAACATTAATCCATTATCTTCTTTGTCTTTAAAATCTCTTTGTCTAATATCACCAATAATAATCATTTTAGCATTTTCTTCTAAACGAGTCATTACTGTTTCTGCATTATCAACTGATACATTTTGAAATTCATCAAATATGTTAATATTATCTAAAGATAAACCTCTTAAATTACCCATTGGAATTACTTCAATAATTTTTTCTTTAAAAAGTATTTCTAAAGCAATTGGAGATAATAATTTATTTAACTGCATTGAGTAAGACATTAAAACATACTCAAGTTTTTCTTCAACACCTCCGGGTAATATACCAATATCTTCATTTTGAAGTTGTTTTAATGGTTTGAATATTCTAATTTTTGTATATTCATTATCATCACTTAAAAGTAAGTTTATTGCTTGTACTAATGCTATAAAAGTTTTACCTGCACCTGCTATACCTGTAGCAATAACATACATTGATTCATTATCTAAAATATCTCTAACAAATTTTCCTTGATTTTCTGTTTTAGGAGCAATTTTTAAATACGGCTTTCCAACCTTTTTTCTGATTTCATTTTTCTTTGCCTTTAACCTATCTTCATCAGTTTCTTCAACTTGGTATTTTTTTATTTTCCTATTCACACTCATTTGTTTTCATGTAAATAGGTCATCGGTTAGATTTGTTTTTAAAAAAACTATTAATTTTTGGTCAAAATCCTTTATTTTTTGATATGAAAAGTTCATCTTTTTTATAATTGTCTTATTGTCATAATGTTTCAAATATTTATTTTCATAAAAATTTTTTAATGTTTCATCTTGACAAATTTTCATAATTTCATTAAGGGAATCAAATTGTTTTTCATAATCTGTTGTAATAAAAACAGGTTCAATAGTTTGTTCTTTATCATCAATTGATGTGTACTTTTTATATTTTTTTCTGTTAATCTTCCTTACATAATCATAAAAATGATTTTGTGTAACAGTATACACCCAATTATCTAAAGTTTTTTTATTTAACTTCTTATGGTAATTAATAATAATTTTGCTCATTGTTTCCGCACTTAAATCTTTTGAAAGTTGTGCATCGGAGGTTTTTGAGTAAAAATAATTCAAGACTAATTTTTCATACTTTTTGTAAATTTGTTTGTCTAACTTTTCCTTTTCTATATCCAACATTAAAATTTTTCATTATACTTTATAGCTTATTGTTTTAAATTCGTTTTCATTAGTTCAAATATATAATCTTTTCCATTATTTTGTATATTTTCATTCAAATCAGCATTATCTTCATAGGTTTGTATCATTACATTTGTTAAACCTAAGTTCAATAATCGTTCCTGAATTTCTAAAGATGAATTTGGTGTCTTAGAATAGTTAAAATCTTGTCTTTTTTCTATTGCATCAGGATTTAACATTATAATAACATTTGGTTTATATTTTATTAATTTTGATAAAATATTATCTTGTAAAGACTTACCTAATAATACAATAGTATTAATAGGAATTGTAGTGTATTCAAAATATGCTTCAACAATATAAACCGTTGAGTTCCAATTTATATGTTTTTCATTAAAAATTATCTCTTTTTTATCTGCTTGTGGTAATTTATAAGCATGATGTTTATCAACATCATTTGTAAATGCTCTAGTAATATAAAAATTTATTTTACCATTCAAATCATATGATGGTATTACAATTCTATTTTTATAATAACCTTCAAGACAGAAACCTAAGTTGTCTCTTTTTATTAAAAAATCAGAAACCTTTCTATTTTTTAAATATGTATATGCTTGAACATGTAATGGATTTGTTTTATCCATTTTTTGAAAAGAGATAAATTCTTTTGGGAGACCAAAAATTTTATATTTCTTTATTTGTGACAAAATAACAGGTTCATTTTCATATTTTAAAAATTCTGCAATTTGTTTTCTTGTTGCATACTTTTTAAACACAAAAAATAATGGTCCTGACAAACCACACTTCCAACACTTACATACTTTATTGTATTTTCCCCTATTATTTAATGATATATTAACTTCAAGATTATATTTATCATCAGCAACACCATAATTTAATTTAGCGCATTCAGGACAATTAAATTGCATCTGTGTTGATGCATTATTTTTGGGATGACCAAAAACTTCTTCAAGAAGATTATAAATCATTTTTAATCTTGTTTATACCCTTATCATGAATTTTTTTAATATCTTTTTCTGACATGTTTAAAAGTTTCGATATTTGATTGAAACTCAATTCAGGTTTATCACTCAAGCCATATCTATAGTTAATTATTAATTTTTCAATTTTATTTAAACCTTTTAATGATAAAGATTTTAAATCACTATTAAGATAAATAAATTCATCATTTAAAACTGATGTTGGTAACATTTCTTCATAATTTATTTCTTCGGAACTATTTACGGTAGTATAAATTGATAAAATATTGTTATCATCAATAGCATTGACCGATTTTGCAATTACTTCACTAGCAGTTTCTTCAATTAAATCATCCTTTATATCATCTATATTTGGGTCAAAACCGTATTTATTATAAAAATTATTTTTTAATTCTAAATACTTTTGATTTATTGAATGTTGTTTGATTGGTTGTTTAATGATTTTTGATTCCTTTGCAATTCCTTCTAATATTGCTTGTTTAATCCACCAAACTGCATAAGTACTAAATTTATAACCTTTATTTGGGTCAAATTCTTCAACAGCTTTTATTAAACCAATATTTCCTGATGATATGATGTCGGACAATTGATAAAAACTGCTATTATGGTAGTATTTAGCAACATTTATTACAAATCTTAAATTATTAATAATTAATAATTCCTTAATTTTTGGACACTTTGTTGTTTGATATTCATAAAACATTTCGGTTTCTTGTTTTTTTGAAATCTCATCAATATTTCTAATATCTTGATGATAAAGTTTTAAAATATCGGATGTGTCCTTTGTTATTTTGATTGTATTTGATGATATTTTCTTCATAGATAAACAATAAACAAATATAAAAATTGCTCTTTTTATATGCAAAAAAAATTTTTATTTTTTATTATAACGCTGATTTAGAATCAAAATCAGTTCTGACCAACGCTTTTCAATCAAAAGAATTTTGTCTTCTAAAGACGCTGCTCTTTTTTTATAATCTTCTTTTTTAATATTTTTAAAAAAATAATTGTCCTCAATTGGTGTTGCTTCAATTTCAGTTAATAAATTATTTAACTGATTTTGATTTTTTTCAAATTCATCAACCAAAAAATTGATAGTTTCAATTAATTTTTCATTTTTTTCTTTTGAAAAAGTATCAATTTTCCTTTCAAGAATTTCTTTTACATCCATAAATATAAATATAAGATATATTATTCAAGAACTGCACCACCATTTGAAAAATTTGTGGTTGCCCCATAAACAACAATAGGACCACCTGAATTACCTCCTGATGCAACCACAGGAGTTCCGGGAATATCAGAAACTGATATTCTAGCTTCAATTGTTATTTCATCTATAATTGCTTTAATAGCTGTATACCAAAGTATATCATCAAAATTTGCACTACCATCAGTTAAATTTCCTGTTGGAATGCCTAATTCTTTCTTTTTTTCTAATACCTTATTTGCTGCCCTTAAAGCAGACATACCACCTCTTGTTCTTGATAAAGGAATCAATGGTGGAGGTACTACACCAATATTTGGTGGTGGTTTAATACTTAAAATACCATTTAGTGTAGATAATGCGCTTTGTAGAGTTGATATAACCATATTTATATAAAATTTCTTACTTGTGAACCTACTCCTGATAATGAAAGCAGCAGTTCACTTCTTTTTTGTAATTGTTCTTTTAAAAGTATTATTATAATTGTAATAACTAGTTTTGTTACATAGTTTCTAATAAAATTAAAAATAACACAGAAAAATATATCATATATAGTATCAAATATTTTTTCAATTAAATTTTTAATTTTTTCAAATATCTCAGGTATGCTAACTGAAAAAGTTTCATCTAAATTCATTAATTTATTGATTATATTAATAATAAACATTACACCTGGTTGTTTCATTACAATCATAAGTAATGCTTCAATAATTATTTTTATGATACTTTTATGATAGTCATTCTTAAAATTTGTTGTTGAAGTATTTGTACCAAATTCAGGAATTAATGTATTAAAACTTTCAACAGTTGGATTAGAAATAACAGCTTCAATTTGTTTTACAGTTAAATCTATGTTTTCTTTAAAACAACTCGTATCAACATTAAGACCTTTTACTTCAGTATCTAATTCTAAATCTAATAATTTTTTTAAATCTAATTTAAATACATCTTTATTTTCGTATTTTGTATATGAACGAACTAATGTTAAAAGTTGGGCATCATCTCTAGAAAAATTGGTATGAAATAAAAGATTCATAATTTCAGCCACAACTACTTGTGAACTAAATAATGGTCCGATTGATTCTTTGATTATATCAAAAATTGCTTTCTGACTTAATTCAGGTAATGTTATTTTTACATTAGAATTTGGTTCATCATAATTGATTTTAATAGGTACTGGGCCAATTGCTACATTCACATCAATATTTGGTTGTGGTAAAACATCATCGACCATTTTTTTAAAAAATGGATTGGACATCATTTTAGATGCACTTGAACCTGAAATATTAACTTTTCTAAGACTATCACCAACATCAAAACTTTTAATTGACATTGTTATACCACTTTGTAATGATGGTGGTAATATACTATTTTCAGATAAGTTTTCACTTATTGAATCGTAAATTGAATTACTAAATTTATCTAGTGTTTCTTGTTTTAGAATTGAAGAAAGTGCTGTTTGAACAAGTGTTTCTAATATGTTTTCACCTACTGTTGATTTAATTAAATCAAATATAAACTCTATTGGGTCATTACTGTCAGATATTAAATCATCAAATGAAATAGTATCCATTTGACTATTAGCTAAACTAACATACAATTTTATTTTTTCAATAACTTCTGATTTATCCTTAGATAATCCCATAATATATTAACCTAATTTTGATATTGTTACTTTTACATCCGTATTATATTTTATTTCAAAAATTCCATCATAAGAATTGTAAAGTGTTCCATCTGTTAAATCGATTTCTCTTAAAGTTCTATCGTTATTAACAAAACTAGTTTGCATTTCATTATTAGAATAGTTCTCACCTACTTTATTAAAACATCTAATTGAGTTTATATTTATTACATTTGGTACATTATTGATTGCTTCAATTAATCTACCAATATAAATATTTTGCCCAATAATGGCTTTATTTATTGAATGAAAATCTAATACTTCTTTAATTGTTCTTGCAATAATTTCATAATCATTATTTGTATTTCTTTCAACTAATACATTTATTTGATATGCAATATTGTAAATTTGTCCATCTTCAACTTCAATATAATCATTTACCATTCTATAGTGAGTTAAAAATTCGGCAATATTTTCCTTTAATAAATCTGTTGATGTATTTGTTAAATAACCATCAGCACCTAAACCAATTATATTGAAAATAACTTTATTATTTCTTAATGAAGTAATAAACTTGAATGGTACACCATATCTACCATCCATTCTAAATAAAATAGCATAATAATCTTCTAATGTAACTGCTCTATTTTGCGCTCCATAATTATAAGAAATCATATTCCTAATTTCTTCAATTGTTAATGGGTCTTTTCCACCCAATGCAGGAATAGGATTATTACAAACCAAAGAATTTATAACAGATTGATTTACATTTGAATTTGGTCCATTAACAAGCATGTTTTTATTTGTTACAATTGTTACTGTGTTTGGACCTAAATTTGTATTTAATCCACCACCAACTCTATACTTTATGAAAATACTTGAATTTGCAGGTATTTTTTCACCTAGCGATGTATTATATAAATAAGCTTCAATTTTTGAAAATTCAGATAAATTTTGTAAAGCATTATTAAAATTATTTAAATTGCTATCACCACCTCCAAATGTTATCCTACAATTACCATTTTCATTAAATTCTTTAATAAATTTCTTTTTAACTTTTTTCCAATAACCTTTTCTTACACCATTTTCAGAAATAACAGGTGATGTTTCAACAAAAACATCCGTTTCGGCTAAAAAATCAACTTGAAAATATTGTAAATCTTGGTCGTTGAATTCATCATCAGTTGGTGTTGTGGAAATATTACCTGATTTGACAACAATTGATGTAATATCAATAACATCATCTTCAGGAAGAATGATTTGATAAAATGGTATTGCTTCTTCTGTTGTTACGAATCTTTTTGCAATTCTTGTTGCACCATTATAAACAATTTCTCTTTTTGAAATTCTATAAGATGTGACTTCACTAAAATTATTTAATATAGGTATGATTGTTCTATTTGGTAAACCTTCAATTGAAACGCTTGATGAAAAATCAATATCATATAAAAGTTCAAAGGCAACACTACCATTTGTAAATTGTGTTCCTGCTTTTACAATTGGTAGATAATTACTATTATATGAATCGTTTAGTGCAGGAACAATAACATCCATATCAATTAATGTAACAGCAGGTTTTTTATTTGGTAATTTTACACCAAGATTTTTAGCAATGTTAAATAAAGATTTTTTTAATTGAGCATTTTCAAGTTGTGTTTCTTGAAATGTACGGTCAAGATTGAAATAATTTGATTCTGATGTACCTGCTAAAATGTCAATAAAAACAGAACCAACAGAATTATCCTCTAAATTTTGGAAAACATCGGGATAATTTTGTTTTATGTATGATTTAATCTCTTCCCTTAACTCATAAAAATTTCTTTTATTATAGTTTAAAACTGTTGCCATTTAAATAGTTATTTTCCTTAAATAGTGAAATTTTAACTATTTATAATAAAGTATATGCCAAGACCTAAACGCTCCAAATTATCTCTAACACAGGAAAGTATCGAAAAACATATGAATGAAGTTTATGGTATTTTAGAACACTATAAACAAATGGGTGTTAGACATTATAACTTTGTACTTAGAATCATCGAAGAATTGGGTTCAGATAGCATCGAAGACCCTGTAAGGCTTCAGTTGATGGCTCAACTTGAGCAATCAAGAAACAACTCCCTAAATGCTTTTAAAGAGTATTTAAGAATGAAGACTGATTTAATCACCAAACACCTTAATAGTGTTAAAATTTTTGGTGATTTGGATATTAAAACCAATAAAAGTAAAGCTACATCAGGCGATAATAATTCTTTAAGTAAAGAAGACCAAGATGAGGTTCAAAAAATGATTCAAGAATTAATGGATATGAAACAAACTAAGTTTTAATTTTCAAAAATTATTGAATTTAGTTTGTCTAAATTTAAACTTGGGTTTGGAGAATAGGAAAAAACATCAATATCCTTTAAAAATATTATTGAGTTGTCTTCTCTATTTTTAATGTTTATTTGTTTTAGATTTAAATTATATTTATTACCTAAATAAATAATTAATTGACCAAGTGATTTGATTTGGTCAATTTTGTATTTTTCATAATATGAAAATTCTTTGTTTGAAATTATTTCATCAACATTTTTTACATCAATAATTTCATCACACCAATTTAAAAAATTATCATTTTCTTTTGTTAGTTTACCTGAGTTTTCAAGGGCAATAAATATTGAGTTTTTATTTATTTTGTTAATATTTGTTAAATTAGTATAATATGAGTCATCATAAAATTTATGAATTGACCCATCTTTCTTTATAACATATGCAGGAGCATATTCTTTTTTAGCTAATGAAAGAATATATTTATCAAAATCGTTTCTTAATGTATCAAGAAGTATAATGTATTTTTTATTACATTTATCCTTAACACAATTTTCAATCGGATTTATTAATATTTCTTTAAGCATTTAAACAAAGTCTTTTCATTACTTTCCCTGTTAATACAACATCCATTTCGCAATAATCAATAATCTTTTGTAGATTTTTTTCTTTATGAAATGTTGAACCAACCATTGAACCTTCCATTGCATTTTTATGTGTTTCAAGTCCTAAACAACTTGCAACAGCATCTAAAGAAACAAAGTTTCTTGTATTTAGTTGCCAAAGAAGAAATATATCTTTAAATTTTGCAGATAATTCCCAAGGTTTTTTATCAAAAATCTTAAAAATTGTTGGGATTTGTAAAATATTGTTAACAAATGCTCTTTTAATTATAAAAGGAACATCAAAAGTGTTAATATTATACCCAACAATACATGTTATAGGATTTTTTGATATCTTTTTGTTAATAAATGTAAAAAAATTGTTAATAATTTCTTGTTCATTATCTTCAGATGAGAATGAAACAGTTGCAATTTCATCATCTTTAAATCCACCACAAGTAATAACAACGATTTTACCATATTCCGAATATAGTGGTGACTTTTCAAAGTAAATTTTACTTAAAAGTTCATCAGTTAAATCAGAACGATATTCATTATCCGCATACCATTTTGCTCTTTTTAAAAAACTTGCTGCTAAAGCAGGTTTTTTTTCTTTACATTCTTCAAAAGATGCAAATTCGGGAACGGTTTCAATGTCGATAATGATACCATTATCAATATCAAATTTTGTAATCATAAAATATTAATATAAAACTTCGTTTGAAAAACTAAAACCTGAATTTTCACAAACACCAAGTAAAAATCCGGGCAATTGATTATTACCTAATCTATCTAAGATAAACTCATCAACTGAACAAACTGATGGTAATGAAATTTCCATATAATTTGTTCCTGCATTAAATGAGATATCAGTTGAATGCCAATGACCGTTTACAACTAAATGATATCCTGATGTACCAATACCATAAAGATTAACAAGTTCATGACCTTTCTTTTTAATTATTTCAGCATCACCATGATGTGCAATAATACATAAATCATTCATTTCATGATTTTGAACCTTTTCAACATAAACAGGTTTTCTAGGTATATTTACTTGTAAAAATCTATCTTCTTTAAATTCTCTATCAATCATATGATAAGCAATCAATGAACCTGTTCTCTCTGAATCATCATCTCTATCTTTACCTATGCGGTCATGATTACCACCAATGTATGTAATTACAATAGGAAATTCTTTTCCAAGATTATTTCTTAATGTATCTAAAAATTCTATTTGAGAATCAACACCATAAAGTATTTGGTCAATACCAACTAAATCCATTCCTCTAAGGTGTTCACTACGCATACCACTTGTCATCACGGATTCAAATAAATCACCACCAAAAAGAATATAAAGACTATTAAGATTTTTAAATTTAATATAATCAACAGTCTTTTTAGCGATTTGCATCATTCTTTCATGAGCAATATCTTTATTATAACCTCTACCAAATACAGGATTTTCATATTTTTTACCATAATGTATATCTGAATACATAAGATAACAAATATCTGAATATTTACCTAATATGTCAGGTGTTTTAAGTTCTTGCTCTTGTTCGGTTCTATTATAGAACCTTTCAATAGTTTCTTCAATGAACTTTTGAATATTTTCAAGGTCATGAATCTTTTCTTGACTTTCAAAATATTTTTTTTCAATAAATGATGCTCTTTTTTCAACAATTTTATTAAGACTTGCTGATGCTTTATTTTTCAAAGCGAATTCAGCAATCTCTTCCTCTGTATGTTCTTCAAGAATATGCAAAGGAAACAATGTATCTTTTGTAATATTAAAACATCTTAAAATCCTTTTAAACTGTTGAAATGTTAAATAAGGAAAATAAGAAGAAACATTCATCATTGTAACATGTGGATAATGTTGATGAATTGTTTCAAGTTGCTGTCTTGTTAATTTACCTATAAAAGGTTTTTCACCATGAATATAAATTGTAAATGAATAATCTATGATTTTATTATTTTCATCACGATTTGTTGTCCATGTACTTCTACTATCATATTTATCTTCTTTATCAACATTAGTTTTAAATGTAACATTTTTTACATTCTTTTTAGATGCTAAATATTGATTATAAATTTCTAATAAATCTTTATAATTTTTAGTTGCTTTTGTTGCTTTACCAACCAAAACTTTTCTGACAAACCCTTCGTATTGTTCAGTTTGATTTATTGATGTATTATTTTTAATGCAATTTTTGATAACATCAATTGCTGTGTCAACTCTGTTTTCGGCTGACAAATAATTTTTTCTAATCATAAAGTAAATATAGATTATTTTTTAATCTTTTTAATTTTTTCTCTGATTTTAACAGCTAATTCATAATTTTCTGTTTTCAGAGCATCATCTAATTCAGATTGAAGTTCAATTTCTGTTTTTCTTCTTCTTTTTGTTTTTATCTTAAAAAGGTCAATAACATATAAAGTTGTGAATTGCTCACCACCGCTATAATGAACTGTAACAGGAATTAATAAATCAATAAAATCCTTTTTAATATGTTCTTTTTTATCTTCAAGTGGAATCTGTTCCCAAGTGTTAATAAAATCAATAAATTCACTATCAACAAGAGTTCCTGTTAAGTACATTACTCTTTGAGATTGTTCTAATATTGGGTCTAGTGCTTCAAAGAATACTTCAGGATTTTCATAATCTTTTGAATATTCATCAAAAAACTCCTCCACATCTTCAGGAAGAATCATTTCACATGAAAAATATGAAAATCTGTTAATAGTTGTTAGTAAATCTACATAAATCTGTGGTTTATCTTTTTTAGTATTCTTTTTCATAATGTTTCTTAAAAGATGCTTTTGCAAGAGCAATTGAATCGGTTATATCATAGTTTTCAGTCTTAAAATTTCCATTCCTATCCAAAATCCATGAAATATTTTCATACTCCTTTGCTATCTTTTCAAATATATAGCTTTTTGGGTCAATTTTTCTTGATTTAAACTTTAAAATTGTCTTATCTTTTTTTGCATCATACTCTGTCATTTCAGGACAGAATAATCTTCTGACCTCATCCACGCTCATAAACTTTGGAATGATACCCAAAACATCCCTCAAGATATAAGAACAGATTCCATTGAATTTTAACAGTTTATTAACAGTATAAACATTATTAGATTTAACCAAAGGCTCTTCGACAAATATATCAATTATTTCATAAATTTTTAATTCTTCAACAAATTTTTTAAACCCATCACCTTTTACAATTTCAGGGTCTTCTTGACAATCTTTTGTTTTTGTCATTTTAAGTGCTTTGACAGAGGTAAGTTTAAAATTTTCATTAAAAATAGAAACACCAATACAACTTGTTGATATATCAAAAGATAGAAACACTCTATCTTTGGGTATCATTATACCCAAATCTTTAAAATCAATAATTTCCATAATATTATAATACGATATTATACCACCAATCTAATATTAAATGGTATTACTGTAGAAGGTAATTTTTTAACAGGTTCACTTAATTTTCCTATTCCTATTAATTCACCTGCTGCATTATAAAGTCCTATTGATGTAATAAATGTTGGTGCTTCTTCACCAGCTAAATATGCACCTTCGTATGTTGAATTTGTTGTTGATGCAAATTCATTTGGTCCGGCAAGACAAATAATATTTTGAACAAATTCTGTTGTAATTGAATCAAATTGAGAATTTGAAATTGATGTATTTGTAAAATATATTTTAGCAAAATTTTTATCACCCGAATATGTAAGTCCTGAGTTAATTCCATTAAATCCTGAACTTGTTCCTGCTGTATATCTAAAATTTGCTACTAATGTTGGGTCAGTAATAACAGCAAATCCTTTATCTTGATATAAAATACCAACAGGTTTATCAAAAGCAGGATATGCTGTTGCACCATCGGTAACACCATCATATGAAGCATATATTTTTTTACTTTCATCCCCTAAAACACTTGGGAACTGATTAGTTTTAGACCAAACATCCCATAATAAATTATTTGAAAGTTGTCTAACTTTAACCACTATAGTAAATGTTTTACTATCATTAGATACAGGATTATCTAAATGTGCTTTTAGTGTTAAAGAAGTAATTCCGGGTGTATTTATTGGAAACCAAGAATTTTTATTTATAACAGCTTCACCAACTGTAAATTTTACATTGTCAACACCTGTTGGAGGTGTATATTCAATATATACTTCATCATCTGTATTAAGTATTACAGTAGAAAAGTCATATTTGTTACTAGCATCACCTGTTACTGTAACAGTTGTTGATGTCAAAATAGTAATTTCAGTTCCTTTATCTTTTGGTACAGCAATATCATTTGAGTATAAAAATGTTACATTGGTATTAAAATCATTATCAGCAGTTGGTTCAAAACCAAAATAATTTTTTCTTTTTTCTGAATACCTACTGTTTAATTTATTTCCAATAAAAGTACTAGTAGAAGGTGTACCATCAAAACCAAAATATGTACCATAAACAGTTGTTGCTGTTTCAACGCTGTTTAAAGTAACCGGAAGAGTTAATTTAAAAGTTTTACCATCAATTAGTTCACCATATTCACCTTTTGGTATTTCAATAACAATTATGCTGTCAACATTTAAATCTTTTAAGGCAGTACTATTATAAGTGTTATAATACTCATTTAATTCTGCTGAAGTAATTGGAAAATTAAAAGATTTAAATAAATTTGCATAAGGTGTTGAAGTATTAAGTTTTTCTGCATAAGTATACAAAAGTTTATTCCCACTTAAACTTGAACTATTTCTATATGGTACTTTTTGAAAACCACCTGAAGATACAATTTCTTTTAATCCATCTTGTGCTGCCATGATATATAAATTTTATTATAAATAGTGTTAAACATTTATAAATTGCAGTAAAGACCATATGGTGTATAATCTATATTTGAATTTATTAATACACCCCAAGGATAACAATATTCAAATGTTACATTTAGAGAATCGTAAATAATTGAACCATATATATATTTTTGACCATCAGAAAGATAGCTATAATATGCATTTGGTTTAGGGTAATCAGTATTTAATGTTGAATTATATGTTAGATTATCCATATTTTTTAAAATTCTTCTAAGTCTTAAAGTTCCACCAGCTGGATTTTGAGTAGCATAATTTATAGTTGAATATATTTCTGTTGTTACTTCAACATATCTTATTTGAAAACCTGTACTTCCATTTTTCCAATTTTCAAATAAACGAACTGTTAGATGAAATGGGGAAAGTCGTTCAGTAAAAGTACTTGAATTATATGATTGAGGTAAATTATTTGAATAAACAGAATCACTTTGTGTCACATCAGGTGCATAATCAGCAAAACTAGTTCCGGTTATTAATGGTGTTGGTATAAATGTTGGTACTGTTTGTTTCACATAGAAAGGATTGAATCCTTGATTACTATATATGTATGTATCTTCTAAATTTCTTCCATCAAAATCAATAGGAATCGAACCTGCGTTATAATCTGGAAAGGTGGCTACATCAGGGGTTTTAGAGTTAGCTTCGTTAGTACCATCATAATATAAATCTAAAGCAAATGAATTTTCAAGCACTTTATTATTATCTATGTTATAAAAATAATCTATGTCAGCTTGAGTCATATTTAAATCACTTCTTCTATTACCATTATCAACTTTAATAATTGCGTAACCAGCTTTTAAACTTTCAAGTTCAGCCATTGGTGAAGTATATGCATTGTATGGTACATCAGCAGGTAGGTTGTTAGAATCAAGTCTAGTTACCATATATAATTTTCTTGAACAATTAATATTATCAAATCTTTTGGTAAAACCTACTTGTCCTGAACTATCTTTAACTTCAACTATAAAATTAAATGCATCAGCCTTTCTTGGTAAAAAATCATCATCTAATAAACAATAAATAGGATTTGCTCCGGTATTATCTTTTATTATGCGTTTACAAGTCGCATTTAAAGTAATTTTTTTATAAGCAACAGTTGTATTACCAACAGTAACAGGGTCAAAACTATATGATTCTGATGTTTCTGTTTTTAAAACTTGTGCTTGTTCAATTGTTGAGTTTGAATTTGGAAAAGTTATTGTTTCTGTAATAATATTAAATGTGTATCCTTCAAATACACCATTTTTTGATACAGTAATTTCAAATTGTTCTTTATTTGGGTCTGTTGAACAAGTACCATTAACAAGGTATTCACCCTGAAATGGTGGAAAGTAAATTAAATTATTTTTTAATAATGCGCTTTCTGAAATATTTGGTGAACAAAAATCATTATTACCTGTTATATCAGATATAAACCCACTTTTAAGAGTATTATATGTTGATGCAGAAATTAATTGAGATGCAATTTTATAATTTACATCTTCATCATGTAAACTAAAATATGCCACTTGAAAATCTACAGTATCACCTGTAATAAATTTTTCTTTACCTTTTTGCGTTAGGTAAGCATGTATTTTTTTGATATCTGATTGTTGTATATATCCCATATTAATAATTTATTATGTCCAATAATGGAATCTGTATTCTAAAGTTATATCGCTTGAATATGATGGGTTGATAAAATCGCTATAGACTCTAAATAGAATATTTCCTTGTGCAGAATTTGGTATTGTACTTGTAGAGCCTGGTGGTTTTGTTCTTGCTACATCTTTTCTTATTACTTTTATTGGTACTGATTTTTTATATATTGTATTATTAGCCGTTGGAGTTACAGTACCATTTGTATTGTTATTAAATTCAAATCTTAAATTTGATGTAATTACTGTTTCTGAATACGGTGGGTTATCCACTCCAATAACTAAATCAATATAATTCCAAGCAGAATCGGTAAGATTACTTTTTTCTATTTTAAAAAATGCTGTATTTAATGTATTTTGTGTTATTTGTGAATTATCTGAATTTCTTATTGATACATCTATATAATTATAATAACTTGGGTCTAATGTAATTGTCTGTTTATTTCCACCAACAACAGCTACACTAGCAGGATTAGTAGGAATAGTATTGTCAAAAGTATTTGTTTGACTAAATATTAAATTATTTTGTGGTTGATTTGGTAAACAGTCTAAATTAGTTTGCCCAATCAATTTTTCAGTTCCTTGACCATCTTTTACATAAACTTGATAATAAATTGGTATTACTTGTTGTGCATCTCTTGTAGAAAATTCAAATGATTGACCTATTTGTTTTGGTGTAAAATAGTTATCAGGACCAAAATCTGTATAAAATTGATTTATTGTTACTTGTGGTGTACCATTTGGAAATACAGGTGCAACTCTCCATGTATAAGGTCCACCTGAACCTCCTACAGGGTTTGTAACATTTATTATTACAACATAATCAAAAGTGGAACAGTTTTGAGAAAAATTAGCACTCATTGGTGAATTACCTTCACCTTTAAGCATATTTTTACCAAATACAACCATTCCTTTATTACTTTTAATACAAACATCATTATCACCTGTTATATCAGGTATAAAACCACTTTTTGGTGTGTTATATAATGTGTTTCCTGAAGAGTCAACCCCAATAATTTGTTTACTAATTTGATAATTTATATCCTCATCATGTAAACTAAAATTTTTAATTTGAAAATCAATAACATCGCCATTAAAAATTCTTTCTCTTGCATATTCTGTAAAATATGCATAAAGTTGTACTGTTGATGAACTTACTATAAATCCCATTGTTTTATATTAATTAGATATTGTCTTTTCAAGTTGCGCTCTATATGTATATGTATTTTTTTGAGTGTTTACTTGTATATTTGAATTAGTTGAATTTAAAGTAAACGTAAACTCAAAATGTCTATTAATAGTGGTTTGGTCTAAATAACTTGGTTCAATATAAAGTACCATTTCTGTTAATTTATTTATAACATCATTAGTTGTTACACTAGCAAAACTATAATTAGATATATAATTTGAAATATTACCAAGATTACTAGTTGGATTATAATCTTTAAAACTAATTTTTATAAAATCTTCAAAAACTTTGTTTGGTTTTGTTCCGGTAAAAGTATATCCAATGGTACTTGGTGTTGAAATAGATAAATTGAATTTTACAGCATCTCTCTCTGCTTGAGTAATTGGTGTTGTATCACCGGGAGATGTTTTTAATACAATTGCAAATCTTGAATCTTGGTCACCAAGTGGTATTTGTGTGCCTGGGGTTGGACTATCACCATTTATTATGATGGTACAATTTTGACCTAACTTTAATTTATTTGTTGTGCTATCGATAGGGTCTACTTTTCTTCTATGTATCCAATAATCATTGCGATTATCATAATTTGTTGCATATTCAAATTCCAATATTAATGGTTGAGTTCTTGGTGTTACAGACCCACCACCTGTTCCTCCTCCTGTTCCACCACCTGTTCCTGTTGATGAGGTTATAGAAGATAAAACAACAAGTGGTCCACCATAAATTAAATGACTATCATCATCTACGATATAGGCTTGTGATACACTTTTAATACAAATGTCATTATCACCTGTTGCATCAGGTAAAAATCCATTTTTTAAATAATTATAATTTAAATTTTGGTCAATAATTGATGAAATTTTATAATTTACATCATTATCATGTAGACTAAAAAATTTTATTTCAGAATGTGTTGCTGATGAATATAATAATTTTTTTCTACCATCTTGTGTAAGATAGCATTTTATTACTTGTGGTGTTGTATCTGTTATAAATCCCATTTTATTTTATAATTTATGCTGACTTTTTTCCTTCTACCCTACCTTTATAATCATATGTATCTTTTCCTGTTACTACTGATAAATTAGGTGAATCAGATATTAATTTTATTTTAAATTGAAACTCTTTAATTAAATTAGTATATAAACCAGTTGTTATAGTACTGTTAAAATAGCTTTGTTTAATACCAAAAGTTAAATCTGTTATTGGGTTATAAGGATTTCCCGGTGGTCCAAAATTTAAAATAGATGTAGTACCAACAGTATTTAATATACCGTTAAAATTTCCAACATCTATACTTGGTTTAATATAAAAAATCCAATTGGTATCAACAATTGATTCTAATAGAATTTTAAATTTAATTGAATTTATTTCATCTTGTGTTATATTAGTTTGAGTTGGGTCAACAAAACTATATCTAATCTTTAATGTATTATTAGTTTTTAAACTAAAATCTGTTCTAGCCTGAGTAGGGGTATTAACATTTTGTGTATGTAAAAATTCAGGTGAATCTTTAGTTAAAGGTGCAAGTACATTAGTTGGATTAACAAATTCTATTTGAAATTGTCTAAGTGGTGGGTCTGAAACAGTAATATATGAAGTTCTTGTTTTACTATCTGAACCAAATTGATTAGTTGCTCTTAGTTTTACAGCATAAACACCTGATGTTGTGTATGTATGACTTGGGTTTTGTAATGTACTATCATTAGTACCATCATTTTCAAAATCCCATTCCCATGCAAGAGATGTTAATGGTGCAGACATATTTGTAGAATTATCAGTAAACTGAACGGTTAACGGTTTATATCCTGAAAGTGTCGAAGCCGTAAAATCGGCAACAGGTATAAATGTCGTAGGTCCACCACCGCCACCACTAGTACCACCTCCACCATCAGGTGGTTGAGGTGTTCCACCATAAATTAAATAACTATTATCATCCACAATGTATGCTTGAGCGATACTTCTAATACAATTATCATTATCACCTGTTACATCGGGTACAAATCCCCTTTTTAACTTATTATACTCAAAATTTATAATTTTGGATGCTACATCATAATTTATATCATTATCATGTAATGTAAAATGCGTTGCTGTACATGCGGTAGCATCGCCAAAAAGTAAATTACTTCTACCCTTTTGTGTTAAGTAAGCATAAAGTGTTTGAGTGGTTGAACTTGGTACATAACCCATATTAAAAATCCATATCTAATTCTACTGTAAATAATTTATTGGTACTCTTTTTAATAGGATTATTTAATTTACCAATAGCGACTAATGAATTATTTTGGTCATAAATAGCAGCTTCGGTTATATACACACTATCATTACTATCCCATGTTGGATTATTAGAAGTGTTATATTCATTAAATCCTAAAATATGTGACATTTTTGTTCTATAAACTGTTGCCTTAATTTCTGTGTTTATATTGCCAAGTAATATACTTTCCTCACCAAAACCTAATTTTGTTGTTGTTGAATAATCTCCTGTTGTTGGTAATGTTCCTATCCAATTTTCAATATTATATGTTGTACCACCTGTATAATCATCATTATTTAATGTATAATTTTGGGTAAGTGCTGTTACAGGTATTGAATATACACCCCATAAACCATAATCTCGTAATTTTGATGTATAATCAATTAATTTCCAAGTTGCAGGATTTGGTGTTAGATTTGTATTAACTTTTTGAGCCAAAATATAAAATTTGTTTGCGTTAAACCCTGTTCCATCTGATGAAGATACATCAGATACCATGAATTTTAAATCAGATGATTTAAAACTAAATAATACATTTTGGTCTGATGTAGTAGATGGATATATGTATGTTGTATAACCACAATGAATACCACCTCTTAAACCTAAACTAGTATTAGTATTGTAACCATCATTATATGCGTTTTCATTAGTAAATAAATATGTTAAAGCAACATATTGTGTTGAATTTTTAGGTAATAGTGAATTTGTACTTGGAGAAGTTGCAATAGAACCTTGCCAATTTGGTAATGGTAAAGTATGTGACCTGTCACTTTTAAGTGCTAAAACATTTACTAATTCTTCATCCTCAATAACTGCAATTCTTAAATCATTAAATACTTTCCCCACAATATTTTGAGAAGTTGATTCAACAAGATTATAATATTCAGTTGTAAATCCTGTTAATGTTGTTAGTTCTGTTTTCTTTTGTGTATCTGCCGATAAAACAATACCCATTGTTCGGTTTTCTTTACCATGATACATAACTGTCGGTAAATCAATTCTAAATGTATTATTATAAAATCCTTCACCGTAATAATTTGATATTGATTTATTAGTATAATGAATTATTGCAAATTTAGATGTAGAATTATCAAGCGATAAACCTTGAATGTATTCTTTAAAACCTGAAAATATTGCACTATCATAATATTGCGGTACATAACTATTTGTTATACCTGCTAAAGTATCTTTATAAACAATATTTAAATTCCAAACAGGTACATCATCGTTTGCACCAATATTACAAGTTGAATCAAACGATAGAGTGTTATAATTCCAATAACCAACAGTTGTTCCTGTACTATAGTAATTATCAACTGCATTATTTGGAGGATAAATATAAATTAAACATTTATATGTTCCACCATTTCCATTAAAACGTGGTAAAGTCCTATCAAGTGTTATACCCGTACCATTTACAGCTTGAACTTTATACCAAAGAAATTGTCTTGGATAGTTTTCACCAATAACACCTGTTGTACTCGTAAATACTGTTAATTTTGGATTTCTAAAATCAATTAAAAGTGTAGTACCTGTTATAATATTTGTTGCTGATGCTACATTAATTACACTACCACCTGTAAAACCTGTAATAAAAGCAGTTGTCATGCCTTTAATATATGTTGATGATGTTAATGCTGTAAAACCTGCTGAAGTAGAACCTGTAAAAAATCCTCTTTGTTTAGCGGTATTTTTAACTTGTGTAGTGACAGGTAGAATATTATCAATAGTTTTTTTTGTTACTGTTGAGTCACTTGATGAAATTGGAACACCATATTTAATATTAGGATTTGCATCTTTTGGTCGCATTATTGAAAGGTCAGAACCATCAATTACACTTTCAAAATTTCTTAAAAAATTATAATCAACTTCTGAATCACCAAATTCAATTCTTGTAAAGTTTAAATTACCTGAAGCAAGTAGTAGTCTACCTATATTTGTCAGTTTTGTGTTAATTACAACTGCATCTGTTTTTTGTATAAAACTCATTGGAAATACTATTTATAATAAATAGTTAGTATTATGTTTGGTTTATTTTCAAAATTTATAAATGATTTACTTAGGGATAGTAATTCTAAAAAAACTTCACTAACAAGAATACTAGCTATTATGTTATTTTTTATTGTTATATGGTTTCATATTGAAGCAATTTCAATAATGGTTTCTAAACAAGAGATTGACCACGCATTAATATTTGAAGATTTTGCTTTTATTAGTGCATTGATTATGCATAAAAATTATATTAATAGAAATAGCAAAGAAGAGCAAGTTGAACCTTCTTAAAATGGTGTTAAAAAGTTTAAAAAGGGTAATCCAATAATATCTTTTTCAGATAATATGGGATTATCAATAACCCAATTAATATTTAAATCTTTATCTAAAGGGTTTATTGATATTTCAGATTCTTTATTATATATATTTGAACATTTATAACTAAAAATCGAATCTTCTAAAGCAACAAAACCATGTGCAAATCCTTTTGGTATATAAAGACTGTTGTTTTTTTCACTAGAAAGTTCAATAGATATATATTTTCCATATGTTTTTGACCCATTTCTAATATCAACAGCAACATCTAAAACTTTACCATTTACTACTCTCACTAATTTTGCTTGTTCAAATGGTGGTTTTTGTAGATGTAGACCTCTTACAACATTTTTTTTTGAAAAAGATTGATTATCTTGTATAAAATCATCGGTAATCCCTATTTTTTCAAATGTATTTTGGTTATATGATTCAAAAAAATAACCTCTATTATCTTCAAATTTTTTGGGTATAATTTCTATTATGCCCTCTATATCAAAATAATTTATTTCCATAATTAAGCAACTAATTCAAATTTTTCTTTCATCAATCCTCTATAAAAGTCTGCCCTGATATGACTTAATACATCAATGTCATATCTTTTACATGCAAGTTCATATGCTGTTTCACCCATATCTTTAACATGATTTGGATTATTGATACAATATTTAATCTTTTTATACCAATCTTTATATTGTCTATCAGGATTTACATATAAAATATTTTTACCATCTACCCAATCTTTGTCATGGTTGTAAATTGGAACATCTGAAGCAATTACAGGAACTTTGTGAAATGCAGCTTCAATTACTTTAAGATTTGATTTTGCAAATTGATAGCGATTATCTGAATTATCATCCATAACACCTTTACCATATACTTTAATAGGTGCAAGTGCTACATCACCATGTTTATAATTTGCAGCAAACTTGTAAAGACCTTGAGTTTTGTGTCTAAAATAATTTTGTTCTGCTTGTTTTTCATAAACAGCATCCAAATCAAACTTCATTAGAAAATCATAATAGTCTTTATCTTTAATAAGTTTATAATTTGATGTGAAAATCTCTTCATATCTTGTCCAAACAGTTTCTTGTGGTTTAATTGGTCTAGTTTGTTCTTGAAGAACATTTCCATTATATTTTTCAACAAGTTGTCTTGGAATTTCAGGTGTATCGGAAATATTAAAATTATTTGCCACAAGTTTATTATAAAGCTGTTGAGTAAATAAACCCATAGCTTGCACTTCTTTAATAAACTCTTCATTAACAATATAATTTGTTGTTGTTCCTCTCAAATCAAAACCCGAAAGATGAACTTGAAATTTATTTTCAATTGATGTATCAGCAATAAGTCTTTCAAAACTATCTTTTAATAAAGAGACATCTTGTAAGTGTGATGAACCAGCAAGATAAAGAATTCTTAATTTATCATAAGAACATTTATCGTTTGCAGGAATCCATTCTTTAAGATTTCTATTTACTCCATTTGGGATAATTAAAATATTTTTATTATAAGGTTTAATATAATTTTCATAAACAGGAGTTGTTGTTGAAACAGCATCCACGATTTTAAGATTACCAACAATTTTTTCTTTTAAACCATCTTTTTTAACTGCATGATATAGAGGATGTTCTCTTGATACTTCCCAATAATCATCAATATCAAGTATTACCTTAATACCAAATGAATGAAGTTTATCTACTAAATATGGCATTTGAGCAAAATCACAAAGAGTTCTATGTCCATGAATAATATCATATTGTTTTAAAAATTCATCATTATTCCAATCAATATTTTTAAGATAATCAATTTCAAATTCATCATCATAAAGTTTTGATAAAGAGATAGCAGGTTGTTCAGAACGATAAAAGTTTACACCATGAACATCCATGTTTGTAATCAAAATTCTTGGTTTTCTCATAATTTAAGTAATATTACTTAAAATACGACAAAAATTATGCACTTATTGAAAGTGATATATTATCAGCAACTGTTGTATATAAGTTGGTGTATAAAAAATCAATATTAATACTTAATGTATTTGTGTTTTGGGATTGGTCAATTTGAATATCTTCAATCAAAAGATTTTTAAAATATTTTTCAATATCTTTTTTTAAAGATGCTTTTATTTCTGAAGCAACGATTTGGTCATTTTTCTCAAATAAAAATTCATACAGTTTTGTTCCAAAATCAGGGTCATACCATCTTTCACCTTTTTTTGTTGTAACAAAAAAATATAAAGAAGAACGAATATCCTCAATACTAGTGGTATTCATTTTTAAAAGTTTACCATTAGTTTCATCATCCCTAAATGGGAATGCTATTGATATTGTTCTATTATTTGCCATTAAGTAATTATTAGCATTAATTTATCACCAAAGTTGATTCCATCATATCCTGCTCTTTTTGCAAAACCATTTAATCTGTTTTTAATAAAATGTGCATAAACCTGATTTACATCGGATGCCATCTTTTTAATCATAGTTGGGTCTTTTTCAAAGTTAGGGTCAAGAATATACATACCTGCTAAATAGAATGGGTCATGAAGTTCCATTTCCTCATTAGGAACATATAAAACTTTATCAAAAAGAATTTCATATTCTTTATCATAACCTTTATCTTTTGTAAAGGACATAATAAAACCTGAAGTATTTCCTTTATCAAATGGTCTTACTGAATATAATGTAACAACTTTATTTGTAACATCATTAAAATCTAAATTTTCTTTCTGTTTTTCTATTTCTTGCTCTTTATCAGGACCAAGATATTGTGCTTGCTGTTTTGGTTGATATAGATTACTTAATTCATTTTGAATAGTATCCATCATGTTAAATGTTGATGGACTTTTAATTCCATATTCTTTTTTAAAATCAAGTCTATCTTGGATTTTATTTAAAATCCTACAAGCATCTTTAGAATTTAAAAAGATTTTATAACATTCTACTTTATCAATATCAGGTCTTGATTGATAAGCATAAACTCTGTGATGACCATCCAAAATATTATTATTTGCATCTACCCATGTCCTTGGTAAATAACCATCATCATCAATAACACTATTAATATCATCAATTTTAGTTTTAGAAACCTTTTTTTGTAATGGTTTTAAATAGCTAGGTTCAACCATAACAGATTTAACAATAATTCCACTATCCTTTAGTTCTTGAAGGATTTCATTTACATTTTCTTCTTTTACTTGCGGTAGCCAAATTTCAGAAACAGTATGCATGTATCTATTTTTCTATTAAATAGTGACTATTTATATAAAAATTTTTATCTTATGGAAAATATGTCAAATGTAAAAAGTAAGCTAGATAGCTTATTACCAAAAGTCGTATCAGATTATGTTGATTTCCCATCTCAAGGTTTATTTTATGAAAGTAAAATTGACAAAGTAATGGTTGAATACATGACCGCTGCTGATGAACAATATCTATTATCTGAAAACTATATCAAGAATGGTACAGGTCTTGAACTTTTAGTTAAAAATAAAATTAAAGACCCTGAATTTAATTCACTTATGCGTGTTGAAGATTTATTGACAGGTGATTTAGATGCTGTATTGTTATTTTTAAGAAGATTTGCTTATGGTGATGAATATCCTGTTCAGGTTCGTGATACAGATAATAGGTCATATGAAACAACTATTGATTTATCAAAAATTAAATATAAAGAAATTATTCAACCAACAGATGAGTTAAATTATTCATTTCATTTACCTCTTTGTAAAACAGATGTTACATTTAAATTGCTAACATATGGTGATAAAAAGAAATTAGACCAAAGAATTGAAAAGATTTCAAAATATAAGAACGATTCACCAATTTTTGAAACACAAGAAAGAATTATTGCTCAAATAGAAACAATTGCAGGTGAAAATGATAGAGTTTTTATTGAAAAGTTTGTAAAACTAATGCCACCAAAAGATGCATTGTCTTTGAGAAAATATATTTTAGAAGTTGAGCCGGGTATTGATTATAATTATGAATTTGAAGGAAAATTCACAGGTGACTTTTTTCGTCAGACCGTTACCTTCGGTATCGACTTTTTTTATCCAAGACAATAATTACGAAGAATTAATAGCGCAAGAAGTTAATTTTCTTGTTGAAAGTAATTATTCATATCATGATGTCATGTATATGATGCCTGTGTATATGCGTAAAAAAATAATAGGTATAATCTTTGAAAAGAATCAAAAACTTCTAAAAGAAAAACAAAAAGCAGCAGGTTATAAAGATGTTTAATATCTATTTATATTAAAATATAATATGAAGATATTATCTTATAAGATATTAAATGAAGCTACTGTAAATCTTTTTAATAAAAATGCAAGTGCTTTAGGAGGTGGTATTAGCCGTAACTTATTAAAAACAACACAAATCTCTAAAAGAAGAGGTATTGAAGGTGCTAGTGATACCTTAAAATATATGACTCGTTTTATTCAGTTGTTGTTTAATTTTTATGATGCACAAGGGAATGTTCAACTTTCTAGTGATATAAATGTTGCTTTTGGTATATATTTTAGTGAGGGTGGAACTAAAGCACATATATTACCCTATTATTCAGAATCAATACAAAACTTAATGGAAGAAAATCTTCAATATGCAACTTTGGAGTTATTTAACCCAAATGATTTAAGTGAAAAAATAAATATTGAAGATTATTTTAATAATTTTGAAATAGCAAGATATCCATTTAAATTAGAAATATCAAATCTAAATACATTTAAAAATATTAATGATGAATATAAATTTAGTTTTTTAAATGTTTTAACAAATTTTGCAAATAAAACCCCAACAAATAATATTACAATTGGTTTTAATGCTTCTAGTGGATTAAGAAGATTAAGTTTAGATAGAGGTCAACAAGGTCAAAGTAGTCAACAAAATTATTCTTTTATTCAATTTGAGGTTTCTATTCCACAAAGTCCACAAACTCAAACTATAATTACTACAGCAGAGGTAGCACAAATAAACAATTTATTCAAAAATAATGGACAACAAAATTGTATTATTGAATTTAATAATGCTACTAGACAAAGAGGTGTAAATTTACCTAATTTAAGATATACTACTAAAATAACTTACCAAACAAATAAAGTATTATACATTTATAGTACTAATCAAATAAATACAAGAGTTCAACCACAAAATATGATGAATAATGCAGGTAGAATTTTTATACAATTAGGTACTGCTATTCCAAAAGAATGCAATTTAAAAATAATTCAATTAACTTAATTAAACGATGACACCTGAAGAAAGATTAAAATTATTAGCTGAACAGGTAAACTCAGCAAATGAACTTAATGAGGTATATTCAAGAATAAGTTATACAATTGAACAACAAAATAAATCATTAAGTGGATTTTATAATGCTCAAAAAGAAGTTTTAAGATTATCAAGAGAAGAAAGTTTAATTAAAAAAACTCAAAAACAAATATTAAAGGAAATTGAAGCTGTTCAAGAAGGAATTAATGATGGTTCAATAATAGAAACAGCCGAAATTAAAAAACAAAAAGCATTATTAGAGGGTAAGTTAGCTACTTTAGAAAAAACCAAAAAAGAAATTCAAGATGAAAAGGCTTTACTTGAAGATAATTCTAGTTTAATTAAAGCAAGTTTAAATACTCTTAAAGACCAATCTATTGCTTGGGCAAGTCAAGAATTTTCAGTTAGTAATATATGGGGTTATTTACAACAGATTGATGGTGCAATAAGAACAACACAATTAAATCTTGGTGTATCAGGTAGTAAAGCCCAAATGATGAGGGAACAGTTTGAAGGTGCTGTTAATGCTGCTCAAAGGTTTGGTGCTAGTGCAAAAGACATTTCAGAACTACAAGAAGGAATAGCTGATGCAACAGGTAGAGCAGCAGCCTTTACAAGCAATGAATTAGTTTCATTAGTGCAAATTGCTAAAGGAACAGGTCTTCAAAATACTGAAACAGCAAAGTTAGTTGGTACAATGCAAAACTTTGGTTTAAGTGTTGAAACATCAAAAGATTTAATTGAAGATAGTATTAATTCAACAGCAAAGTTAGGACTAAGTTCAAATGGAGTTTTAAAAAAATTAATTCAAAATATTGATAAACTCAATAATTATAGATTTGATAAGGGTGTAAAGGGTATTGAGGAAATGGCTAAAGCATCTGAAAAGTTTAGATTTTCAATGGAAGGTGTGTTTTCTGCTGCTGAAAAGTTTAGAACACTTGAAGGATTACTTGAAGCAGGTGCAACATTAAGAGTATTAGGTGGTGAGTTTGCTAAAATGGATGAGTTTAAACTTTCATTTCTTGCAAGAAATAAACCACAAGAATTCGCTGTTGAAATGGCTAAACTTACAAAGGGTATGGCAACATTTAATAAAACAACAGGTGAATTTGATGTTACAGATGTTGATTATGATAGGTTAAGGGCTGTAGCAGAAGCAACAGGTAGAGAAGTTGGTGATTTAGTTCAACAAGCAAAAACATTTAATCAAATAAACTTTGCTAAAAGTCAAATATTTGCCAATATCAAAGATTCTGATAAAGAAATGATTGCTAGTTTAGCAAAGTTCAAACCTGGTAGTACAATAGGTACAATACAAATAGGTGATAAAAATGTTAAACTAACTGAACTAACTAAAGACCAAATTAATTTATTAACACAAGAACAAAAAACATTAAAAGAAAGAGCAGAAGCATCACAAAATTTTGATGAATCATTTAAAAATACTATCATGCAAGTTAAATCAAGTCTATTACCTTTATTAGAATATGTTAATAAAGGATTAGATAAGTTTAATGGTTTAATTGACATGTTTAGAGATTCAACAGGTAAATTATCTGCATGGTCTTTGACAGTACCTGCTCTTGGTTTATTACTAGGTACAGCAGGTGGTGCAATTATATTAAACTTAATAAAAGCAATATTTAGTCTTGCTGGTAGTGGTATTGGTAAATTATTTGGTGGTTTAGGTGGTGCTTTAGGTGGAGGTGGTGGTGGAGGTGGTATTGGTTTGATGGGTGCAAGCATAAAAACATTAACAGGTATTGGTATTGCTGCTGTAGGTGTTGGTGCAGGTTTATATTTTGCTGCAAAAGGTGCAGCATCTCTTGCTTCAGCATTTAAAGGTATGAGTGGTGGTCAGATAAGTGCTGTTGCCTTGGCTTTAGGTGTTTTAGGTGCATCAATCGTAGGTATTGTTGCTTTAGCACCTGCAATGGGTATGGCAGCACCTGAATTACTTGCATTTGGTGCAGGAATTGCTGCTATTGGTGCAGGGGTTGGTGCAATGTACGCAGGTTTAGGTTATGGTATTGGTCAAGCAACACAAGGTATTAGTTCAATCATTAAAGCAGTTAAGGGTGATATTGATTTTTCTGGAATGAATTTTGAAAATTTAGAAAATTTAAAAATTTTAAAATCTTTTACAGAAACTGATATTAATAGAATGAATGAAATGTTTGATATATTAAATCAGATTAATTCAATTGATACATCTAAACTTGATGCGTTACAAAAATTATTTACAAACGCTACTTTAAAGGTTCAACTTGAGGGTAACCCAACGATTAACAACAACATAACAGTTGAGGTTGATGGAGAGAAATTCTATAAAAGGGTAGAAAAAATGATACCAATTGTGGTCAAAAAAGGAGTAATGCCAAAATAAGGCTTATATTTGATTTCAACGGATTTTAATTTTGAGTTTAAAAGGGAGAAATATTAAAACGCATATGCATTTGCCATTGGAAATGGTGAACCGCATTATGTCTTCCTCCACTTACAACTTTAATGAATTCAAAACATATTTAGCTTTTGCGTTCCATACATCAGGAAACTGTAAGTTAAATAATGAAATTAAAAATGAAATTTCAAACCATTTAGGTATATCTCAAAGAACATTAATTAAACATATTAAAACTTTAATTGATAAGAAATACTTTGGTTATAATTATAAAACAAATACTTTGTTTATAAATGGTTTAAAAAAGATTAAACGATTAGTATATTTTAACGAAGATTTTGATAAACGTGTATTAACTAAAACATCATTTGTATTAAACATATCTGATTTTGACAAATTAAAATTTTTAACATTTACCGCTACCGAAAAATTTATCTTAACTTATCAATCCGAATATAAAGAGGAACTGAAGTTAAAAGAATTTTTAGTTAGTATAGATTCATTGGAACGGTATGAAAAAGGGAACAAATCTGAAAAAAGACGTTTAAAAAGGATATATAACATCGAAAATAACAAGGGAGATTCAATGAAAAAGCAAAATCCAAACCGCCTTGTTATTGAAGATGAATATTTAGGAGTTTCAAACTCTTTTATATCTAATAGATTTAATAGAACTAAATCATGGGGTTCTAAGATGAAAAAGAAATCAAGTAATCTAAATCTATTACAATACAATAAAAAGTCTAGATTTATTCAGTCATTCCCTCTTTCGTTTAATGTAAGGAAGTATTTATCAATTAATTATCCCGAAAAGTATAATAGATTTTTTATAAAAAGGGTTAATGATAAGATAAATGTTTATGAAACTCTCTATGATGAGATTATTCCTAATATCTCTTTAACTACAAGAAGGAAGAAAAACTAAAGATTAGTATATTTTGGAAAATTTGGAAACCATAAGGAAAGCAATACAATAAAAGAAAAAAAGAAACCTCCTTTTTTTAAAATCTTATACATCTATTTATATGAAACATTATTTAGTAAATATTTCTATTTTTCTATGAGTTTAAATTTTGACCCAATAGACCCTAATAAAGAAATTTTAGGTGATAACCACCCATTTAAAGGTGATAATGGTATTGCTGCATTTGAAGATATCAGGTCTTATGTTCAATTAAGTATGAAACCTAAAAATTCTAATTTTATTGAATTAACTAATAATAGCGTAACTAATGTATCAAAAGTATCAGATAGTTCAATTATTACACTAGGTGGGTTTTATAAAAGAGGTAAAGAAAATTATTATTCTACAAATTATACTGATGAGATAATGGGGGGTAATCAAGACCAAAATAAATATTATGAAGGTTTTGGAATTAAAAATATTGATATAACTTTTGATGCAAATAAAATACCACAAGTAACAATAGTTTTTTATGACTCAAGAGGTAATGTAATTAATAATTTTAATAGCCCATATGCTAAAATGTTTCAAATACCATATCCAATATTTGAGTTAACTATTAAAGGAGGTTTTGGACCAAAAATTACATATAGAATTTTAAAAATTAAAGATGATATATCAATTGATGAATTTGGTAACTATATTATAACAAGTAAATTTATTGGTGATAGATTTGCCCCACTTAGCGACTTGCCATTATTATATTTAATGGCAGTTCCTTTTTTAGATGGAAAAAATGTCAATCCTTTTAATGATACAACAATCGATAGCTTCCATGAATTAATAGCAATATCAAAAAAACTATATGAAAGAATTAATCAAGACCAAGAAAGTGACCAAGAATTAAGAAACCAACAAATAATATCTGATTTAGCTGAACAAAGAACCAATTATAATGAAATTTTAAATACCATAAGAGACCCAAAAAAACTTGAAGAGCATGTTAAAAATTCTGCTGAAAAACAAAAATATGGTGATGAAATTGAAAATAAAATATTAAATTATATTAAGAGTGGAACTTTTAAATTAGATGAAAATAAAATAGAATTTGATATATCAGAAACCATTCCACTTGCTCCACAAGTATGGGAATCAATTGCTACAATTTTAATAGAATATGTTGATAACTTAAACGGAGGTGAAAATAATATTAAACCAATATATGGATTTTCAACAAGAATCAGAGGTCAACAACAACAAAATAATACTAGAGTTGTTAGTGAAATAAATTTTACCGATTTAGTAAAAGCAATTAAAGATTTAGATGATAAAATAACTGAAAAAGGTTATCAATTTCATGATGATAAAGTTATAAGATTAGTTAATACAGAAAAACAAATTCTAGGAGATACTAGACTTACAATTTTTAATGTTTTTAATGTAATAATTAATGATTATAATACATTAATGACTAAAATTCGTGATGCAGGTGATAAAGGTTATAAAGCTAAAATAAATGGAAATAGAAAAGATTTAAAGGAATCTGTAGATAGAATGGGTTTTCCAACAGTTATTGATGTTAATACAAATACTATTATATATCCGGGAGAAAATAGTTTATTTAAAGATTGGGATGAAGTTAAATTAATTGAAGATTTTATTAATGCTTATCAAAAAGCATTAAAACAAAATGTTTTACTTGATGCTTTGTTAAATAAAGATGAAGATGGTAGAAATAAATATATACCAATCAATCCAAGAGAAGTTTACGAAATTGATGATAGTTTAAATTTAATAGCATCACCTGTATACCAAAATGTTTATTTTAAAAATAAAACACCTCAGTCAATATATAAATTAATGTACCAAAGATTTTTATGTTTTGCAAATGTAAATGCAAATATAAACGCAACTAAAGATTCTTTTTCTAAATGGAATACAAATCCAAAAAAAGAAGAAGAGTCTTGGCTTGATTTTATAAAGTTTTTTAATAATAATGATATTGAAAATGTAGATTCACAGAAAGCATTATTTTATTCTTTTATTGATATTGAAGCAAGAAACATTGCTTATTCAATATCATTTGATGATGCAATGAAAAAAGATATGAATGTATTGGCAAAAAACTTTAGTGAAGTTTTTTTTAAAAATAATTCAACCCATCCATTAACAAAAAGTATACAACCAATTGCTTTTAATACTTTAGAAATACCAAATACTATACAACCATTTAATGATGATTATGTTACAGTTTCTGAAGCTGCACCAACAGCAATAGATGGTAAATCAATAAGTAATGATATTATTACCAATTATATGTTAAACTTAAATAATATAAGTGGTAATATATATAAAATAACTAATGATAATATTTTATATGTTGAAGATAAAAAATTAAATAGCGGAAATAAAGAAAGTGATTATGATAATGGTGATGATACCTTGGTTAGTCAAATAGAAAATAATGAACCCATATTACAGTTAATAAATGCAAAAGAAAATTTAATTACATTTGATTTAGAAAAATTATATAAAAATTCTAGATATCCTGCATTAGTACAAGTTCCAAGAGGAATATTAATTTTATTAGGTTCTATTGTAAGGTCAATATATACTCAATTTCAAGATTCAGCTTATTTTAAAATACCAACTAATAAAGGATTCATTATTATAAAAAATCAAAGTAAATTTTATAAATTAATATTTAAAGAATCGGTAGATTTTGATAAAAATTATGGATTTAAATCAGTATATCAATATGACCCTAATACTAAAAAATTTACTAATTTTACTTGCTTTAGGGATAATAGTTCATTAAAAACAGATGAACAAATATTAGAATACATATATACAAAAAGATATATAAGTGTTAATGATTTTTCGTTTACTATAAAAAGAATAAATTCAATACAATCAAGTTTACTAGTATTATTATTAGGAAATAATGAAGAATTATTTCAATCAACATCAACAACATTAGCACAAAATATAGGAGTTTTAAAAAATGGTATTACAAACCCAAATGCAATAGAATCAACTTTATATACACAATATTTAAAAGTTTTATTACCCAAAATTGCACAACTTATAAAAGAGGATGATAAAAAATTAAATGATAAATTAAAAAATTTCGATTCATACATACAAGATAATAATGTAAAGTTATCAATCTATAAATCTTTTCAAGTGATTTATGAAAATTATCTTCATGGAGTTAATGATTTTAAATTAGAAATATCACAAAACAAAGAAACTAGTTCTTTTTTATTTGTAGACAGAGCATATAGAGATATTTCAAATGAATGTGTTTTGGATTTAAAAACATTATTAAATGATACTAATGATTATGAAGTTAGTTTACTTAGTTCAATATCTAGATTATTAGCGGATAATAATTTTTGGTTTTATCCATCATCAACATTTGCATCAACAGCAAAAGATTATAAAAATTTATTTAAAATTGATTATTATCAAACATTGGAAGTAAAACCAAAATTCCTTGCAATTTATGTTGGTGGTTTATCAAGTAATCCAAGAAATACATCAAGTGATTATTTACTCGCTGATGATGGTATTAAAAGAAATATTATCCCAAGTGATTTAGGTAATGGTAATAATGCTATTTTTGATGGAACAGGATTAAATGCATTTTTAGTAAACTATACAGGTATACAGAATCAAACAGTATTTTCAAATCTTCAAGTTTCAACTGAATCGTTAAAAAATACAGATGAGGGATTAAGAATTCAATCAGAAATTATCAATAATAATAGTAATTCTTATTCAATACCAAAAGGTCAATCATTATTAAATGTTTATCAAAAACAAAGTTATTCATCAACAGTAAAAATTCCTTTTGGTAATATGGGTATTCAACCAAGCCAATACTATTATCAAGAATGCATTCCATTATTTGATGGTCTTTACATCATTTTCAATGTTTCACATACAATCGATGCTGATACACAAAGACTTGAAACAACATTTAAAGGTTATAGACTTAAAAAAGATAAAAATCCAATTGTAACAAACCCATTTGTAGATTATTATACAAATGATGTTTATACAAGAACATTAAATGATTTAGGTGTTGCTACAAATGTAATAAATACACCAGCTTATGACCCTAATCTTGATTTTTGGACAAACGCAAGAAACTTTGTACTTGGTAATGAAGGTTTTGTTGGTCATTGCTATTGGGATATTAATAATTGGAGAATCGGTTATGGTAGTCAAGTTTTAGCGTTAAATGGTGCATTAAAAGCAGTAGGTGATGATAGATTTAATAAAAAATATTTTATTACTTTACCAAATGACCCAATACAATGGCCTGTCAATGTTGATTTAGATACAGGAAAAATTGGATATCAAAAACTTCCTAATGGTTATGTAAAAGAATATAAATATTTTACATTAAAAGCTGAAGACCCAAAAGATGATAAATATCAATGGGATGCTGCAAGAAATATTAAAAATGACCAATATGCAGGTTATGTAAAAGATTTTTATACAAGAGCATTGGCTGATAAAGCATTTGATTATACATTCAATCTTTTACTTAAAGGTGTAAAAAAAATAAATCCGGAAGGTTTTGAAAAACTTACACCTAGAGGACAAATAGGTGCTACATATGTTGCTTATGGATTTGGTAGTATAAGTAATGAAAAAGTGAATATGTCAAATATAAAAGCTGCAATCACAGCAGGTAATGATGAACAATTAGCAAGAGCAATTATAACAGATATTGCAGCTAAAAAAGCAAGAGTTCCGCATCAATCATATTATAATACCGCTAAATATATTGACCAAAATATTTTATTTAAACTTACAGATGAAGAAAAGGAAAAATTAAAGCAATTAAAAGTTCTTTTTTAATTTTTTTAATAAAAAATTTTCTTTAGATTTGCCAACATGAAATTGGCCTATCTATATGGTATTGAGGAGGTAAACCCTTACCTGTCAACCTATTCCCATTATCCTGTTACAAAAAATATTTCATTTGTAACTGAAATAGAAAATGATAAACCATTATTGATAGTTGGAATTAAAAAAGCAAGAGAGATATATCCAAATCAAATTGATTTAGAAAATAATCATATTGAAAAAAACATCTATTGGTGTTATTCACCTGAAGAATACTTATCAGAGTTTTTAAAAAAATATGAGGAATTTATTTTAAATATTCACAATATTTATTTGAATCTTATTGATTTTGAAATAGTTGATATTTTTTTCTCAAAACTTTTTAATAAAAATGATTTATTAAAATTTTTAACACAGACAAGTTTTGATGTCTTATATCAGTTAAATAAAACACTTTATTGTTATTCTAAAAATAACAATAAAATTTATATTATTAATTTGAATGAGTTTTTTTGGTTTAACTTAATTAAAATAGATGATTATACTGAATTTGTAAAAGATTTAAATTTTTATTATGATTCGGATAATAAGATAATTAATTATTTTACTAATTTATTTTTAGGGCAAGATAATTTCTTTATAGAAAAGACAATTCCTTATTTTATTTATTTAAAGAATAAAAATAAACACTAATTATAAGAAAATAATAGCTATGGAAAATAAGGATTTAAACAAAAAACTTTCTGAAATTATTTCTTCAAATGAAGAAGAAAATCAGAATCAAGAATCTGAGGTTGTTGTAAAAGTTAGAGATGGTTTATTTGAACATACTGAAGTAGTTAACAAAAAGTATGTAACTAGTGATGGTAGACAATTATTAAAAGAAGTAACATTTGAGCAATAATATGAGGATTAGAAATAAAAAAACCCAAACATATGACCGCTTTAGGTATTTGCTTGAATATAATATAATAAAAAGCGGTGAGATTAAAGAACAAGAAGAAACACCTTCTGAAGATGAAATTGGTGGTGATGTTTTTGGTGAATTAGGTGATGTACTTGATGGTAATAAACCTGAAGAAAATATTGTCGAACCTGAAACGCAACAACCAATTGAAAATAAAACCAATATTGATGTTGATGTAGCTGATAATCAAGGGTTTGAGGATACAGCAACTGATTTATTAAAAATTCATTCATCAAAAATTGATAACTTAACACAATATATTAATGATTCTGTTAAAATACTTCAGGTATTAAATCAAAAAACAGATGAAATCACAAATAATTTTGATGAAATGAATGCTAAAGTTGGTGAACTTAATCAAAGAGTTGAAAAATTAACACCTCCAACACCACTTGAATCTTTAAATCAAATGGTTAAAACCACAACAGGAGCGCAATCAATTGAAGATTATTGGAATGAATATTTTGCAAAGCATGGTAGAACTGATTTAGTAAATGGTTCATTGTATTATGGTGATAAACAATATAGTGAAAACGAAAAGGGTATGACTTCAGGTGTTTATAGAAGTCCTGAAATTAGTGATACTCAAATTAAAGACATAATCAAAAATACCTAATGATATTCAGGTCTTACTTTAAAAAACAAGCGATTTTAATAAAGAATTCGTTTACAAACAATTCTAGAAATCCTATTATTGAACTATCATATGGTGGTAGCGAAACTTCATCTACTACTGTGTATAGTCGATATGTTTTTAATGTAGACTTAGATAAATTAAAACATAAAGTAACAAGCAATACAATAAATCAATCTACAATACAATCTCATATTTTAAAAATAAAAAATTGTATTGCATTAAATGATGGATATATTGGTATTGATTTTATTTCATCAAAAAGAGCAAGTGGTTTTGATTTAACATTTATTAAACTAGATGAAGCATTTGATGAAGGAACAGGTTATGATTATATTTACAATGATAATCTTTTTAGAGAGGTTGAATTAAATAAATCGGCAGCCAATTGGTATAATAGAAGAAACCCACAAATTACTTGGTCACAATCAGGTGTATTTACAGGAAATACAAATAATTTACCCTTATCAGGTATTTTAACAACACAAAGATTTGAAATTGGTAATGAGGACATTGAAGTAGATGTTACCGATTATGTAAATGGTATTTTATTTTCAGGTAATCCAAATAATGGTATTTGCATAGCTTATTCAGCAAATACAGAATCATTAACATCAACAACTAAAAATGTTGTTACATTCTTTTCAAAATATACACAAACATTTTTTGAACCATTTTTAGAGACAACATATAATGATAGAGTAAATGATGAATTATGTTGTATGAACTTTGATGTTGAAAATGATTTTTTCTTTATTTCTCAGTCACCAATTACTGAAGTATATCAATTTGAAATCGTTGATTCAAATGATACAGTAATTACAGCAATTACAACAGGATTTACTCAATTAAATAACTATAATTATAAAGTAAGTTATACAATTGATTCAGAAGATTATCAAGATAAAGAAATATTTACATATAGATGGTATTATACACAAAATGGAAAATATAAACTTTTAGAAAAAGAATTTAATATAAGTAAAATAGACCTAAACGATGGTACAACTTTGACTTATGGTAATGAAGTATTTATTAATGTATTGGGTATTAAACAAAACGAAAATATCTCCAAAAAAGTTGGTTTAAAAAGATTAATTTTTAAAGCCAAAAGATTAATGGAAACAAAAATATTAAAAAATATTATTGGAGATATTGAATTTAGAATTTATGTAAATCAGGGAAAAAATCAAATTGATGTAATTCCATTTACAAAAGCATCAAAAGTTAATGATGAATATTTTACAGAAATAGATTTTTCATGGTTTATTTCTCACGATTATACCATAGAATTGAGAGCCTTAGACAAAAACGGAGTTCAATATCCGAACTCTAACTATGTGAAGTTCAGGGTAACTAACTAAAATTTTATTTTTTTTCCGCTAAAAACGGACTATTTATAAAAAAACATATATATTTGTTTAAACAATAATTATTTTTAACAATTTAAATTTTTAACATTATGGGTTTTGAAACGACAGAAAGAAAAAACCGAACCTACATGTCATTGGGTTCAACAAAGTCAAATGACAACAAAATCACAGCGAAATTCTTCGTTGTAAACAGAAAAAACAATGATGGTCAGTATGAAAGGATTCCGATGGTTGATTCAAACAACTATCCGAAACCTTTTTATGGATATTTGACCAAAGTTACACCTATTCTTGATAATGTAATTACAAGAACAGATGGAACAAAAGTACCAAATCCAAAGGTAAACTTTGAATTTACGGATGATAGTGGAGAAATCTTTATTTTAGATTTACCTTTTACATCACCCGATAAAAGAGTAAGTACATACATTTTTGGTTTTGTAAATTCACTTGCATGGTTAGCTGCAAACGATAGACTTGGATATATTAAACTTTATATCTCACAAACTGTTGATAAGACAGAAACCAAAAGATTTAATCTTGCACTAAGATGTACAAAAACTTGGTACGCAGGTAGTAAGAATTTCCCTATCTTTAATGAAGATACATCAAAAGTTGATTGGAAATATAATGCAAAAGATATTCCTTCTTTTGAAGTAGTTAAAGAAATTGATGGTGAAAAAGTAACCATTGATAACAGGAAAAAACAACAAGATTTTTTCTTGAAAGAAATCGAACTTATCAATGAAGCAATTAAAAGTGCTACATATGATATTGGCGATAACAAGTCCGCATCTATGAATAAAACATTAACATCTTCTCAAATTTTTGATGAAGATGGTGATGAGGGTGCTGATTTTGAAATGTCACCAAATCCTCCTGTTGAAGAACAAAAACCAACAGCAAAGGCAACTACTAAGACACCTGTAGTTGCTAGTTTTGATGAGGATGATGATGATGAACTTCCCTTCTAGTTAGGGGTCTTTAGGGTACGGCACAGTATTTACAATTCTCCCCTCTGTATCACTGATGCTGTACCCTTTTTTTATAATTAAATTTTTAAAATAATTAAATATTATATGGCTAGAACATTATCAGATAACCCCGAAGAAAAAAAACCGATAAAGAAAAAAAGTTTTTCTCTTTCTGATTTTAAAGAAAAATTTAAAATTAGTGATGAAGAACAGAAACCTTTGCAATGGCTTCCACTTAGCAAAGCATATCAAGAAGTTACAGGTTTGGAAGGTATTCCATTGTGTGAACTTACACTTGTTAGAGGATATTCCGATACAGGTAAGTCTACTGTTGTTTATGAAGCAGCAGTATCAGCACAGCAAAATGGTTTCTTACCTATAATTATTGATACAGAAAATGCCATGAAAAAAGACCATTTAACAAAAATGGGTTTTGATTTTGATGGTGATTTTATTTATGTTGATTCTGATTATTTAGTTCAGAATTATGGTAAGAAATATGATAAAAACTTTTCAACACCTTCAATTGAAGATATTGCAGAGTTTATGAATAATATTCTTGATGCACAAGAGAAAGATGAACTTCAAATGGATGTAATCTTTTGTATTGATAGTTTTGGTTCTGTTGATTCTCGTAAAACTCTTACTGCTAAAGAGAAAGACAAAGAAGCAAATAATATGTGGAATGCAGGTGCAATGGAACAAGCATTCAAAGGTATTTTTCACCACAGAATTCCATCTACAAGGAAAGTAAGTAAGAAATATGTTGCTGCTGCTGTTGCTGTTCAAAAAGTTTGGTTTGATTCACAAGCAGGTGGACAAGGTGTACTGCGACATAAAGGAGGTGAAGCTGTTTATTCAATGAGTAGGCTTATTCTTCATATGGGTGGTACTAAAGCAAGAGGTGTTGAAAAGATTAATATTACTAAGAACAAGAAAACAACTGCACTTGGCATTCTTTCACCAATTAAAGTTGCTAAAAACCATGTTTCAAATATTTCATTTGAAGGTAAGATTCTTTCAACAAGTTATGGTCTTGTATTAGAATCAGAACTTGAAGAATTTAAAAAGAATCATTTACCTGAATTATTATCAGAGATTGGTGAAGAAGGAAGTGATGATGTTCAAGTTGTTCGTGTTCAAGATAACACGAAAGATAATGATGAATAATGGTTTATAAATTCTCTGTAAATACTTTATTAATTGATGGTAATTACTTAATGAAGCGTTCATTTAATGGTGCAAAGCATACATTTAATGGAAGCAGACATATAGGTGGTTTATATCAATTTATAATGCAAACTAGAAGTCTCATCCGTTCCCAAAACATTAACAAAGTTGTTGTGTTTTGGGATGGAGAGAATTCAGGTAAATTACGATATGATATTTATAGAGAATATAAAGCAAATCGTGAAGGAAAAGAATGGTATAAAAAGATTGATTTAACTCCTGCTGAATTAAAAAAACAACAACAGGAAAAAGATTCATATCTGTGGCAGATGGTTAGGGTTAAAAATTATCTTGAGGAATTATTTATTCGACAAGTTCAAGTTGACCAAATCGAATCAGATGATATGATTTCATATTATTGTCAAAAATATCATGACAAGGAAAACATAACTATTTACACCAACGATAGAGATATTTGTCAACTTTTAGAATATGATAATGTTTCTGTTTACTTAGCTAATTTAAAACAGAATGTTACTAAAAAAAATTATTACTTACTTTTTAAACATCATTATTCTAATCTTACAGTTATTAAAACTATGTGTGGTGATGATTCTGATAATATTAGTGGGATTGATGGTTTGGGTGAAAGTACTCTTATTAAACATTTTCCAAAAATTCAAACTGAAAAAGTTAAAGCAGCAACAATCATTAAAGAAGCAAGACAAATAAATGAGGAAAGGATTGCAAATAAAAAGAAACCTCTTAAAGTTCTTGAAAATATTAGTGAAGGTGTTTTCAAAACATTTGGTAAAGCCGGATTAGAACATTATAAATTAAATTATAAAATAATTAATTTGCTTGAACCCTTTTTAACAAAAGAAGCAATGGCAGAATTATCACTTGTAGCCGAAGAACCTTTAGACCCAAATGGAAGAGGCGAAGAAAATTTATTAAAGATGTTGACAGAAGATGGATATCTTGAAAATTTTAATTCAGACTTTATAAGATTTCATGAACCTTTTTATCCTGTTATTATTAGAGAAAAAGATTTTTACAAAAAAAACACGCATATTTGATTAAATAAAAGTACAATGACTAAGAATTATTTTAAGTTTTCAATCTCTTACAGAGGTAATATTATTTCGGAAAGGGTTTTCGATGCAGATTGTTACAATCCAATTGTTAGACAAATGGTAAATATTAAGGATATAGTTCCTGAAATTCGTAAAGTATTACAAAAGATACTTTCTTTACCAAATCAAAGACTTACAAAGGAAATGTATGTTGGTGTTAATCATGAAAACGAAGAAACATATGTAAATATTTTTCCTAAAAGTTTTCCGATGAAAGAAACATACTTTTCTAATAACTTTTATTTGAAAGATAAAAATATTAGTAAAGAAGGTTTAGATAAAGCTTTAAAAAGTATTACAGACAAATACATGATTGTAGTATCTTTGAAAGATAATTCAAATGAACTTTTCTATAAAAAGAATATTTCAATTGGTGAGGATGGTATTTTAGATATTCAAGCAAAATCAAAAATACTTTTTGAAAATATTAAACAAATTGAATTTGTAGAAGAACTCTTGTTTGACTTTTCATTATATCTGAATGAGAATTATATTATTCAAAGAAAGTTTACTGTATTTAACTTTAATCCAAATACAATCTTTTCAGAAGAATTCATTAAATCTACAAATGAAATCTGTAATGGTATTAAAAATCATATTAAAAAGTCTGATATTGATATGCAATATCTTGATTTTGAGATAATGAGTAGGCATGAGATGCCGTATAATGACTTAAAATCATTATCACAAGAGGAAAAGAAAAAACTCTTGAAAATGGAATATTCATACAATTAATTTTTAACAATAAATGCGTAATACATTATCATTAGGTTCTGATAAACATCAGAGAAGAATTCTATTTCATATTTTTCATAGTGACTTTCCAAAGGACACAATCCTAAAGTTGGAATCACAGCATTTTTCAGAAGAAAAACATAAAATAATTTTTTCTCTTATAAAACAATATGTTCAAGAGTTTAATACACTACCAGCAGAGAAAAATATTGCTGAAATTCTAAGAGCAAATAATAATCATACAGTAGAACAAAAAGATGCATGGATTAATGAACTTGGAGTAATTTATAAAGATTATAAAAATCTTTTAGAAGGAAAAGAAAGAAATGATTTTGAGTTTGTTAAAAAGACAACAAATTCATTTATTCAAGTACAAGAATTAAAAAATCTTTCAGAAAGTGATATTAAGAATATTGTTGAAAACAATAGCTTAGAATCACTTGACAAGGTTTTAGAAAAGATTCGTAAAATCATCAATATTGGTACAGAAGATGAAGACCCTGATGATGTTGAAGACTTTGATGAAACCCTCTTTACACAGCGTTATAGAGACTTTATACCCACAGGACTATCAGAACTTGATAAAATCATTACAGGTCTTCCAAAGGGCAAATTAGGTATGGTTTTGGCAGGTCAAGGTGTTGGTAAATCCACAATTCTTACTAACTTTTCTGTAAATGCTTTTAAACAAGGTAAAAAAGTTTTACATGTAATCTTTGGTGAAAACGAAATTAGAGATGTTAAGCTTTTAGTATCAACTGCACTTACAGGAATGAGTTTCAAAGATGCCCAAAAAGAACCTGAAACCGCAACAACTAAAACAAAAGAAGCAATCTCAAAAATTAAATCAAAACATCTTGGTTTAATTAAGATTATGCGCTTTCCATCCAATGAAATGACTGTACCAAAGTTGAAGAATTGGATTATCAAGTATCAACAAAAAGTTGGTTATAAATTTGATATGATTAATATTGACTATGTTGATGAAATGATATCACATTTATCAAATCAAAATAATCCATATCAAGGTGAGAAAGAAGTTGTTGCAGCTATTCTTGATATGTTTGTTGAATTTGATATTTGCGGATGGACTGCAACACAGGCAAAGAAAGAATCAAACAATAAGAAAACTCTTGATTTAAATGATTCAGGTGGTTCTGTTGCAAAAGTAAAGAAAGCACAAGTTGTTTTAACTATTGGTCGTGATAGTGATGATAGGAATAATAATCGTGCAACATTCCACTTGGCTAAATCAAATATTTCACCATCAGGTCATTTGTTTGAAGATTCAACATTTGATACCGCACATATGAGATTTGAATTATCACAACCAACGGGTTCAGTTATTGAACAGTTTGATGATGATGAAATAATTGATAGTGACTATGAAGAAGTAAAAGACACAAGACAATTACTTGTTGAAAATAAGTCACCAAAATCAGAAATAGACCTGTTAAAATCATTATGATTAATAACAATCTATACTTCTATAGAGCAAAGACACCCTCAACAGCAGAGGGTGTTCTTGCTTTACAAAAATGGAAGGAAGATTTACTTTTAGATTTACCAAATCAACATGTCGCATTGAAATTAGAATCAATGCACAATTTTATTTATAATAACTTCTATAATAGAAGAGAACTTAGAAATTCAAAAAGAATTATAAACTTTATTTATGATTTATTTTTTGAAATTTATGGAAGAAATAATTATATAAATGAGATTTATTTAGTTAAATCTTTTGATAGATTTATATCTGACCATAAACATGTTTTTTTTGGTCTTGATGAAGAAAAAATTATTCTCTATTTAAACATTTTTATTGAAACTTACTAATTACATGAAAGAATTAGTATGAGAACCATTCTTCCTAAAAATGCTAAAATAGACCCAATTTTTGATGAAAAATCAAATGTAGAATTAATTGAAGATATTCATAACGAAGTTTATTCAGCACATGATTTACTTTTAAAAGAAGCTAATGCTGTGTTGGAAACTCCCATTGATGAATCAAAAGTTGAAGATTATCAGAATTTAATCAAATTGGGTTTTAATAATGAAAAAAACATATCTTCCTTTAAGGAGGAAATGAGAAAAATTGAAGAATCAAAGAAAATAAAATCAACAATTGAATACTACTCATTCAAATATCCATTTAATAAATTTATTAACGAAGATTCAGTAGTTAGAATTTGTGATAAATATAGTTTACTATTAACAAATGTTGATAGATTTATTGGAGGAATTCCTGAAAAAAATCAAAAAGAAATTATTAATTTTAAAGTTGATAAAATTGACCTTCCTCATTCATATACCAAAGAATCTGAATATGTAGTAGGTACAACTCTTTTAATCGTTGCAACAAAAGACCAATTAAATATGAAAAATGCAAGGGTTCAAGGTCATAAATTGGTTGATATTGTAAAAGAAGACCCAATCGTGCTACAACCTGTTAAAAACGGTTATTTAATCGTTAGCGCATGGGGGATTGAAGCATCTGATAAAGAAGTACAAAATCCAAAATTTAATTAAAATATTGTCATATATTTGACAATATGAAAGTTTTTTATTATTGCCCCAATCTTAACCATCCTTCAGGTGGTATGGGTGTTTTATTTAAACAAGCTAAAATTCTTGCTGATAATGGTTATGATGTTACACTTCTTTATGAAGGAGATGCTGAATTTAACCCTACTTGGATGGAGTTTAGTATCTCACACATCCCCAAAGTCAAAATAAATGGTCTAGGAAGCCTCAGAATCGATTCAAATGACCTCTTGGTAATACCCGAAGGTTTTGGTAATTTGATTGATTCTACGAAGAATATGAAGTGCAAAAGGACAGTTCTTGCACAGAGTTGGATTTACATTTACACCTCAATGCCACAGCCAAAATCTTGGAAAGAATCGGGTATTGAGAAAGTAATTAGTGTATCTCAAGGTATTTCAGAATACATACAAAAACATATGCCTGGGATTGAGATTCATCAATATAAACAATCTATAAGTCCAATATTTAAATCAAATTTGGATAAAGCATTTAGAGTTTGTTTTTCATCCTCAAGGTCAAATACGCAACAGATGAATACACACAATCTTATTAGTATTGTTAAATCATCAGATAAAAGATTAAGAAATACACAATTTATTGAATTAAAAGGTATGTCAAAACAACAATTTGCAAATGAACTTGCTGATTGTGCTTTTTGTCTTTATACAGATGAAATTGCAGGGTTTGGTACTCTTCCGTTAGAAGCAATGGCATGTAATACCCATGTAGTTGGATTCTCAAACATTGGTAATAAAGAATATGTAAGAGATAATAATGGATTTTGGTGTCAAAATGCGGATTATCATACACTTACTGATAAACTTATTGAACAATTAAATACTTTTCTTGATGGTTATGAATATGATGGTTTATGTTTAAATGAAATTAATACTTCATCTGAATATAACGAAGAACAAGAAAAAAATCGTATTTTAGATATATTTGAAACTTATAAATAATATGCTTTTAAACGCAATAGTTTTTTCAAAAGATAGACCAATGCAACTTCATTTGTTGCTTGAGTCTATTTTAAAAAATTTTAATGTCGAAGATTATAAATTAAATATTCTCTACAAAGCATCTAATGATGAATATAATAGGGGATATAATATGGTTAGGGATTTATTTCCTCAATTTACATATAAAAAGGAAGAATCTTTCAAAGAAGATTTATTATCTCTTTTTAATGAATCTCAATACACAGTATTTTTTACAGATGATGATATTATATACAATCCATTAAGAACAACAAATGAGGATTTATTTAATATTTTTCAATTTAGTAATTGTTTTTGTTTTTCATTAAGATTGGGTTTAAATACCACTGAATGTTATACAATGCAAAAATTAAATAAATTAGAAAATTATAAAACTCATAGTTTTTACCATGATATTAATCTAATTGAACCAATTATTTCATGGAAGGTTAAAGATGGTACAAATGATTATGCATATCCAATGTCAGTAGATGGCCATATTTTTAAAACTGAACTTATTAAATATTTATGTGAAGTATTGGAATACACTAATCCAAATTTATTTGAAGGTTTTTTATCAAAAGCAGCAAAAAATGATATGATAATTGCATCATACGAACATAGTAAACTTGTTAATTCGCCAATTAATAGAGTTCAAGAAACATTTCAGAATTTATCAGGACTTAAATATAAATACACATCTGAAGATTTAAATGAAATGTATTTAGATGGTGTAACACTTGATTTTAAAAAAATGAATTTTGAAGAAATTAATGGTTGTCATCAAGAAATAAGACCAATCTTTAAAGTAAATGCAAAATAATTTTTTAATAGTAAGTGCATTTTACAATGCAGCACCTTTTATAGAAAGATGCGTTGGGTCAATTATATCTCAAAATTATGGTAATTATCGTGTTCTTTTTATTGATGATGCATCAACTGATGGTACTTTTGAATTGATTGATGAACATGATAAATTTATAAAGGTTAGAAACGATGAAAATAAGGGTTTATTATATAATTATTCACATTACCTTCCATTATATGCTAATGATGATGATATAATCGTTGTTGTCGATGGTGATGATGCTTTGCATGGAAATAAATCACTTAGTTATCTAAATGATTTTTACAATGAGCATGGTTGTATGGTTACATATGGTCAATCCATTTGGACAGATGGTAGAAAAGGGTTTGCAAGACCATACACAGAACAAGAATTTAAAAATTTGAGAAAAACACAATTTATTGCATCACATTTAAGAACATTTAAATATATATGCTTTAAAGAAATCATTAATCAAGACCCTGAATTGAATTCTTTTAAAGATGATAATGGTGAATTCTTAAAAGCTGCACCCGATGTCGCAATAATGTTTCCTGTAATGGAAATTGCAGGATTTGATAGGGTAAAATATATTGATAAAATTTTACATTTGTATAATTTTCATAATCCATTATCAGAACATAATGTTCACCAACAATTACAATGGGATTGCCATACAATTGTATCAAATAAAAAACCATTAAAAACACTATGATTAATCTTATTGTTAATACAAATCACGGATTATTTTCAAATGTATTATGTGCAATGTCAGCACTACATTATGCAGATGATAATAATCTAAATTTAAATATAAATATCACAAATAATAGATATACTGATAATAATGAAAATATTTGGGATTTATTATTTAATCAACCAAAATTAATAAATCCTGAAAGTGAAAATACACTTATTGATAATTGGACACCATATGGGTGTACTTTTTGTTCAACTCTAAATGAGACTAATGCTATATTATATCAAAATTTATTAAAAAAATATGATATTATAAGACAAAAAGATATAGATATATGTAAAAATTTCTTTCAAGGTGAAGATTTAACAAAAGTTATTGGTATTCATAAAAGAGGAACAGACCATTATCTTCATGGTAGTTTTATACCATTGGATAGATATTTTAATAGTATTGATGAAGAAATTGAAAAGAATAAATATGAGAAAGTTTTTTTAATAACTGATGAAGAAGAAACTGTTAATCTTTTTATACAAAAATATGGAAGAAATTTAATATATACCGATAGTTTTAGAAGTACTGATAGTAGACCTATTCATGATTATTCTTTTAAAAATATAGGTAATAGACTTTTTGATGTTTATCATGATGCATTAAAATTATCACTATGTGATAAAATTATTGTTACATCAAGTAATGTTTCTGCATTTTCAATTATTGCCAATAATAATAAATTTAAATATATTGATACTGACATTGTATACAGATGATGAATAAACTACCAATTATAGACCATTTATTTTCACATGCTTCAAGTAGTAGTTTTGATAACCCAATGAATTTTATTTGGGATAGAGAAAATATTTTGAATTATGATTTTGTTATATTGACAGATGATACTTTACATCATGTAGATTTTATTAAATCACAAAATAAAAAAGTTTATGCGTGGCTTTTAGAATCACCACATGTAAAACCACATGCAATTGATTTTATAAAAAAAAATTATGATAAATTTGATAAAATTTTTACACATAATAAAGAATTATTAGATTTATCTGATAAATTTGTATTACAAACATATGGTGGATGTTGGATTCCAAAAGAAGAAAGAAAAATTCACGAAAAGACAAAAAGTATTTCATTTATTTCAAGTAGAAAAAGAAGTACTGAAGGACATGTTTTAAGAAATAAAATTCTTGATTACTATAATGTAAATGAAAAAGATATTGATATATTTGGAAGAGAAATTAACCCAATAGATAATAAAATTGAAGGTCTTAAAGACTATAGATTTTCAATAACTATTGAAAATTGTAGAGAAGATTTTTATTTTTCCGAAAAATTAATTGATTGTCTACAAACAGGCACTGTACCAATTTATTGGGGTTTACCATCAATAGATAAATTTTTTGATAAAAATGGTATAATAACATTTAATAATGTTACAGAACTTTTTTTTATTATTGAAAAAATAAATAATAATGAAATCAAATATGAAGATTATTTAGAAAGTATTTTTAATAACTTTCAATTAAGTAAAAAATATTTGTTAGCAGACGATGATATATATAACCTATTAAAATAACATGGATTTTACTTTTGGAATTTGCAAATCAATTGAATCAGTTCATTTAGAGAATATTATTGACTCAATAAGAAATCAAAATATACCAAATTATGAAATTATAATTGTAGGTTCAAATCATCAAATACTTGGTGATGATATTAAAAATATTAATTTTGATGAAACAGAAAAAAGAGGTTGGATAACTAGAAAAAAAAATTTAATCACAAAAAATGCAAAATATGAAAATATAGTTTATTTGCATGATTACATTTTTTTTACATATAAATGGTATGAAGGTCAATTAAAAAGTGGTAATGATTTTCATATTAGAATGGATAAAATTATAAATCTTGATGGTTCAAGATTTAGAGATTGGTGTATATGGCCACATAATAATAATGAAATGGATGAAATAATAAAAAGAGATATTATGATTCCATATAATATTACACATTTATCAAAGTATATGTACATATCAGGTGCATATTGGATTGGTAAAAAAAATATAATGAAAGAATATCCACTTGATGAAAATTTATTATGGGGAGAAAGTGAAGATGTTATTTGGTCAAAACAAATAAGGGAAAAATATCATTTTAATATGAATATTAACTCAACTGTTAAATTATTAAAACAACAGAACAATCATGGTTTTGGGCAACCAACACAACAAATTATAAATATTTTAAAAAATTATGAATAAAGTAGAATTTATTAAACAAAACTTTAAAGATTTCTATATTGATAGAGGTCCTGAAAATGGTATCCTTCAAGGAACAAAATACGCAGGATGTGCAACACATTGTAGAGCATGTTTGAATACAATTGTCAGAATGATTAAACCAAAATCAATTCTAGAAATTGGTTCTTGGCATTATGATAGTACTAAAATTATGTCAGAAGGTATGAGTACATATTTAAACGATGATGAAGGTACTATCGTAACATTTGATATAAAATATGGTGGATACGATGGTTTTGGTAGTTCAGTAGGATTACACAAAAGAATTAAACCATTGTATTGGTATCCTTATAAAACAGGTTATGATACTTGGAAATTTACCGACCCAGGAATTGTTTATAAAGATTTTGTAAATTATGAAAATGAAGAGTTATTTGATATGAATCAAAAAATTCTTGAGGATGTAACACCTGATGGTGGTTTTGATTTGATTTTTGTTGATGGTGACCACTCTTATGAAGGTGCTAAAAAAGATTGGGAACATGCATTAAAAGTTTCACACAAAGAAACACTTATTGTAATTGACAATGTTTGGGATATCAGATTAAATGAGGTTAGGAAATTTTATGATGATTTGAAAACAATTAAATGGGATTTTGAAGAATGGAATGATGAACATAAAAATGTTAACATGGTTCAAGATACCGCAATCAGTTTAACTTACTAATGATTAAATTAATAATTTTTGATTTAGATGGTGTATTAGTGGAAGCTAAAAATATTCATTTTGAAGCACTCAATAAAGCATTAAAAGAATATAAAATTAGTTGGGATGAACATTTATCATTTTATGATGGTTTAAAAACCAATGAAAAATTAGAAATGCTCCACCAAAAAAAGGGTTTACCAAAAGAATATTTCAAAAATATTTGGAAGGAAAAACAAAAATACACACTTGAAGCTTTAAAAAATCTAAATCAATCAAATATTTTAATTAATTGTATAGATTCACTTGCTAAAGATGGATATAAACTAGCCGTATGCTCAAATAGCATTCGTAAAACAGTATTAACTGTTCTTAGCAGGTTAGGTATAATTGAGTATTTTGATTTGATTTTATCAAACGAAGATGTTAATAATAGCAAACCACATCCTGAAATTTATTGGTCTGCAATTTCAAAATTAAATGTACTTCCCGAAGAAACATTAATTGTTGAAGATTCCCCATATGGATTATTAGCAGCTAACAGAAGTAATTCACATATTTTAAGGGTTAAATCACCTCATGACGTATTTTATGGTGGTATTAAACAAAAAATATACGAAATTAACACAAGTAGTAAAAATATGAAACCTAAATGGACTGATAAAAAACTTAATGTACTAATACCAATGGCAGGTTCAGGTACAAGATTTAGGGAGGCAGGTTATACATTCCCAAAACCATTAATTGATGTCAATAATAAACCCATGATTCAGGTTGTTGTTGATAATCTAAATGTAGATGCTAATTTTATATTCGTTGTTCAAAAAGAACATAGAGAAAAATATAATTTAGATACTTTATTAAATTTGATTTCACCAAATTGCACTGTCATTGAAACGGATGGTGTAACAGAAGGTGCAGCTTGTACTGCATTACTAGCAAAAGAATTTATTGATAATGATTCACCATTATTTTTTGCTAATTCAGACCAATTTGTTGAATGGGATTCAACAGAATTTATGTATAAAATGAATGAAACTAATGCCGATGGAGGTATTGTAACATTTCAATCAACACATCCAAAATGGTCATTTGTTAAATTAGATGAAAATGGTTATGCAACTGAAGTTGCTGAAAAAAAACCAATTTCAAACATAGCAACTGTTGGTTATTATTATTGGAAACATGGTTCTGATTTTGTTAAATATGCAGAACAAATGATTTTAAAAAATATTAGAGTCAATAATGAATTTTATGTTTGCCCTGTTTTTAATCAAGCTATTGAAGATGGTAAAAAAATTAGAACATTTGATATTCAAAAAATGTGGGGATTAGGAACACCCGAAGACTTACAAAATTTTTTAAATAATTTTAACTCATGATTTTTGTTTTTGGAAATAGTCATGCACATGTGTTTACAAACACACATCCTGCAACACTTGGATTAGGAGGTCAAAATGATAATTTTACATCAGTTTCATTAGGTCCAACTATTGCCTATAATTTTTATGAACATCATTATTTAACAATGTTAAATTGGGTTAATCGTTTAAATATTAATAAGGAAAAAGATTATATTGTTTTAGCGATTGGTGAAGTTGATTGTAGATGGCATTTACCATATCAAGCATCAATACAAAATAAAACAAATGAAGAAATCGTAACTGAATGTATTGATAGATATTTTAGAGTTTATCTAGATTTAAAAAATAAAGGTTATAAAATTATTGGTTGGGGAGGCCATCCCTCAACAATAAGTGGACACAATAATGACCCAAATAATCCTGTTTTTGGTGATTGTTTAACTAGGAATAAGATAAGTTTATATTGGAATAATCTCTTAGAAAAGAAATGTTTAGACAATGAAATCACATTTATTTCAATTATAAACGATTTAATTGATGAAAATGGTTTAACAAAAATGGAATATTTTGATGATTATTGTCATTTAAATTATAATAATATAAAAGATAAATTAAATTATTTATTTAAAAAATTTATATGAAAAAATTGAAAGTTCATTTTTTAAGATGTGATACGAATCCGAATCTACCAAATTATTATGAAAATAATATTTTCTTATATTTGTTAAGAAAAAGATATGATATTGAAATAGTAAATGAAAATCCTGATTTATTGATTTATACTTTATCACATAATGGTCATGAATCTTTCAAAGATTGTGTAAAAATATTTCATACAGAAGAACCAGGTTTTTGGGATAAAAATACATATTATAACTATTACAGACCTAGCGATGGTGGTTATAAAGAAAGGTTTAGACGTTCAATAGAAGATGCTGATATTATAATGTCATCATATCATATTGAACATGAAAGTCATGTAAGATTTCCATCTTATTTACTATATTATTATCAAATGTTTATCGATAATAGAATACCAAGTTTTGATTATTTTTTTAATCATAGACATATAGTAAATGATAATTTATTCAATAGAAAGTTTTGTGCATATATACATCGCCATAATAGAGAAGATTTATTTAGAATTAAATTTTTAAAAAAATTAAATAAATATAAAAATGTCGATATTATTAGCATACCTGGTGCTTCATATGAAAAAACTGAACATGTAAAAGCAAATTATAAGTTTTGTTTTGGTATGGAAAATACAAATGGTGATTTGTGTTTTGGTGAACCTGAAGATGTTAAATATCCAAATATTGGTTATACAACAGAAAAAATTATCGAACCATTTTGCTCAAATACAATTCCCCTTTATTGGGGAAATCAATTAATAAATAATGAATTTAATAATAACATGTTTATTAATTGGTATGATTACAATAATGATGAATATATGATAGAAAAAATTATTGAATTAGATAATAATAAAGAAAAATACATGGAATATTTAAATGGTATTGTGTTTAAACCCGATTATATTAATTCCATGTTTGAAAGATTTTATCAAGTTTTAGAAACAAAATTACATTTTTAATGAAAATTACATTATTCAACGATAATCACAGAGGTGATTTGTTTTTAAGTAGAATGTTTATCCAACCACTACTAAATTTAAATGCTGAAATAACATTTTATCACAATCAAAATAAATATTTTTTTAAAGATATTGAAAAGAAATATTCAAATTTTAAAGAAGTTTGTGGTATACCAAAAGAGATTGATACTAAAGGTGATGATATACTTGAAAAAAATATAATAAATTGTTGGGTAGCAAAAGGTGGTGGTAAATATGTTAAAAATGAAGGTTGTTCATTTTTTGCATATAAAAACATGGTTGATGTAATTTATAAACATTATAACTTAGACATTTATGAGAATAATGAAGAACTTTTACCAATTATAAATTTTGATTATTTAGATTCAAAATCTTTACTTAAAGATTTTATGACTAATCTTAAAGATAGATACAAAAAAATCATATTAATATCTAATGGAAATGTTGAGTCAGGTCAAGCAATTAACTTTGATTTTAACTCAACAATTAATTTTTTAGCAAATAAAAATAAAGATTGTTTATTTTTATTAACACAAAGTACCAATATAAATTTACAAAATGTATTATACACAAGTGATATAACAAAATTAAATCCAGATTTATTAGAAATTTCTTATATATCAACTTTTTGTGATATTATTGTTGGAAGAACTTCAGGTCCATATACATTTTGTACACATAAAGATAATATAATGGACAATAATAAAACATTTATATGTTTTTCTTTTAATAAAAAAGAAGGTGCTTGGTTTGAAGATGGTAATGCCAAATGGATATGGTCTGATAATCAAAGTGTTACTAATGTTATGTCTTTATTGGACAAAAATATATGATTATATATAACCCAACAATTGAAGAACTAAAAGATTTTTTCATAAAAAATCAAAAAAATCAAGCAAGTTTTAGATATTTTAAAACTAGAGATTTTGGTATAATAAAAAACCATATTAAAACTATACTTTTAAAATATAAAGACAATATAGTTGGGTACGGTCATTTAGATAAAGATGAGAACAACCAAATATGGTTGGGTATTATGGTCTGCGATGAATGTGTTGGTCTTGGTTATGGTAAAATCATAATGAATGAACTTTTAAAAAATCAAGATTACAATATAAATCTATCAGTTGATATTGAAAACAATATTGCAAAAAAATTATATGAGAAGAATGGGTTTATTGTTGTAAAAACAACACCAACATTATATATAATGGAGAAAAATAATCGTATTTTATAATAAAAAAAATTATGGCAGATACATTAGGAAATATTGTTGACAAATTAATAACTGTTGACATGAAAATGTGGAACAATCAAGAACTTCTTTATGAAATCAGGAGAATGACATTTGAAGAATATCTTGAAAAATATTTTAAATCCGAAGATGGTGCAGAAAAACTGTGGCAAATCCTAAAAAAAGCATGTGATTTGAATGTTCAAAGAAATCAATTAATAAATGAAGTTGATGAGAGAATAATTGAATTAGTAAATGCAAAAATAAATGGTGAAGATTTAGATAACGGTAAATTCTTACAAAGAACACATAAAACATATTAATGATACCAATTTATAAACCATATCTTACAAAGGAGAATCTAAAATATGCACACGAAGCAATAGATTCGGGTTGGATTTCATCTCAAGGTGAATATTTAGATTTTTGTAAAAATGAAATTAAAAATATAATTGGCTCAAATAAAATTATTTTAACAAACAATGGTACTACTGCTACACATTTATTAGCAATAGCATTAAAATATAAATATCCACACATAAATAAAATTATTGTACCAAATAATGTTTATGTAGCTGCATGGAATTCATTTTTATTTGATAAAAATTATGAGTTAATACCAATTGATGCTGATTTAGATACTTGGAATTTTAATGTTAATGAAATAGAGGACAAAGTAGATGAGAATACAGCTATATTAGTTGTACACAATATTGGTAATGTAGTAAATGTTCCTGAACTTAAAAGACGTTTTCCAAATACGGTTATTATTGAAGATAATTGTGAAGGATTTTTCGGTAAATATGAGGATAAATATACAGGTACAGAGTCATTTGTATCTTCTGCATCATTTTTTGCTAATAAAACAATTACATCAGGAGAAGGTGGATTATTTATGACAAATGATGAAGAAGTATTTGATTACATTAACACTGTTAAAAATCAAGGACAATCTCAAGAAAAGTTTGTACATAATATTCTTGGATATAATTATAGAATGACAAACATTCAAGCTGCTATTCTATATGGACAATTATTAAATACAAAAGAAATAGTTGAAAAAAAGAAAATTGTATTTAATGAATACAAGAAAAATCTTAAAGATGTTGAATGTATTTCTTTTCAAAAAGAAGAAGAGAATACTAAACATTCAATGTGGATGTTTGGTATAAGAATTAATAATTTTAATATTAATAAAAAGAAAGATTTAGAATTACATCTTTATAAATCAGGTATTGAGACAAGACCAATGTTTTATGATATAAAAAAACATGATTATTTAAAAAATATTAATACTGAAACTAAAAATGCTGAATTATTACAAACACAGTGTGTGATATTACCATCATTTCCAAATCTAACAAAAAGTCAAATAAATTTTATTTGTGACAAAATAATAAAAATAGTAAAATGAAGAAAATATTATTTGTTAATCATACACAACAAAGATGTGGTGTGTATCAATATGGTAATAGATTATTTAATATTTTAAAAAAATCTAAAAATTATGAATTTATACTAATTGAATCAGACAATGCTTCTGATTTTTTTAAAATTTACAATGATATTAAACCTGATGGTGTTGTTTTTAATTATCATGGTATAACTTTAAAATGGGTAGACAATGAAGTTTTAAGTAATATTACTGTGAAAAAATATAAAGTTGACCATGAATCACCAGGAAATTTACCATTTGATTATATTATTGAGCATGAAATTATATCAAATAAACTTGGTATTGAAAGACCAATATTTGAAGATGTTCAATTGGAATATAAAAAAAATGATATACTTACATTTGGAAGTTTTGGTTTTGGTTTTAAATATAAAGGATTTGAAAATGTATGTGCTACAATAAATAATTTGTACGATGAGGCAATTATTCGTTTAAATATAACATTCCCATTTTATAGTGACCCAAATGGACATATTTCATATGAAATTTCACAAAGTTGTCGTTCTGTTATTACAAAACCAAATATAAATTTAATAATAACACATGATTTTTTAAGTGAATTAGATATTTTAAATTTTATGTCGAATAATGATATGAATTTATTTTTTTATGAAAATGCAAATGGTAGAGGTCTTTCATCCGTAATGGATTACGCTCTTAGTATTGATAGACCTGTTGCAATAACTAAGTCTCACATGTTTAGACATGTTTTTGATGCATCACCATCTATTTTTGTTGAAGACTTAGATATTGACACCATTTTAAAAAATGGTACTGAACCAATAAAAAAATTAAGAGAAAAATTTTCAAATAAAAAATTAATAAATACATTTGAAAATATATTAAATAATACTTTATGAATATTGTTAATTTTTTTAATTGCGCTCATAATGGTGATTTACATATTTCTAGAGAATATGTTAAAGATTTAATTAATATATTAAATCCTGATAAGGTATATTATCATCATTTTAATAATCCTTCATTAATGAAAGACTTAAATTGTGAATTTCTTCAATTTGTTCGTCATCCTAATAATATATTCATACCAATTATGAATTCAGATACAGAATTGTACATAGATACTTGGATTGGTCAAAATAGAGAAGCATTAAATTTATATTCAGGATGTAATTTCCCATCACTTTACAAAGTGATGAGACATATTTATGAAAAATTTAATATTACCCATTTAATGAAGGATATTGAATACTATATACCTTCTATTAATTATGAAATATTTGAAATCGAAAAAGCAAAAAATTATTTTGAAAATAATAAAGATAAAAAATTTATTTTAGTATGTAATAACGATGTAAGGTCTGGTCAAGCTTCTAATTTCAATATGAATAATCTTATTGAAATGATTTGTGATAAATACACAGATTATATTATTATAGCGACAAATAATATGGGAGGTACTATTGATAGAGAAAATTTTATTTTTGCTGATGATATTATTGGTGATACATCAAGCAGTTCAAATTTAAATGAAATATCATATATAAGCACTAAAACTTCTCTAATAATTGGTAGGTCATCAGGACCATATAGTTTTACTTTAGTAAAAGAAAATTATAAAAATAATAAATTTATTTGCTTGTGTGGTTCTTATGAATATGCTTGGTATTCAAATACAGGTGAAGATATTACATGGAGTGATAATTATGATGAAAACAATATTATGGATTTAATTTCTAAAAAAATATGAAAGAATTATTTACACTAGGAGAACTATATGTTTCCGATTTTTTAAAAGATGGTGAATCTCCAAGAGGAGATAAAACAGAAATGAAAATGATGTTAGAAGAAAATGGTGCTGTAAGACTTGAAAAAATAGCACCTCTTGATACCATGTATGGAAAATATTGGTATAGGTCTGGCATTAATAATACAATGAAGGTAGAATTAAAAAATATTGTTGATTCTATAATGAGTGTTATTAAATTAAAAGAAAATGACCTTTGGATTGATATTGCATGTAATGATGGTACAATGCTTAGTCAAATACCAAATTATTTAATAAAAGTCGGTATTGACCCTGTAGATGATACATATAAAGTAGAATCTGAAAAACACGCAAATCTAATCATACAAGATTATTTTAGTTCTGATGTTTTTAAAAAATCAAAGTTTGGTAAATTAAAAGCAAAAGTTGTAACATCAATTGCAATGTTTTATGATTTAGAAGAACCAAAAAAATTCATAAATGATATTAAAGAAGTATTAGATGATAATGGTATTTGGGTTTTACAATTATCATACACACCACTAATGATTAAACAAATGGCATTCGATAATATATGCCATGAACATGTTTATTACTATTCACTTTTTAATATTAAAAATATATTTAAAGAATGTGGTATTGATATTGTTGATGTACAATTAAATGATATAAATGGAGGTTCTTTCAGGATTTATTGTATGAAAGAAATAGCCGATAAAACAAAATTTAGTACACAACCATACAGAGATGTATGTAATTTTAGAATAAATTCACTATTAGAATATGAAAAAACTCTAAATTTAGATAAAGAAAAAACATGGGTTGATTTTTATAATAATATAAATCAACTAAAAGAAAAAACAGTTTCTTTTATAAAAGAAGAGAAGGCTAAAGGTAAAAAAATATGGGGGTATGGTGCATCAACAAAAGGAAATACATTACTCCAATATTTTGGTCTTGACAATACATTAATTGATGGTATTGCTGAAAGAAGCATCTATAAATTTGGATTAAAAACCGTAGGTACTGAAATACCAATTTGTTCTGAGGATGAAATGCGTAAAGCAAATCCCGATTATTTATTAGTATTACCTTGGCATTTTATTAATGAATTTATAGAAAGAGAAAATGAGTTTTTAGATAATGGCGGTAAATTTATAGTACCATGTCCAAAATTTGAAATAATTGGAAAAAAATAAATATATTTATTGATATGGTATTTTATTCACAGGCTAATCAAGATAAATGGGTTTATAATGTACTATCACATAAAAAAAATGGATTCTATGTTGATATAGGTGCGTATGATGGTATACAGACAAGTAATACATATATTTTTGAAAAAGATTTAAATTGGAAAGGTATTTGCATTGAACCAAATGCAGATGCGTATCAAAATTTAATTAAAAATAGAACTTCAAAAAATATTATGTGCGCTTTATCTGATTATGATGGGTTTTGTAATTTTTTAGGTGATAAAATAATTGATAAAAACAATTCAAATACACCATGCTATACACTAGAAACACTTTTGACACAAAATTCAGCTCCAAAAGAAATTGATTATATATCAGTAGATGTTGAAGGGCATGAATATGATATACTTAAAGATTTTGATTTTAATAAATGGAATGTAAAACTTATGACAATTGAACATAATTTTTACATTGAGGGTTCAATCTATAAAGATAAAATATATGATTTAATGACAAAAAATAATTTTCTTAGAATAGTTGAGGATGCGGTTTGTTTAGATAGTAATCCTGCTTATTTTAATAAAATTTACGAGGATTGGTATATAAATAAAGAATTTTATGATTCTTTGAATAATGAAATTAAATTTAAAATATCAACTCAACCAAAAGACAAAACTTTATATTAATGGAAACAATAGGTAATTTAATTGATAAACTTTCAGTAGTCAATATTAGAATATGGATGGCTGAAGATATTAAAAGAAATAAAGAAGCATCTGATAAAGAAATTGCAGATGCAACTAGAATTACAAATGTTGCTAATTCACAAAGAAATGATTTAATACAGGAAATAGATGAAAAATTAAATCATATGGCAAAGACAGGTGAATTACAAAAATTATATAAACAAGGCTCAAATAAAATGTATGGAAAATAATTTAGTAATAGGCAACACATCACAACTATCATACTATTTTCCACAAAATTATACAAAAATTTCATCAAGAAGTATTGATGAAAATATTTTCAATAAAAATTGGGATTCGATATATATAACATTTGCTAAACAAAATGTTTTTGATACTACGGATTCAAATTTTGTTGATATTAATACATATTATACACTAGATTTAATTAATAAACTCCTAGATTTATCTAATAAAATAGTTGTTTATACGAGTTGTGAAATGTTTAATAATCATTATGGACCAATTAGTATTGATACATTACCATCTTTTATACCTAAGAGTAATATAAACTACACAAATTATATTCTTTCTAAATTTTTATTGACACAGTATATAAAAGAAAATAGAAAGAAGGATAAAAGATGGGAAAAAGTAATTATCATTCATCCATTCAATTTTGAATCAATTTATAAAAATAAATATTTTTTATTTGGTAAAATAACTAATTCAATAGTTAATAAAGAGATTATTGAAGTTGGTAATGTAAATTTTTATAGAGATATTCTTCACGCATCAAGAATGGTTGAAGAATCAATAAAATCAGAAACTGATTTGGTAATTGGTTCTGGAAAATTATTAAATTTAAAATTTATAATAAAAGAAATATATTCGTATTTTAATATGGATTATAATTATTTTGTTAAAGAATCCATAGGTAATAATAATAAAGTAAATTTTTATTATTCTTCTAAAGTATTAGAATATAATTTTATAGAAGATATGATTTTAGATATAAAAAAATTAATTAAATGAAAAAAGCACTTATAACAGGTATTAATGGACAAGATGGGTCATATTTAGCAGAATTTCTTTTAGAAAAGGGATATGAAGTTCATGGTACACTAAAAAGAAATTCCGTTTCTGAAAATCAGACATCAAGATTAAATTCTGTATATGATAAATTAATTTTACATTATGCTGATATGACTGATTTAGCATCACTTATTACAGTAATTAATAAAATTAAACCTGATGAGGTTTATAATTTAGCAGCACAATCACATGTTAGAATTAGTTTTGACCAACCAATTTATACGGCAAATGTTACAGGTGTTGGTACATTAAATTTATTAGAAGCGGTTAAAAATATTAATCCCGATATAAAAATTTATCAAGCATCCTCATCCGAAATGTTTGGAAATTCAATTGATGATGATGGGTTTCAAAGAGAAACCACTTGCATGAATCCAGTATCGCCATATGGTTGTGCTAAAGTTTTTTCATATAATATTACTAGGAATTATAGAAATTCTTACGGAATGAAAATTTGGAATGGAATCCTTTTCAATCATGAATCACCAAGGAGAGGTACTAATTTTGTAACAAATAAAGTTGCAAAAGCAGCAGTTAGAATTAAACTAGGGCTTCAAGATAAACTTTATTTAGGTAATTTAGAAGCAACAAGAGATTGGGGTCATGCCAAAGATTATGTTGCAGCAATGTGGTTAATGCTTCAATCTGAAAAACCCGATGATTATGTTTGTGCAACAGGGATATCACACTCTGTAAGAGAACTTTGTGAGTATGTTTTTTCAAAACTTGGTTTAGATTACAAAGATTTTGTTTTACAAGATTCAAAACATTTAAGACCGGAAGAATTAAATCAACTTAAGGGTGACCCAAGTAAACTTGTAAATAAATTAGGGTGGAAACATGAATATACTTTTGAATCCATGCTTGATGAAATGATTGATTATTGGTTGAATTTTTATTCATAAATATTTTATATTTGAAGTATGATTGATAAAATTGCACATCTCGCTGATGTCCATTTCCAAAATAATTTGGATAGATTAGCAGAACAAAAACATATTTCAAATCTGACAATTGAATCACTTAAAAAAGATAACCCTGATTTAATTGTAATTGCAGGAGACTTATTTCATAATTATGTAAAACCATTCAATGAAATCAATGTTATTGCAGGTGATTTCTTAAATTCTTGTGCTATGATAGCACCTGTTGTGATTATTGATGGTAATCACGATATAATGAAATCAAATCTCAATAGAATGTCATCTATTAAGATGCTTGTTGAGATTATTAACAATCCTAATATACACTACTATGACTCAACAGGTTTTTTTGAACTTGATAATATTGTTTTCGCTACTTGGTATCACCCTGATAGAAAATCCCCTTGGCTTGAATTCAATGAAGAAGAGCGCAATAATAATAAGTATTATATTGACCTTTTCCATGACCCAATTAATGGATGCTATCTCCAAAATGGACAGCTTCATACCGATAGCAATCTTGTTTCTCTTGCTGATTTTAAAGGTGATATTGTAATGGCAGGAGATATACATCTCCAACAATCATATCAAAAAAATGGAAAAGAGTTTTTTGCTTACCCATCGTCATTATATTGTACCAATTATGGCGAAGGTGATAATGCTTTTCATGGTTATCTTTTATGGGATATTAAAACAAAGACTTTTGAAAAGAAAGAAATAATATCAGATTATAAATACTTTAATATTTATATAAATGAAGATTATGATTATGAAAATCTTAATATTGAACTTGAAAATGTTGGAAAATATAATCATCTTAAAATTCATTGGATGGACCAATACTCAACATTTACCAATGAGAATAAACAAAAGATAAAAAAGTATTTAGAGTCTAACTATGGTGAATTTGTCACCATTAAATTTGACAAATCAAAGATTTTAAATAAATCTTTAAAGATTAAAGAATTTGATGAAACCATTGATTTAAATAATGATGATAGTGTAAGACAAGAATTTATAAATTTTTTGAAAGCTAAAAATCATCAAGAAGATTTTATAAAAGATGTTTTAGCACTTGATAATGAAATATCATCTTTAATTGAAAAGGATGTAGAGAATCAATTCTATGATTGGAAAGTAAAAAAGATTGTTCTTGATAACTTTAAATCACATGGTGAAAGATATGAACTTGATTTAACAGATAAGAATGGAATTATTCAAATCTATGGAGAAAATCAAGTTGGAAAATGTGTTCATCCTGAAACAAAAATCAACATTAGATTCAATAAAGAAGAAATAATTGCAAAACTTGGATATTTACCTGAATTTTTAAAATAATGGACAAAACCGTATTACTTACAATCATTTTTGGTGGCGCATTAGTTTACTTCAAACAATTCTTTATTTTTGTTTTAACAACTTTAAGAGATAGTGTTATCTGTTCAATGAAAATTGAAGAAAGTTCTTTTTTCTTTTATTCCTTTCAAAACTTTATTTTAACCGAAAAACAGAACTCAGTTAAAAATCTTTATTATAGAACATTTTTCGATGGTTGGATTGCAGGAGAAGATAATGCTAATGTAAATATGTTTTATAACTCAGGATTTGTTTACATCAAATTTAAAGGTAATAGATTCTTAGTTTTAAAAAATGCTGAAAACATTCAAAATAGTATCACACCCTATAAAAATAGTAAACATATGTTTATGATTTTTTGTAGAAATAAGTCTGTTTTAAAAGAATTATTAGATTATGTCGATGTAACATATGGTAATAAATACATAAAATACTTTTATAATTTTAATGGTGAAATAAAATGTGCAGGTAGAGTAATAAATAAAACTTTTGATAATATTTATCTTGATAATAATATATCTGAGTTTCTTAAAAATGATTTAGATAGATTTAACTCAACAAAAGAAAAGTATGATAAGTATGGAATTAGATATAAACGAACATATCTTTTTTATGGTCCTCCAGGAACAGGTAAATCATCACTGTCTTTAGGTATATCTAATTATACTAAAAGAGATATATTATCAATTAACTTATCTAAAGATATGACAGATGCAAATCTTATTGCTTTGATTTCTGATAGACCAAAAAAATCAATTGTTTTATTTGAAGATATTGATTGTTTATTGGAGGATATTAATAGAAAAAAAGAAGAAAAGAAAGAATCTGAAATTAAAATTTCACTTTCTTGTATTTTAAACGTATTAGATGGTATATATACACCTAATGATGTTATATTCATAATAACCACTAATGAACTTGATAAAATTGATGATGCTATTAAAAGAAAAGGTAGAACCGATGTTTTAATGGAGATTAAAAAACCAAGTGAAAATTTAATTGAAGACTTAAAAATAAAATTTAATATAGATAACAATAAAACTTTTGATAATATATCAGAACTCCACGAAGAATTACTAAATTTATGACAACAAACATAACAAACGAAAACGGACTCATTAAAGCAACCTATGATTCATCCAACATTGCATCATCAACCTATGATACCACAAACTATACATTACATATTACATTTGTAAAAGGAAACTTAGTGTATAAGTATGATAATGTAAATCCTGAAGATTACAATCAACTACAAAGTGCTGAATCCACAGGAAAAGCATTCATTGACTCTATTAAAAATAAATATACAGGAGAAAAAGTTTAAAAACTTTTGCTCACCTCTATTCTATCTCTTATAGCATTTATAAGATATTGCTTTGGCATTGGTACTCTTATAATATTTCCAACCTCAATATCACCTTCAGACAAATATTGAGGATTTGCAAGCAATATAAATCTACCAAATGCAGCATTATTATAATAAGTGTATGCTAACCTATCTAAGCGATTACCAACATTCCATTCAACATAAACATCATTTGGTGATTCTTGTATTTTAAAGAACGGTAATGGTGCAAACGTGTTATCTGTTATGAAATCGGAGTAAATATTAAATTCATCCATTATAATCTATTTACTTTAAATAGATAAATAATCATCCTTTAATTTTTTATAAACCAATTTAAAAGATTTAAGAGATTTTTTAATATCCTGTTTTTTATATTTGTTATTTGTGATTTCACAAATCATATCAATAACCCTATTATTGATAAAGAATAAACTCATTTTTGATTCGGTTGGTTCATTAATGTATTTAAAATTTTCAATGATTGAAATTAATGAATAACCAACATTAACATCAATTTCTTTTAAAGTTTTGTCTGATTCTATTTTGTTTTTAATTTCAGTACATAGACCAAAAAATACGATTTTTATATAATTATTATCACTATCTTCATCAAGATTTTCATTTATCTGATAAGATAAGGATAAATCCCTTTCAAATAAATCTATATTTTCCACAACATCATCACTACTTTTATCTTGATTAAAGTTTCTTTCTGAAATATGTTTTGCTTCATTTTTACAAATTGTAGAGAAGTAGGAAAATGCCTTTGATTTAACACCCTTTTTATTAATCTTTTCAGGATTAAACATGTGAAGATTATTGAAGGCAAAAATCAAAAGGTCATTTTCCATATCCTCTATTGTGTAACGCTTTGAAAAATAAAGAAAATAGGATTTAGCAGTAAAATAAGCAAGTTTTTTAAGAGCCTTATGGATTTCCTTTTCATAAATTTGATTTTTTTCATCCAATGAGTAGTCAGGGCTATTATATCTAATAATAGCCTTTTCTGTTGCATCGGTAAAATATTCCTTTACAGACCCCGGCTTTGCTTTCCTGCCTCGCCTACCTTTTTTTACTTCCTCAGACATTATTAAATAATCGGTGCTTCTTGCTTCTTTGCATATGCTTTATTTCTATCATGAGGCCAAACATATTCTTTTTTAGCAAGATTCCACCAAAAAGTAACCTCATCTGCTTCCATCTTTGTTTGTTCATTTAAGTAAGAATTTTCTCTACCGAATTTTCTTAAATAACCAATTTTAGGAATGGTATAGGTAATACCATCAATATTGGTAAATCGCATCAAAAATTCATAAACAAAACTAAGTTTGATGGATGGTTTTAAAGCACCCGATTCTTCAAATTTTTCTTTTCTAATTGCTGCACCGCTAATTGAAACAAGATTATAATTCATCAATGTTTCCATAGTCAAATAACCATGTCTATCATTTGTTAAATCCTTTGCCCAATTAACTTCATTGATATAACGATGAATCTTTTTATCTAATGTGGTATCCGCAATAATTGGAAGAAACATATCCACATTTGACATTTCTTCCATATGATTTGAAAGATTTTCAAAATAGAACGGAGTTAATTCATCATCAAAATCCAAAACCATAAAGAATGAAGTCTTAACTTCTTCTACAGCTTTATTAATTTGAGATTGGATATTATCAGATGATTCATCATTAATAACAAATCTTACCTTTCTTTCAGTTTTAATTTCTTTTTTAGTTTCTGTCGTTGTAACAATTACTACCTCTTTAGGTGCATAACCATTTTTTTGATTAAAGACAGATTCTAATGCTTCTGAAAATAATTGTGTTTCCGCTTCATTTTCAAATTTATGAATTGGAATAATTACGGTTAAATCTAAAATATTATTTTTCATTTTCTATTACTTGTTTAATTAAATTTTTTCTATTTTCAAAAATGTTTGAAAAAGCTTGAATTAGTGTTTTTTCATGATTTTCAACTGTATATTCAGATGAAATTTTTTCCATGTTTTGATAAACAACTTCAGGTACATTATCAACCATCCATTCTTTAACAACAACACCAAGCTGTTCAGCAAGGATTTCAAGTGAATTTGACCAAACTGCTGTGTTATCTACCTTTAAATAATCTTTTTCAAGTTCAGGAATCATACCAATAATTACAGCACCGCTTTTCATTGCTTCCAAAGGAAGTGTACCAAATCCTGCATCTTTATCAAGCCAAAGCAAAACAGGAATTTCACCCATTTTTTCAGCAAGTTGCTCTCTTGTAATAAAAGGTTCAGCACCTTGCATTCTTTCAAACAATACCCAAGAAAGTTCAGGATATTTCATAAAGAAAATTTTAGATAATCTTTTAATATCAGACTCACTTCTTGAAAAATACATAATAATTGGCTTTTTAATTTTCTTTGGTTTAAAATAATCAGGAATACCAATTTTATATGTTTCAATATTGTAATTTACCCTTGAATTTCTTTGAATAAATTCTTTTAGTTGTTCAGAAGTTGTAAGAATGGTATTAAAACCCCATGCTGCCCAAGTATGATTCGGTGGAAGTGAATCAAGCATATATGTTTGTGATTGACAAAGAACAATTCTTTCGCATTGAATTTTAGCATCAAAAATCTGATGCATAACATTCACAAAGAATTCAGGTACAATCAATACATCAGTTGGTGCTACATTAATGTTGTCTTTCTTCGGTGAAAGATGTGGAACATTTCTCAAATCTTCTGATAAATAAGAAGGAATTTTGAATTCAGCTTCTTTTTCATCCTCCCCTGTAATAAGGAAAGCATTGTAATTATTTTTTCTTAAAAAATAACAAATATTATATATCTCTTCTACAGCCATTGAATATACATTCTCAGGAATAGAAGGAACATATAAATAAATGTTGAAATTATTTGCTTCAACATTTGATAACAGTTCTTTTAATTTTTCTACTTTATCCATTTTTTATTGATTTTTAATTAAAATACGACAAAATATTTTATATTTGGGTTATGAAAACTTTTGCAATAGAGGTAAACGGAATTTTAAGAGATTTTATAAAAAAATTTGAACAATATTATAAGATTGAGTTTGCAAACAGGGATATACAATACCCTATTGACCCTTTTAATCCTTTGCTTTCATTTCACTTTGAAGATAATGAATTAGAGGATTTCTTATTTCAATACTCATATGAGTTATTTGCAAAATCAACTCTACCATCAAAGGAAATCATTGCTCAAATAAATCAGATATATCCTGAATTGTCTGATAATCAGTATAAAGTGATAATTATATCAAGAGAAGGTGTTAAATTCAGAAATTTAACTGCATTCTATATATCAAACTTTTCAGCAGGGTTTTATTTTGATGAGATGAGATTTTTTAATAAGTTTGATGAATATGTAAATCAAAATTTTGATTATATCTTAACAGCTAATCCAAACTTATCAAAACTATCTTTTGATAATACAAAAGTTATTCTTTTTGACCCTGAAAAGAAATACGAAAATAAAACCACAGTAAGCAATATTATTGAAATTTTCCCTATTCTTGAAAATGACAGAGAAGAAAATTAAAATTGGTGATTTACAGTTTTTAAAAAATTTACTTGATAAATTAAATATTGAAGTTGAAACACCATATGGATATAATAAAATATTAGCATATGATGTTACATCTAAAAATTGTAGATATTGGACATTAGAAACCGAAACAGGAAAAAGGATTACAACATCCATAGACCACTTATTTAAAAATCATTTAGGTCAATTCGTTCCATTAAAAAATATAATGGAAGATACAATCAATAATAAAATTTTGAGTATTGATAGATTAGAATCTATTAGATTTATAGAAACAGACCCAAGACAAGTAATAGATTTAGTAGACATTCAAGTTGAGGGTTCAGGTCAATACTATGCAAATAACATACTTGTTCATAATTCAAATATTTTAAATTCTATTACATATGGTCTTTATGGTACTACCTTTGATACTCTCAAAAAAGAGAAGAACAGAGATAATAAATTTATCAACAACAATAACAAAAAAGATTATTCAGAAGTTCAGTTAATTATTGAAATTAATGGGGAAGATTATGTAGTAAGAAGAAGAACTGAAAGAAAATGGGATAAAACACATACAGAAATAACCTCTTGTTCAACCAAAACTTACTTTAATAAGTTAGATTCAAATGGTGAAATAATTGATGAAAATAATCTTTCCGAACAAGATAAAGCAAAAACCCAAAAACTTATTGAGCAATCAATTGGGGATTTTGATGAATTTATCACAAAATCCTTAATTAATGCTGATACTCTTAATGATATTCTTACAACCGACCATGCTAAATTCTTAGACTCAATTCTTAGAGATACAGGTCTTGATATATTTGAAAAGAAACTTGAAGTATTTAAAGCATATAAGAAAAACGAATATAAAAAAGAAAGTCTTTTAAATATTTCTGTTGATAGATACAATCAATTAATTGAGGATGCAAAAAATTATATTGAAAACTATAAAACAGAAATAAAAGATAGAAAAGAAAAAATAAAAGTTTTAGATGAAAGAATTAAAAATGGTGAAACACATGTTGAAAATACAATTAAAACTTTAAAACCAATTGATTCTCAATTATCTAAACTTGATATTAATCAAGTTAAAAATGATATAAATAAACTTATTAATGATAAGGATGAAAAGATTAGGTCACAAAAGGACCTTTTAAAACAAATTGAAGAACTCAATAAGTTTGTATTGGATGAGGATTTATATAATTCATTAAAAGAAAAATCAAGTTCATTTAATGGTTGGTTAATTTCTAAAAATGAACAAATAAAAGATTTAAATAAAGAAATCAACAATATTACAAATGATATTTCAGTAATAAACGGTTATATACATAAAGAAAATCTTGCAGTATCAAAAATAGATTCTCAAATTGATAACGATAGATTAGGACTAGAGAGGCAAATTGATTTAATCGAAAGAGATATTTCTTTATTAGAAGATAGCAAAGTTTGTCCAAGTTGCAATCGTTTAAAGGATGAAGATGCGATTGCATCAATTAGAGTAAAGGTTGATAAATTAAAAGGAGATATTCAAAAAATTAAAGATGACATTAAAAAAGAAACCTTTAAGAAGAAATATGAATTAGATATTAAATCAATTAATAAAAATATAAGTAAATATAAAGAAGATATTAAAGATAAAGAATTAATGATTGAAAGTAAAAAATCATTAATAAAAGCATTTGATGATGATATTAAAAAAGAAAGTGTAACAATTACAAAGGTAAAAGAAAAGATTACAAAGATTGAATTAATCATTAAAGAGATTGAAAAAAGAAATAGATTCAAACAGGAATATGATAATATTCCAATGTATATTGAAAATATTGAATTGAAAATCAATCAAAAGAATGATTTACTTTCAAAGTATGATATTAATATAGTTTACATCCAAGAAAATAATAAAATTCAATCAAAGATTGATACATATAAAGCAAAAGTTAATGAGTTTAAAAATGAAAAAGAAACATTAAAAACTCAAACCAATGATTTTGAATATAAAATTGAATTTGCTAAGAATGAAATTCAAAATTATAAAGATACAATTACAAAGTATTTAGAGCAGCAAAGACAAGAATTAATCAGAGAGGAATATCAAAATTGTATTCATAGAGAAGGTATTCCAAGTACTCTTCTAAAGAAACTAATCCCAAAAGTAAATATGTATCTTCAAGGATATACTGAAGATATTGACTTTAATGTTTTCTTTGATAATGAACTTTTCTTTCAAATGTCAAAGAAAGACACTCCTGAAATCATTCAGAATGTTATTTCAGGTTCAG